ACAAAACACAAAACACAAAACACAAAACACAAAACACAAAACACAAAACACAAAACACAAAACACAAAACACAAAACACAAAACACAAAACACAAAACACAAAACACAAAACACAAAACACAAAACCAAAACCAAAAATAAACATTTTTTTAGTGAAAACAACATAAATGTTTCAACATGTGTTGTTATAATTGAATATCTCTCATTCACGATGTCAAGATTTGATGAAAAAGAGTCAAAAGTGCCTGACTGTCAGGATTGGACGACTGTTACATTCAACAAACGTCCCAGTGCAACCAGTGCAACCAGTGCAACCAAACCCTCATCCACGTCTTCACTGGCAAATGTGGGAGTTTATAAAGCGGCATCGGATGAAGATACAAAGAAAACGAAATACGTGGGAAAAGCCACATCCGACGCAGTCCGGACCGCAAGGTGTGAAAAAAAACTCACCCAAAAAGAGCTTGCCCAAAAGTGCAACATGGATGCTGCGATTGTAAACGAAATAGAACGCGGTGGTGGTGTGTACAATGCAGCACACATCAACAAAATCCAGACAGTGCTGGGTGTAAAAATACCGCGATAATCCAAATATTAAAATATGACATTTTTATAAACAACATAATCCAACATAATCATGTCATATCAAACCTACAATTCGTATTTAGCAAATCGTACAGTTTGCTGTTGTGGCGGTGGTGGTGGCACTGGCGCAAGAGGTGCAACCGGCGCAACGGGAGCAACGGGCGCAACGGGCGCAACGGGCGCAACGGGTCCAAATGGTGGGGCAACGGGCGCAACGGGCGCAACGGGCGCAACGGGTGCAACGGGTGCAACGGGCGCAACGGGTGCAACCGGCGCAACGGGCGCAACGGGCGCAACGGGCGCTCAAGGTCCTGTTGGAAATTTGATTAATGGCAATTGTTATTCCGATTACTTGTATTGGAATACAAACACGAATTTGTGGACACCCGGCGGAAGCCAGGTCCACATTGCATGCGGCGCGGCTTCCATTACCCCGCAAGGCACAAACGCAATTGCAATCGGCGCGTCATCCGGGCAAACAAATCAAAATCAGTACGGCGTGGCGGTCGGATCATATGCCGGACAAGTAAATCAAGGCAACAGCTCCATTGCAATCGGAAACAATGCGGGCCAAGCAAACCAACAAAACAATTCCGTGGCAATCGGCAATGGAGCGGCGTCGCAAGGTCAAGGACTGAACTCCATTGCAATCGGGTTTGCAACAGCGAATGGCGGACCCTCTACGCTGATTCAAGGCAGCGATTCCATTGCAATTGGGAATTCGGCCGGGTACGAAGGGCAAAAGTCCCGGTGCGTGGCGATTGGCATGAATGCCGCCAGCGAAAACCAAAACGAAGACTCCATTGCGATCGGTAATTCAGCTGGACAGTACGGGCAAAAAATAAGCTGCCTGGCGATCGGGGTTTCCGCGGGTTCAACCGGTCAAGGTGTCCGTTCCATTGCATTGGGGAATTCGGCCGGCAAGCAAGGACAGCTGGATGATGCAATTGCCATTGGAACCAATGCAAGCCAAAAAAACCAGGGGGGAGGGGCGATTGCAATCGGCAACGGGGCCGCTTCAGACACGTCAACTAACCGAGGGCAAGAGGCGAACTGCATTGCAATTGGCACGAACGCGGGGTTTCAAGAGCAAGCCCAGCGGTCCATTGCCATCGGATTTGAGGCGGGTCTCCAGTATCAAGGGGAAACAGCCGGGACGGCCATTGCAATCGGGTTCAGCGCCGGGCACATCGGCCAAAAAGAAAATTCAATCGCGATTGGCAATCAAGCCGGCGACACGTACCCGAACGCCAATTCAATTGCAATTGGAACCCAAGCCGGGCAGCTGTGGCTGGGTAGTGGAAGCATTGCAATCGGGGACCACGCGTCGTATGACAGCGGCATCACCGCGTACAAAGGGATAGACACGATTTCAATCGGCAGTTATGCTGGATCGTACGGCCAGGACGTGTATTCCATAGCCATTGGAAAAAACGCGGGCGCCACCGGTATGGACCAAAATTCAATTGCCATTGGCACGGACACGGTTTCAAATAAGTTTCAAAGCATCGCCGTTGGTAAAACAGCCGAAGCGTCGGGTATACAGTCTCTTTCGGTGGGTTCGGAAGCAGTCGCTTCCGGCAACGCTTCCGTCGCGCTTGGTTACAGAGCGATATCATCCGGCGTATCCAATGTGGCCATCGGGTTTGGGTCAGTTGCCGTTCAACCTAGCCACATAAACATCCGAGGGGGGACCAGTGAAATAAATTTATACAACCAAGGTTTGGTGTCTGCAACAAATACTGGCTCATTCATTGCTGAAAATGGAGGGAACGTTGTAGTTGGTAGCGGCGGAATTTTTTCTGCTTCAACCGCGAATGGCGTATCGGTAAGTCCCATGGACAGTTTGGGCGTTGGCGAATACGCAAATGTTCTGGTTACCACAAATGGCAATAGATTGGACTACACGAATTTGGAGGCATTTGCGACCACGCTCATCAATAGCGGCTACGTGAAATCGTTCGTCATTGATCACCCGAAAGAGCCGGCAACCAAGCACTTGGTGCACGTGTGCCTGGAGGGTCCCGAAGCGGGCGTGTATTACCGAGGCAAAGGGGAAGTGACCGACAATGCAAGCGCGAAAATCAGTTTGCCGGATTACGTGCCCGGATGGGCGCACGATTTCACCATCACGGTGACCGCAATTTACGATGGCGGCAAGGTGCACGCGTATGCGGTTTCAGAAGTGAACGCCGACGACGGAACCTTCACCGTGCACGGAGAGAACGGCAGGTTCAACTGGATCGCAGTGGGGAAACGCGCCGACATTGTGGTGGAACCGTTGAAATCGGACGCCAACGTGAAAGGGTTCGGGCCTTATAAGTGGATTGAATGACCAACCATACCTTCATTAAGGAGGGGTTCGGGGAACGTAGTTCCCCGGCGTAGTTCCCCGGTTACCACAAGTACTTCCAGCTAAAGTAGCCGCTGCTGAATTTGCGCTTATTTTCTCCGCGGTGCCGGGTGCGATAATTCCGGCGGCGCTTCGGGTCGCCGTGATTGACGCGCGTGTAAAGCCCTTTCCCCGTGGAATCGCGGTATTGCTCGTACCCCACGGCGCCAAACGGGACGCGACGAATTTGCCTTTTGCGCGTCTTCTTGTTGCGCAGAATGGCGTCGTATTTCTTGCCGCGGACTTTGGAGCGCTCAAACCCCACGAGCGCGTAGTCTTCCGGATTTTCAATGATCATGTATATACTATGCATGTACATGATTTTTTTGAGTGCGCGATGAGACAGTTCATGCTCATTTGGTCGGACACTTCAAATAATCGGGCGGCAGAAGTCCTTGGGCTTGCGCTTGTTGCCACGTCACTGGGTTTATGCTGCAAGTCAAGCGGTTGCGAGACAGCATCATGGGGTACGGCTGGATGCAGGCCGGCGTGGGCAAACAGTTGTTGCGCGCCACACCGCCTGCCGTGATGTAAACGCCCTGCGACTGCACCTTGTCGGCGTCCGTCCACTTGGTGTACGGGTAGTACAAGAATTTCTTCTTGCCACCGATCCAGTAGTATTGCTTGGTGTGATTGCAGCACTGCACGTTTGCCGGATCGGCGTTGGCCGCCTTCTCAAAATTGCACGCACCGGATGCCCACGTCTTGGCCGCCGTGAGCTGCCCCTGCGTCTTTGTCTCGCGATTGGCATTGTTGTCGTCCTTAACCCAGTAATTAGGGTACTGGCTCTTGGTCCACTTGTACTTCTCGTCTATCATGCCGGCCGTTGTGAGGGACGAGCGCTTAATAACGGCGTCGTCATTGGCGCAACAACTGCCCGAATTGGACGGCACTTTGTAATACTCGCCATTGAACCCGCCGTGGCCCATGGGCTGCGTGCCGCGAAAGGGCGTGCGAGTGACATTGGACACCATTCTAAACTGGCCAACGGCGCCAACGTTGCGATAGCCGCCGTTCAGGGAGAAGCCCTTTGCGCCGATGCCGGACACGGGATCCAGGCGCGGGTTCCCCCCTCGCATGGTTTTGCGCTTCAGTGTTGCGACAGACATGTGCGTTTGTATGTATATGTGTTGCTTATTGCGTATATGTATACTATCATTATAAAAATATCCCATTTTATGATGATTTTACGAGGACTGCGTCATTGACCGAATGTCATTTTCATACAAGTGAATGGAATCCTTCTCCAATTCCCACAACCCGGGCACGGTCATATCCACCGGATAAATAATGTACACGCTCTTGTAATGCATGTTGCCGTACTGGGCAATGTGGTGCAACTGGCGCATGAGCCACACGAACACGGGTTTTGTGTTCCACGAGATGTCGTATTGGAATGTTGTTTGCGCGTTCATGTGATTCATGATTGCGTTGAACAGGGGGTCCCCGTTTTCCGTGATGTTATCCACATCCACGTTTTCCATCCACTCCCAGCACTTGTTGTCGGGAACCACGTCAATGAGCGCAAACATTGCGCGATGCAGCAACAGGTCGGACAAATAGTGCCGCACTAAAAAACACGATGACGCAATTTGGTCGCGGGTTGTGAAACGGTCCACAAGTGATGACATGTTACACTGGGTTACGGATTTACGCGTTTACAATAGTACTATACAATGGCTTTACATTTGTTTTTCACCAAATGTTGATTCTTGATACACGTTTAAATACATGAAGCCGTCCTCGTCTTTTTGATCCTGGTACAGTTGCCCCATGACTGCAGTTATGGGGTGCATTTTGTTGTTTATAAACACGAAAATGGCGTGCGTGGATTCCAGCTTCATGTGCTTCCTTATTACAAAAATGAACTGCGACAGCGTCAAATCAAACGGCACAATGAACTTGTTTTTTTTTAATGGATGCACGCTTTGCAGTTGTTCGCTGCACTCCACCACCACCGGAACGCGGTCAACGTGCTGCCTTAAAATCAAGGCGGCCTTCAACTTGCGCTCATCAAACGGCACGTTTTTGCGATAACTGCCCATTGGAATGCTAGACATGCGATTATTGTGTGTGCGATTACTGTGTGTGCGATTAATACGCGCCTTGTATTTATATGTTATGTTGCTATAATATGAAAAATGAAAACAACATAAAATAAAATTATAAATTAATGTATTTCATGGTGATGCGACTGGAAGCGTTTGTTCGGACAACGACTTCATGCGTGACCGTGTCAGACGCATCAGCAACATCGTAGACCGTCTGCATTGCACCGTTGTGCGGAGAGCCGAATAGCAACACCGCGTCGCCAACCGCATCGCTGGGGGCGGACTCTATTACGATTTGGTCCATGCTGATGTTGCCCAGCACTTTTCGCCGGGTCCCGTTAATGATGACATGCAGCTTGCCCGAAGATGACCTCGGCACAATGTCGGCATACCCGACGGGCGCAACGCAAATCACCATGTTTTTTTTGGCCGTGTATTTTTTGTCGTACCCCACGCTTTCCCCCTTGGAAATGGGTTTTATTTGAATGATGCGGGATTCCACCGTCATGGCCGGCCGCAGATTTCGGTTGTATTTCCCGTTCGGGTCCATTCCGAACACGGACAGTCCCGGACGAGCCAGCGTGAAGTCGGACACGTCGTAATTCAGGCATCCGCCCGAATTGGCGATGTGCACGTGCTCAAACGTGACGCCGTGATCGCGCACGAGCGTGTCTCTGAGTGCTCTAAACAGCTTCAGCTGTTTGTGCGTTGTTGCATCATTGGGCAATTCGGATTGTATGAAATGACTCATTAGCCCGACCAAATGAATGCGGGGGTTCTTGGATAACTCCAATGCAGCGGGAACGGATTCGCCGTACGGTATTCCGGCGCGGTTAATCCCCGTGTCCACAAAAAGGTGGATGCGAACCCGTTGCGCGTGCTTTGCGGCCAATTTGCACACCGCGGGCACATGGGTTTGATCCACGATGCCAATGTCAATGTTTCGGCGGATTGCTTCCCCCAATTCGGGCCCGTTCGCATCGTACAACCAGGCAACAATGCGGCCTTTGTCCCCGCTTTTGCGTAACATCAACGCTTCGCCCAGGGTTGCGGTGCCAATCATTCGCACACCGTGAGCCCTTAATATTTTTGAAACCGCAATGGCCCCGTGTCCGTAAGCGTTGGCCTTTAAGACGGGCATAATGTCGGTTTTTGACATGCTGCGCAAGTAATCCACATTGTGTCGGATGGCAGCCGCGTCAATTGTTGCAATTATGTCGTTGCTCGCCGCGTCACATTTATCGCATTGCAGACACGAATTTCTTCCATTTTTTTGGGTTTTGTTGCGCATGAGTGATTGATTGATTGAGTGATTGTTATAATATGCAAATATGTAAAAAACAATAATTTACTTAAAAAAAATATGTGAAGGTACTGTATATTACCATAACCCCATTATCGCAAACATGCAACCACTGCAACAACCGCAGCAACCTCAGCAACCACAGCAACCACAGCAACCACAGCAACCTCAGCAACCGCATCACTTCATCCCAATTCAGTGCGACACCGGAATTTCCGCCAGTGGTGGCATGATGATTCGCCATGTTGCAACTAAAACACCCGCAAACATGAACAACGCCGCTAATTTTAAGGCCAATGCAGTGCTTGGCATTTCCATTCCTGCTGCGCGAAACAGCATGGATACCAATGCAACCAATGCAACCAATGCAACAAGTGATATTATCAATCTAACCGACGTTGTTCAAGAAAATACTAAAACCAGTGAAACTAAAACCGTTGAAACCAGTGAAACTAAAACCAGTGAACCCTTGATCGGCATGGTACAGGACGTGGTGTTTGCCATGATCTTACATGTGCCCGCCCTGCGCACGAAGCTGCAGGTCATTCTGGACAATCCGTCCTTAATTCGCGCCGAAATCAGAAAGGTGCACGACGAATTAAGGGCCAAGCTCACGCCGCAAGAATTGGAGCAGCTGAATTCGTACGCGTGCCAGGACAGCAGCCGGCGCACCATTGGCTCCGTGATGCAAACCGCATTTTCCAACATCATGGCCGACGGCAAGATTGACATGAGCGATGCGCCGCACTTCCTCGCGCTGATTCACGACTGCATCACCCTGTTTTCGGCGGATGCCGCAAACAACAACGCGGTTGCTTTAAACAGCAACACGGTCGTCACGTTCCTGCACTTTGTACTGAAGTGCATCCTCATTCTCACGCTGGATGGGCCGGAAGAAGACGCGGCGCTCGTCATGCTGGACGGCAGCTTCAAACTGGTCAAACTCACCGTCTTGCCCTTGATCGCGAGCAAGAAGTGGTGCGCGTGTTTTGCATAAGTCCGGGATAATTATATCGCGGTATGTATAATTGTATACCCATGGTGAATATCTACGTAAAATCGGATCGTACTGCATTGAGTAAAACGTACAAAACGGATGCCGGCATTCCGTTTGAATGCGTGGAATTCGTGCGCCGGTATTTTAATCAAATGCACGGCCTGACGTTCCCGTCCGTGGTGGATGCCACCGACATGTTTTACCGCATTCACGCGTTGGTGCCTTTGAAATGGGGGCCAGAGCCGGTGCGGTTGCAAACCCACATTTACCCCTACGTGAAACCGGCGCTGTATTACTTGCGCCCGGGCACCATGCTGTTCTGGGAACCCAAGCCCACAGACAAGTTGAAATACGGGCACGTGGCCCTGGTCGTGGAAGCCGATGCGGAGCACGTGGTCGTCGCGCAGCAGAACCGAACACCGCCGGTTCAGGAATACAACACGCGCGAATTGTTCAATGCCATCAACGCGTTTAATTCTGCGTATTTAGGGATTAAAACCGTGTCGTAATTGAATATAAATTTAAATAAAATATAAACAATTTACATAAACCAGGCATATCCAATCCAATCCAATTAAATGAAACTGTTTTTGAAGTTTTTTTACAAGTCGTTGATGACTGCAATCATGTTCACCAGTTTATTTTTGTTCATGAATGCGGTTGATGCGATTTTGATAAAAAAAGGCATCATTGGTAAAAATAAACTCTACATCCTGGCACCAATCCAATTTTTTCTGGTGATATTCATCTACATGACGATGATGTACGTGATCCATTGGTTTAAATTGATGTAAAAATGAAATGAAATGAAATGAAATGAAAAAAAGTGTTAGTAGATGAAGCACATATTTTTACAATTTTGTTTTGTTTTTTTTGCATGAATTTTACATGATTTTGCATGATTTACAAGCCGGCAACTGCGGCGTCGCCGAATGCCTCGCTGTATGTGCGCAGCAATTCAATGCCTTTCCGCATGTCGTCTTCGGGCAATGGGTGTTTCTTTTTGATGAGAGCGAGTAGTATCTTGCATTTAGTTGATGGATTGAGTTCGGTGAGCATGTCTTGTATTTGATCTGGCGCACACTTGTCCTGATATGATTTGATCATGTCATCCATAGTTTTGTCAAATGTCGCTTGGTGTTCGCCCGAATTGAGCCAATGGTCTATGATGTTCTCACCCTTTGCACGAGTGATTCGTTGGTGCACCGACGGTCCAACTTCGCGGACCGAATCCGGGACAAGGTTTAGAGCTTGTTCCACTGCAGCAGCTCCACCCATCATCATCCCTTCATTGTCTGAAACACTTTCTGAATCAGACGTATCTGAATGATAATTTGAAGCCGAGGCAGTACCCGGAGCAGCAGCAACGGCAACAGGGGCAGCAGCAACGGCAACAGCAACAGGGGCAACGGCAACAGGGGCAGCAGCAACGGCAACAGGGGCAGCCGGGTGGGATGAGCGAACGGATGCGGATGAGCGAACGGATGCGGATGAGCGAACGGATGCGGATGAGCGAACGGACGCGGATGAGCGAACGGATGCGACTGATTCCGAGTCAGAATCCGAACAATCCTCAACCGCATCACACTGTAGCGTTTTGCAGCATTCATCGATAAAGAGGTTTCTAACACGCTCAATTGTTTTCCACACATTGCGATCAATGTCATCTTCAATCACTTGTGACTTGTTCACTTGCACACCGTAAATCCCATCCATTTGTTCGTTTGCAACAAATTCAATGCGTGTTCGCGTTGACTCGCAGTATTTTTTCAATTTGTTTGCAACATTTTTGTACCTTGTAGGAAAATGTGTTATAATTTTGCCATTACGCACCAATTCTGTTCCATTTGTTTTGTCTCTGAACGTTTGAATTCCAGTTTTCCCTTTGGTCAAAGGAGTGATGCCATTTTTTTCCAGAACATCTTTTTGCAACTTGTTCCAGTCATCCGAAAACGCCACCGAGCATTTGGTATGACCGATGTGGTCAAATGAACCAATTGACTGCTCTGTAACCGAAACAAGTTTGTTTGATTTGTCTAAACACATTCGTCCTCCGTCGGATGAAACAGTGTGCACAACATATTCGCCCGTTGTTGGGTTTTTATAATGGTCCATTTCAATGGACGCATGTTTGAATTGGACATCAGGAGGAAGTGATGCATCACGCAATAAGGTACACAGCCGGTCAATGGGATGAATTTGATGTTGAATGTCTCCAATTTGAATGCACATTTTGACACCGTTGGTGAGTGCATCGCGGTAGGTGGTTGCAAGGTTAAACCGAAGCCCCATGACTGTTTCGTTCATGAACAATTCCCTCAATTCGGCTCGTTTGGCACGGGGAATGCACATATGTGACATTGTTCCAGGACCCGATGGATTGATTGCGTGTTGATCCCAAATGGGGCGAGACTCCTCTTCAATTCCATGAGCGAATGGACTATACACTCCTGTTTGCAAAATTTTCGGGAAATCAATCGTAATTTGTGCAATTCGTGTTCCAGTTGAAGAGAACTTTTTCACAGGTCCTTCCAAATTTGTCAGTGTGATTTGGGCTTGTTTGCAACCAAACCCGTACCGGCCATGCCGACCACCACTTGAAGTTGTTCGGTCATGCAACAATGACGACTGGGTAAGCCTTTCCTCATTCATTCCATGGCCATTGTCGGACATGATAATAGCATCTTTGGATAAATGCAATCTGTTCTCGGTGGAACCAGCCGACAACGAATTGTCAATTTCTTCTGAAATAGCAGCAAGATTGGTCACTCCTGTATCAAGTTGATTTCTTAAATATCCTGGCATGTTCATGTGCTGGTTTGCCATGTTGTAGTATGTCGTGTCGTAATGGAATCGCTGAACAATGTTGTAATTTGAATCTTGCAAATCAATTTTTTATCAAACGCATGCATTTGGGGGATAGCATCGGATCGGATTGAAATGCTTTTTGAAGAAAAAAGTGTTAGCGACGAAACAGTAAACTTCCACGAAACAGTAAACTTCCACGAAACAGTAAACTTCCACGAAACAGTAAACTTCCACGAAACAGTAAACTTCCACGAAACAGTAAACTTCCACGAAACAGTAAACTTCCACGAAACAGTAAACTTCTCTTAAACCTCGGTCCCATTGCGAAACACGGCATTGATGTACTGAATCATTTGGACGCGTGACTGTTCGTTGGCCACGCGCTGGGTTCCGAGGAGCGGGCCGCTGGCGTGCCAGCCGAACTTGACCCAGTCGCACCAGGGCACAACGCACAGGGTGCACGACAGCATGAGCACGTTGCGCCCCTGTTGGCCCACATTGTCGCTCCAAGACGGCAGGCGATGCGACGGGTCTTGCACGGCTTCCACGCGATGCAGTTCCACGCATTCGGGTTGTTTGTAAAACCCGAAAATGTCGCCCACCTTGGTATTATTATTCTTGTCGTCGTCCCAGCACATGGGCTGGCCTTTGGAGAATCTGTCGCACTGCTCGTTGTAGTCACGACGAGAGTCGGGGGTCCCTGCTGTTTTTGATTTGATCACCTTTGCAATGGGGGTGATCAAAATGCCGGTTGTGTCCGCTTCAATAGATGACATGCGTTGATTGATTGCGTTGATTGCGTTGATTGCTGAATAAAAAAGATAAGCACATCCCGATTCAATTTTTTTACATTTTTGTTGCAGTGCTACATGGATTGCAGCATGGCCGGCGTCCAATTGTGCAGGTCATACGACACGATGCAATTTTCCGTGTGAAACAGGTTCTTGAAGGTCAACACCTCGGTCACGCACGCTTCAGTCACGTGACCCTTGTCGTCATACAACACGGTGTAGTATCGCAGTTTGCCCTTGTATGTTAGCAGTGCATCACGCACGGTTGCAGGGGAGGTCGGTATTTTCCAACCGGTGTGATGAGGGGGAAGTGGATGCTTTCCCGTTTTTACTTGCCCGTAGCCGCCGCAGTGCAAGCATTTCAGATCCACGCCCGGGAAATTGGGGTTTTCGCGATTCAAATTGTGCCACTTGCGGATTCCGCACGTCTGGCAAGGGAGTTTCTCGCAAACGAACTTTTCGCCGGCATCTCCCACCTTTTTTTTGGATTTGCCCGCAATCTCAATTTTATGCTTTACCGGTTTGGAGGCCTTGGATTTGACCTTAGCCTTAGCATTAGCCTTAGCATTAGCCTTAGCCTTGGCTATATTGTTCGGATTGTGCGCGGGCATGACTACAATGTGCCAGTGCTAGTGCCGTCGCAGTTGCTTCATCAATTTTTTTTGAAAATGGATAAACCTAAAAAGTTGTTATACAATAGGTTAATTTTTTTTTATAGGTTTATTGTTTAAAATAGGCTGGAATTGCCCCAGCCCGCTTCATTGGCGGCCATGGGCTCAAAGTCCATCATTGGCTGCTGCTGTTGCTGCTGCTGCGGCCCGCCGCCGGTGTACATGGCGTTAAAGTCCTTCACCATGCCGCTCATGGCATTGCCCATGCCCATGCCCATCTGGGCCCGGTTGCTTGTGAGCTGCGGGGGGGGAGGCGGCGCCGTCATGGGCACGCCCGACGCCATGGAGCCCGTGATGGGCTGCGTCACGCGCACCTGGCCCTGGCCCTGGCCCTGAGCGGGACCGGCCTTGGAGCCGTTGCCCGACCACATGTCCACCGCGCGCTCCACCAGGATCTGCGCCTTCTCGCCCAGCTTGGTCTTAATGGAGAACAGGATCATGACGAACACCAGGAGGATGTTGACGATGTGGAAGCGCTCGTACTTGATGCCGCTATACGTGGGGAAGTAAACGATGACGCGGTGGATGAAGTAAATGCCGAGCAGCATGCCGAACGTCTGCGCGAAAATCTCGGCCAGAATGGTCAAGCTGCCCTTGTCATCATCGGGGTCGGGCACGTAATAACGAATGACGTAAATGACGATGATGGCGGGGATAAACCCGATGGCCACGTACTGCATCATGTTCAAGACTTCGCCCTGCGCGTCCTCGTTCAGCTTGAACACTTGCTTAAAGAAGCCGCCGCCGGCTGAAGCGCTTTCCTTGGCAGTAATTTCAATTGCATCCATGATTTCCTTGTGTTGTATGTGGTTTTATATTTACAATGACGAGAGAAAATTAAAATCAAATTGGCAACATTGATATAAACAATTCATGCACATAATTTTACATATTCCGCATATTCCACCACATATTCCACCAAATATATCCCATAAAACCACAATGTTGAAAACACTGGCAGAGTACAACAAATACCGACAGGCGCGCATTGATCATCCGAACATCCGTGAATTTCCCCTGCGGCACGAAGAAAATCAGTACCTCAATTTAATTGATGATATTCTCTCGGAGGGCACAACGGAAGAAGGCCGCAACGGCACCACAATCGCCGTCATTGGCGCTGCCATGCACTTCTCGCTAAATGACCGCCGCGTACCGTTTTTGACGACGAAGCGCCTGGCGTGGAAGACGTGCCTAAAGGAGCTGCTGTGGTTCATTCGCGGCGAAACCGACAACAAGCTGCTGCAGGCGCAGGGCGTGCACATCTGGGACGGCAATGCGTCGCGTGACTTTCTGGACAGTCGCGGATTAGTTCATCGTGCTGAGGGCGACCTGGGTCCGATTTACGGGTTCCAGTGGCGGAATTTCGGCGGCGATTATGACAGCGAAGACAAAGACAAGGACAAAACGAGCCTTAGAAAAGGCGTGGACCAGCTGCAGTCCGTGATTGATGCGCTAAAGGATCCCGAGCAGCGCACGTCGCGGCGGCTCATTATTTCGGCGTGGAACCCGTGCCAGCTGCATGAAATGGCGCTGCCGCCGTGCCACGTGCTCATGCAGTTTCACGTGACGGACGGCACCCGGTTATCGTGCTCGCTGTATCAGCGCAGCGGGGATGTGGGTTTGGGCGTGCCGTTCAATATCGCGTCGTACAGCATGCTGACGCACCTTTTAGCGCACCACTGCGGCCTGGATGCGCATGAGTTCGTGTATTATTTAGGCAATGCGCACATTTACGATGATCACGTGACGGCACTAAAGGAGCAAGCGACCCGGGAGCCGCACGAGTTTCCGAGAATTGCCATTCGGGCACTGCACGACAACATAAACGACTACGTCGCGGGCGACTTTGAAGTGCAGGGGTACCAATGCCACGAAACCGTTCCAATGGCGATGCGACAATGAACATTAAACGCATGAAACGCATTAAATGCGCAAAGAATATAAAATAATAGTGTGATATGCATTTATATTGCCACGCACCCCATTCCATCATGAGTAGCTCGGCTTCCATTTCTGCTGCCAAGAAACGACGTGCAAACCAAGCAAATCAGCCCATGGGCATGCCCATGCCCATGCCCATGCAACCCATGCAGCGTCCACCGCAACCCCCTCCGGGTTTAGCGAATTTAACTCCATTGCAACGGCAACAGTTTATGCAACAGCAGCAAATGCGCATGCAACAAATGCAGCAACCACAACAACCACAACAACCACAACAACCACAACAACCACAACAGCCACAACAACCACAACAAATGCAAAACACTCGCATTCCGCCTCATATGCAACAACACCAGCAACAATATCAACAGCACCAGCAACAATATCAACAACCACAGCAACAGCAACAGCAAGCACATCAGGCATACCAAGTCCCCAAGCTGACATGGCCAGCTCCCCCAATATACATCATGAAACAAATGGACACGCTATTGTTTCAACAAAGTCAGTCCATAGATGAAATAAAGAACCGGTTAAACTGCATTGAGAGCGGGTCATGTGACGGCATAAGCACAAGTAATGGCATAAACACAAGTAATGGCAACAGCGATTCCATCAAACAAGCTCTAGTCTCAGACCCCGAGTTTGTGAATGGAATTGTTGACAGCATCATGAACAATTCCAATCTCTCGGAAATCATTGAACAAATTGATGTTGTTCAAACCGAGAATCGCGAACTTCGCGAGCTGCTGTATGCTCAGCAAAAAACCATTAATGAAATGAACATCATGCTTTTGAAGATGTTCGCTCAAAATCATTCGCCTGCTGTTGCTGCGAATAATGATGCAACGGATGATGCAGCGGTTAATGCAGCGGTTAATGCAGCGGATGATGCAGCGGTTAATGCAGCGGATGATGCAGCGGTTAATGCAGCGGATGATGCAGCGGATGATGCAGCGGTTAATGCAGCGGTTAATGCAGCGGTTAATGCAGCGGATGCTATCGCCCTGGAGATTTCAGAATAAAAAACAAACCAATTACAGTTCGTTCAATTTATATGAAATTATTGTAGCATATAAATAAGCATTTAAAAAATAGAATACACAAGATATTACCCTGGTCGTGTTTTTATTTGATTTCGTTTAAGTTTGCATGCAATCCGTGTTTACCGTCGTCGTGTTCTGCATTGTGCTGTTCCTCTATTTGCACATTTACTTTCATTTGAAAACCAGCAACGATCTGGAGGTGTATGAAATAGATCAGCCGTCCAAAGACAAATTGGAAGAGGTGTGCGATCTGCGGCAGCCCGTGCTGTTTGATTACGACAACGAGCGTTTAATGGAAGCCTGCACATTGACTGCGATGCGATCCAACTACGGTGCATTTGACGTGCGCATCCGCAACGTGAAAGACGGCGATGAAGAAGCCGATGCCACCGATTTGTACGTGCCACTAACGCTGCACGCGGTTGCCGACACGTTCAGCAGTGATAAAGAGTCGCGTTACGTGACCGAGAACAACGGCGACTTTTTGGAGGAAACCGGTCTCGCAAAAACGTTCAAATACAATGACGCGTTTTTGCGCCCGCCCATGGTCTCCAAATGCGCGTACGACGTCATGTGCGCATCGCCAGGCACCCAAACCCCGCTGCGGTATGAACTGAATTACCGTAATTATTATTTGGTGACACAAGGCAGCGTGAAGCTGCGACTCATTGCGCCCAACGCCAGTAAATACTTGCACCCCGTGTCCGACTACGACAATTTTGAATTTCGGTCTCCCGTGAACCCGTGGCACGTACAGAAGGAGTACCGCATGGATTTTGACAAACTCAAAACCATGGACGTTGAACTGCGCGCAGGGCAAATCATTTACATTCCGGCGTATTGGTGGTGCAGCATGCAATTCCCCGAGGCTGCTACCGCCACCACGCTGTGCTGTTTCAAGTATCGCACCTACATGAACACCGTCAGCATACTGGACAAACTGTGCATGTGGATGCTGCAACAACAGAACGTGAAACGAGACACCATTGAAAAAAAAATCACGGGTGTATCGCGCGTTAGCACTGACGCGAATGCGAATGCGAATGCGAATGCGAATGCGAATGCGAATGCGAATGCGAATGCGAATGCGAATGCGAATGCGAATGCGAATGCGAATGCGAATACGAATACGAATGCGAATACGAATGCGAATGCGAATGCGAATACAAATGATACTTAGCGCCTCATGTAAACGCTCGCATAAATTGCATCAATTTCTTTCATGAATTCCGGCGCGGTGATTCTGTTTTCAATGGGGCAAAGTGTGCGCTGAAATAATGTGCGCATGGGTTCGTCGCCGATTTTAGCAAATTCAGCATCATTTATGTAGCCGTTTTCATCAAAAAAATCGTCGGGATACTCCTTTGGATGAGAAATGCATTTGCCCAATGCAAACATTGTAAAAAACAACAATCCAACTGACCACATGTCGTATTCTTTGTGATTTTTAATCCAATCATACGAATCCGTGTATGGTTTGTTTTTTTTGTAACCGTTGCCAGTTTCTGGCGCACAAAACGGTTTGGTTCCACCGGTTCCCTCGCTGATAGCATGCGCGCCGGACATCCCGTAGTCAATCACATACAGGGTCGGTTTAGATTCCAACCCCGACTCATCCGAATCCGAATCCGAATCCGAATCCGAATCCGAATCCGAATCGGTGAGCCCAGTGCGGTGCACGACTTTGCTCACCAACGTGTTTGCGGGCTTAATGTCGCCGTGCACAATGTCGCACCGGTGCAAATGAACGATCGCCTTTGCCATTTGCCAGCACAAATGCAGTACCATTGCAGTATTGGGACGGTTGTGACGGTACCACACATCAATGGTTTGTGTGTTGAACACCATTGGTTGAATGCTGTACGAAATGTGGTGGAATATGGTGCGTTCGCTTGGGGGGATTTGATTAATTGCGTGCATTTGGATGCACACGGGGACGATCACGTGGTGCTTCTTATCAACCCCCACCGGGTGACCGTGCCGTATCAGTTGAGACACCGCGTGCCGTTCGGATGCAATTTGACTATTGTCAAACGCGTGTTCCACTCTGACGATGAAGTTTTGAATCTGAAACAAACCGATGATTTTTGCCATTTTGATGTGCAACGTGCACACGTGATTGGGATCATGCACGTTGATGTCATCCGTGTCAATCATGAGTTGCGGACGTCGTCTGGATTTTTCAATCATTTTTATGATGTCGTCCCTCTGCACATCGTACCGTCGCAATGTGCGGCGATGCGAATGCGAAAACAGGCAGAGCTGTTGAATCATGCCAACCAATGCAGACATGCAAGAAAAAATGTCAGACGATTTTTGGTTCGCGTTCCATCTTTCAATGACCTCCGTTTCACTCGGGGCGTATTCAAACAAATCGGTTGCCAACGTTAACGGATTTGCAAAAATCCGTGGTTGTTTTGCTTCTTCTTTTTGATTAGATTGATCAGGTTGTTTTGCTTCTTCTTTTGCTTCTTCTTGATCAGGTTGTTTTGCTTCTTCTTGATCAGGTTGTTTTGCTTCTTCTTGTTGTTGGTTTTCTTCTTCTTGTTGTTGGTTTTCTTCTTCTTGTTGTTGTTTTTCTTCTTCTTGATCAGGTTGTTTTGCTTCTTCTTGTTGTTTTTCTTCTTCTTGTTGTTGTTTTGCTTCTTCTTGTTGTTGTTTTGCTTCTTCTTGATGTTCTTTATCATCAATGTCATCCATGTCAATCATTGCCACATTAAACGCATTCAACGGGGGGTCGGGTCTTTGAAGAATGCGCCTTGCATACTCTCTTATGTTTTTGAACATCGGTCTACTACATGAAATGGCGGGGCTTAGGTTTATATTGTTTCATATTTTTTACACAAAAAAATATAAATAATGCGTTTTATACATATGCAACTCACCGCACGCGCGCACCCATGTCCTTGTGTGAATCAGCCTTGTTCAAACGGGCATTGGAAAACGAAAACAACGCCGTAATATCCACGCTGAACACGCGCAAAATCACGGCCGAAAAACTGCACTTTTTAAGAAAGTTGAGTCTCTCTCCAAGCGAGTTGCAGGATTTCATGACAAAGCTGAAGGATTACCGGCACGTCGTTGATTTGAACGGCATAACCCATGGGGCCTACATTCGGTGGATTGATTTGAAGCATCCCGACCGGCTCACCCTCTCGCGCGGTGCCCTCATTTGCGATATAAAAATTGGACAAAAGGGGGTCCTGCTATTGTGTAAAACGCATCCCAATCCGGCCATGTTTCACGTCAGCATGGACGAGTGCTTGATTTTTCAACGCTTATCGCAGCAAGAACGCATTCTGCTAGTTGCAATGGATTATTTGGACACCGGCAACAGCGATGACGAAGGCGAAGGCGAAGGCGATGACGAAGGCGAAGGCGAAGGCGATGACGAAGGCGACTAGCTAAACGAATCAATCCAATTCCAGGCATTGAAAATCGTTTTCTTCACTTTCACTTTTACTGCCGCTTTCTTGGTCCGTTGTGCCGTGACCGTATGCTGCAACTGCCGCATTCACCACATACGAAACACCGGTGTATGTCTGCTTCAACACCCAAACCCCGATTTTGAACGCCGCCGAAAATGCCAAATCAGAAATCAAAAATAACATGGGTACCACAGGCAAAACGCATAACAATTTGTTATATTTTATTTTTTAGAAGCGATATTTTTCCGCGTTTTGGAAAGCATTTGTCGCGTTCCCTTGCGTGGCAACAGCCGCGCCTTCCCTTTACACGACACGTCATAATACTTGAGTCCTTTTTTCCCAAACACGCTTGCAGTGCAAAGCGCAATGGCGTTTTGCGTGCCCGCCTTTTTTTCCACGGCTTTGATGCATTTGCACAGCTTGGTGGACAAAATGCTTTCCGCCTTCTGTTTTTGTTCTTGCGCGCTTAATTTGTCAAATGGGATGCGGTAGTACGAGAGAATTTTCTGATAATCCGTCTTCGTCATTGTTGTGGATAATTGCACACTGCCACTGCCACTGCCGCTGCTCATGAACGCAAACACAATCACAAGTTGAACAAAATAGCTTTTATGCGCCCTAAATTAACCGATGATAAAAAAAATGTTTAGAATCAGAACGAACCCAGAACGAAGCCAGAACGAAATATTGTTGTAAAAATTAATATTCAACAATTATAGTGGGGATTAGTGTGTTTTTTTATCCGGTCGTGGTTGCGTTCGTGACGTAGTGTGAATGTCATTGCCAACAATTTCGGCTTTTTTAAACCGGTTACAATTGAACGGAAGCAAAAACAAGATTGTTGTGCTTGACGTGGACGAAACCATTGGATACTTTGTTCAGCTGGGCATTTTTTGCGACGCGCTGACCCAATTCGCTTGGAACCATGACCCTGCCGCGCAGTATGCCAATTTCAATCGGTTGATGGACGCGTTTCCGGAGTTTTTACGCCCGCACATTTTAGAGCTGCTTCATTTTTTGAAACTGAAAAAGAGGTCCAATGAATGCGCGGGCGTCCTCGTCTACACGAACAACTGCGGCCCTCGCGTGTGGGTGGAGCACATCACCCGATACATTGAATCCAAGTTGGGCGAACCGCTGTTTGACCAAATTGTGGCGGCATTCAAGGTAAACGGCGAAATCATAGAAGTGGGCCGCACCACAAACGACAAGACGTATGAAGACTTGCTTCGCTGCACCAAACTCCCGCCCAACGTGGAAGTCTGTTTTTTAGACGACCAACTGCATGCAAAAATGGAGCACGCGCGGGTGTATTACATCAATGTCAAACCGTACGTGCATCAGTTAAGCGCCGAAACCATGGTGAACCGGTTCATCCAAACGCCCACGCTTCGGTCCACCATTACTACTACCAATCTAGGAATCGGATTGAAATCCAAGATACTGAACTACATGCAAAAGTTTAGCGAGAACCATGTTCCTAAAGATCCGTTGGAACAAGATATTGATGTAATCATCAGCAAAAAAATCATGGAACACTTGAAGCTGTTTTTTGCGACCAAAATGAAGGGCATAAGGAAAACAGCCACTTCGCTTAAAACAAAACGGATGGGCAACAATAAAACCCTGAAATTAAAAACAAATCAAACAAATCAAACAAATCAAACAAATCAAACCAAATCAAACCAAATCAAATAAAGCAATGATTTAGCATTTTTTTTTGTTATCTTATATTATAACCCACAACCCATCATTTTCAATGTTGAACGTTTCCAGCCTCGTTTATCTTATTTTTCTCTTCTACGTTCTGAGCCCCAACGTGCTGCTGCGCATCCCCCCCAACGGCTCCAAGCACGTGGTCGCGCTCGTGCACGCCGTCGTGTTCTCTCTGGTGTATTACTACACATCCGGCTACGTTGCGGGATTGCTCGGATCGCTTTAAACCCCTTAAAGGTGCGTAAAAAATTTATAAAAAGCAACAGTTTATAAATTTTGGCAGCATCATGCAATTCAAACCGAACGCACCTTTCGCGTATGTTTTGAGGCCGATGATTTTCGTGAAAATTGCGTATGCGAACGTCTCCGACGCGGCGTGCGAATTTTTCCCGCCACGACAATCACGTTTTTTTTCGGATTTTCAAGAACGGTCCGAAGCCGGTTAATTTTTGAAACAATTTGTTGTTTTAATTGGGAGACAGATGTAGTGGACGACCGCCGAGCGGATGAATGAGTTTTGGATTTTGATGACTGAGTTTTGGATTTTGACGGGCCGAATAACGGGGCGATTGTTTTTGACGGGCCGAATGTTTTTGACGGGCCGAATGGTTTTGATGGTTTTAATAAATTAAGCGACATGAGTTTTCCACCATGAAAACCAGGAAGAACTGCGGGATGCGTTATTTCTCCAATTGCAGGATCCACCCCAACTTCAATGCACATGCAATTGGACCGATGTATCCAATCAAAGCATTCGCGCATTGTGATATTCGCCAATTCTTCAAATCTATGGTTCGGAAATACAACATCTTCCGGGTGGCCTATGTTCGCCTTTTGTTCCTCAGACATACTCACAATGTGCCAGGAGCGCAAAAATGTCCGGGATGGGTTCTCCGATGACTTCTTTATTTTATCCTTAATGCTTTCAGGGAACTCAACTGGGTTGTATGTGACATTCAAATTGGCGGTATAAATGTGGTTGTTTTTATCGTCTCTAACTTCATATTCTACCTGATTTTGAGTTCTACTCATAATGTGTTGTACATCAGGAGTGCTGTGTGACCAAGTCGCATTATTGAATAAGGCGACAGTGTTTCGCGCGACCAAAGGGTTCAATGGTTTAACCGTTGTGCTTGAAATTTGCTGATCCGTGCGGTATCTACGCGGAATCAGTTGCGCTCCCATCATCACATCGCCGCGAGGCATGCTGTATAACAATCCAACCGTCGAAACAATGGTGCCGGGGCTTAAGTCATAATGATAAACGATTTGGGACCGGTCTCTTCTAAGATACAAATCAAAGATTACGCAGTGCTCGGGACATGATTTAAAATCATCCCATGTAAATTTTCGGTAGGTCAGTAACATTTGAAACAGTATGTAACGAATCAAATGTGTTTCAATCTGGGTTATTGCATTATATTCCTCAAATCGTTGAATTTCCAATAATGGAATTTTAACATCGTGACGTAACATGCGGGTTCTTTTGCAAGTCATGTCTTTCATATTAATGCAGTATATATACGGAATTTTTGAAGCATATTTTTGAAGGTCCGCCTCATCCAACCTCTCCGTTACTTTGACTAAAGTATCTAAAATTGTGCAAATGGGTTCAGTGAGGGTTTCAAAATTGACGCGAGCAGAAACAAGTTGTTCCATGGGGCATTGGGGCACCCTCAGGTCGGCATGCAAATGTATGTTCCGCAGGTCTCCTGCGAATTGTTCTATCATTTGGGTTGGATTAATGGAGACAACCGGTGACAATTGCGATACCGCAACGCCGGGCAGCTGCACGTTAACATAGTCTGAATGATACGAAATGGGAATAACTACGGTTTGTTGACTTACCGGAACGTACACGTGGAATTGCTCCGTAACGCCCGCACTGCTGAATGGAATGGTGTGCACATAATTGGGGAATGCAAATGTCACTCTGGGGTGATCACGGGACGCAGCCGTAAGACGAAACTCAAAATGTTTGACATTATGTTGATTCAATTTCAATATGCCGTCCGTGATAACAAAATCTTCCCCCCTTATCAAATCACGCACAATCCCGCGCGGAGTTAAGCAACCTAACATGGAAATCATATACTTGACGCCAACCCGTGCTTGCACGAATGGGGGGGAACGCGTTGCATCATAACCAAATACGCATTGCGCAGAATCTGGGTCAAGTTGTACCATAAGGTTGGCATCACTATCACTGTAGTCATTCCCTATATCCATAGCCATAGCCATGTCCTGCTGTTGACCTTGTATTGGGGGTTGGGGTTGTTGTATCGCATCAATAATATTTTGAGCAGCACGCATGGCACTCCCAACCGCAGTGTGAAAATCGGGATTCAACAGCAATTCTCCATTGCGGCCACTTCTCTCACCGAATGGAACCCACACGTCCTCATTTACTAACTCATTCATGTTAGCCAATACGTCTGACTGCACCATTCTTTGAAGTGTGGGCTTCAATCCTGAAACATGTAGCATAATTTGATTAGGCGTAAGTGTACCAACGCGTGTATTAATATCCTGCATATTTTCCAGCCCTCCTAATATTGATTCGCCATTAGGCGTGGCCAATTCACCAATTTGTATCAGCAACGCAACCAATGGAGTGAGGGTCGTTATCACAGAATCAATCTTTCCGCGATTTGATTCATAAAACAATAATTCTTCGTCCCGGTATATTTTTTCGGGTATATCGTCTATCATTCAAGTGGGGTGGTGTATACGTGCAATCTATACTACACCTATATAATTTTTTTTGATTGTACTTTATTCCACATTCTTAAGTTCAGTGCGCGTGGAGTTGTTGAACACGCGATTGGCTAAATTGAAGCAGTCCGGGTTCATGGGCGCAAACTGCTCGGTTTTAAATAAGAGCGGGTGCGTTTGCTCAATCTGGCGCGAATCAATGCGCACGTTGTAAAGGTCGCTGTTTGAAGACGGCACGTATTCCGATTGGTCGCAGTTTTGCAGCGCAAAAAATTGGTTGCGCAGCGTGGACTCCACGTTGACTGCCGTGGCATACCCTGACCACGGCGCCACCGCGCTGCCGGGATTGAACACGCGTTCCGGGTTGTACACGGGATAGGTTGCGAGCGGCACGGTGGCTTCTTTGCGCTGGTCCAAAATGGGCATGACCGCGTACTTGGTCAAAACCGGGCGCGCGCACATTTGGGGCTGCAGCGGCGCGGAAGGAACGTTGCGATCCCGCATGCGACGACTCAACTCTTCGGTGCGCTCCTGCTGGCAATACGCCACACCGCGTGGCACTCCGTAAAATGGTTCCTGAATGGGCTGCATGGGTGCGTTGGTTGCGTTTGTTATTATAGATATTGTATTACCCAGATATTTATATTTTTTGAACATCAATTTAAAGAGTTAATTTCATTGTTTATCATCAGTGTTATAATTATTATAGGTTGTTATATAGTTGATAGTTGTGGTATTGCAGTAACCATGTGCGGCATATTCTACTACGAAGCCGTTGGCTCCACTAAGCGCATTCCCATGAGCACGTTGCACCAATTACAGTCCAATTTTGCTAAAATCTCTCATCGCGGTCCGGACAACAGCCGGTTCATTGTGGACGGGCAACGCTGCCTCGGCTTTCATCGTCTGGCCATCAACGGGTTGGCCTCAACCGGTGACCAGCCCTTTCGCATGCTGAACTGCGAACTCATTTGCAACGGCGAAATATACAACCACCGGAAGCTTGTTGCCAAGTACGGGTTTACTTGCGCGAGCGAGTCCGACTGCGAAGTGGTCATTCATTTGTACCGGCTCTTTGGCGGCGACATGTGCGCCACGTTGAGAGAATTGGACGGCGTATTTTCGCTGGTTTTGATTGACCGAGAGCGGGACTTGGTGCATGTTGCGCGCGACCCGTTTGGCGTTCGGTCGCTCTACTACGGCAGATCCCCGGGCGACTTTTCGGTGGCGAGCGAAATGAAAGCGCTGCAGCACTGCGAGCACGTGGAACAGTTTCCGGGCGGCTGCTACATGACGGTGTCCAAGTTGACGCAAGCCAATAATCAGTCCAGGTTTGACACGCAGCTGCAGTCGTATTATCCGGACCTGCACCTGGATGAAACACAGGACGTGCCGCGCCACATTTACAACTTCGGCACGGCGCTGTTGCACGACGACGTGAATGCGTCGCCGGACCAACTGGAAACGCGCGCATGCGTGCTGGTGCGCAACTTATTTGAGCTGGCGGTGTGCAAGCGCTTGATGAGCGAGCGCCCCGTGGGCTGCTTGTTGTCCGGCGGTTTAGACAGCTCCATTGTCACCGCGCTGGTGGTGAAGTTCATGGCGCAAGCGCAACAAGCGGAGCAACAACAGCCCGTGGTTGATACCTACGCCATTGGGCTGGAGGGTTCCGTGGACCTGAAGTGGGCGCGCCGCGTGTCCGAGTACTTGGGAACGCGCCACCACGAGGTGTGCCTGACGGAGCAGCAATTCTTGGACGCCATTGACGCCACCATTTACCAGATTGAGAGCTACGACACCACCACCGTGCGCGCGTCGGTGGGCAACTACTTGGTGAGCAAGTACATTTACGACAACACGGACAACGTGGTGATTTTCTGCGGCGACATGAGCGACGAAATTTTCGGGTCGTACCGCGGGTTCACCAAGGCGCCCAGCGACCACGAATTTGCCCGGGAGAATGTGCGCATGGTGCGGGACGTGCGCTGCTTTGACTTGCTGCGTTCGGACAAGAGCATCAGTGGCGCCGGGCTGGAGGCGCGCGTGCCGTTTGCGGACAAAACGTTCTTGGAATTTGTGATGAGCCTGCCGCCGTGGATGAAGCGGTTCGGCGAAGGGGCCGACTACGCGGTAGAAAAGCACCTGCTGCGCAAGGCGTTTGGCAGCCTGCTGCCGGAGGACGTCATGTGGCGGCGTAAGGAGGCGTTCAGCGACGGCGTGAGCGGGCACGAGCGCACCTGGGTGCAAATCATTAAGGAATACGTGGACCAGCGCGTGAGCGACGTGGAGATCAGCGTTGCAGCCGAGTTGAACAAGTACGAGCATAACGCGCCGTACGACAAGGAGAGTTATTACTATAGGACCGTGTTTGAGCGTCATTTTCCTGGAAAAGGACGCGCAGAGACCATTCCGTATTTTTGGAGGCACCCGTTTTGCGAAGGCGTACTGGATCCGTCCGCGCGCTTGCTTAAGGACGTGTATGCGGCGAGTAACCAAAGTTAATGTGCAAATATGCAACTCGTTAAGGAATACGCGCGTGAGCGTGTTACACTTCCGCATAAGGTAAAAGGCGCCCAAGCGTAGTAAGGGAGTTTTTGATGTCTTCAACATCCCGTTGCAAATTTAAAATTGAAAGATAGTTGTTATGAGCAGCCATTGCAACTTGATGGACCATTAATTGATATTGTTCAAGGGCAATATCTTCTGGAAGTTGAGGTGGTGCCGATGCAAGATCGTTTACATTCATTACAACTGGAGATAAGGGTGGTGCCGATGCAATTGGACGGGTTGCATTCATCCTTGGACGGGTTGCATTCAATGCATTTGCACTCCTTGCACTCCTTGCACTCCTTGCACTCATTGCAACCCTCCTTGCACTCCTTGCACTCCTTGCATTACCACCCCCCCGTTTCCGTCGGGTTGCCGACTTTCTTGAAATCCGCCTGGTTGCCGACATTATTTGTTGAGTTGGATTATATAATGACATGTGAAAATAAATCGCGCTACAATGACCCACATTTGCATATTTGTACATAATATGCAAATCTAAAACCCAATGAATTTGAATTTGGACCAAGTGGATCACGTGACGCTGGACCTCATGGTGAACCAGCCGCAGTACGAGCGCTACTTAAGAATGAGGGAGGCCGACTTGAACGGCAAATTTGAAAAGGCCAAGCGGTTTTATAAAAAACGCATTGTAGAAATGACGCGGGATTTACTTAAGGGGGAGTCCGAATCGGCAAGCGACACGTTCATGCTGCAAGCGTTCAACACGTATGCCAAGGCGTGCATTACGTACTTCCGAAACAAGGATAAGAACGACGTGCTGCAAGAGGAATACATTGCGGAGTGCGTTGCAATAGGGCATTTGCCGTCCATTGTAGAAGAAGAAGCCGCCGCATGCAATATGAATTTTGACGACGATGCGTATGACGATTACGATGCCGCGAATGATGCCAGCGTGAGCAACGACACAAAGCGAAAGCTGGAGATTTTGATGTCGTTTGACAAGCACAAGCCGCAGACCCCTACGCTGGACACGTTTGTCATCAAAACCACTCCACCCCCAATCAGCAAACCCGTGCCCGTTCCCCAGTTCAAAGAAATTAACCTGGATGACCCCAAATTCAAAACGAAGGACATTAAACCCAAGACATCCAAGCCCAAATCATGAAGTTCGTTCTGGAAAAAAATGTGGAGGAGTAACATCACTCCAAAAATTTTTTCCAAATATAGAACCTTGAGGAGGCATAAAACGTACGAAGGTATTATTATCGTGTTCAACCATGGCTTCGTTTCCATTTCTGTACACAAATTTCCCCAAACCATGCATCTTGCCTTCATTCCACGTTCCATTATATGATAATAACTCTCCGTCATTAAATACCATTTTTCCTTTTCCGTGTATCTTTCCATTTTGAAAATAACCGTGATACATGCCATTTTTGAATTTCATTCTACCTATACCATGATGCAAATTGTTTCTAAACTCCCCAACATATAAGCTATTATCAGCGGTTATTAAAACTGTTCCTTTTCCATGCTTCATGTCATTTTGCCATTGTCCATCATATATTTCAACTATCTCAGTGTTATCTGTAAGTAAATGCATCAGTTCATTTACTTGTTCCATTGTCATGTTTTCTAAATCATGCAATGATTGAATGCCATGCTGAATTGGTCCTTTTGTTCTGAACCACGTTTGTTTTCCTTTACCGGACCTTTGATTGTCTTTGAATTTACCTTCGTAAATATGGTAAATATTGTCTGAAACCCACGTGTACAACACACCTTTGCCATGATACAAATACATGGGGGGCGGTGGATTTGGGCAAATGCTTACGCGACCGCATGTTTGAGACACTGGAAAAATTGGTCTGACATGGCCTACATAAAAATACAACAACCGGTTATTATGATAATCATCCGTTTGGGCTAAAATATGAACATTACCATTATGAGATGTACGCAATATGTACACTGCACCTCCACGTTGATAGCGGCGCTTTTTTATCGTTGCATTTTTAAGTGTACGCGTTTTTTTGGATTTCATGGTTATATCGCAAAACAAATGTATATATAGGTGATATATATAGATATATATAGGTGATATATATAGGTGATATATATAGGTGATATATATAGGTGATATATATAGGATATATATAAGTGATACTAATAAATTTTCAAAATATGTATTTTTAAAAATATTTGGATAATGCAATGAAATAATAACAATAACCACAATAAAATCAATGATAAAACCCCGAGGCAGATTAAGGTCTAGGTCCAAGGCTAAAAAAACCAAGTCTAAAGCCAGGACCAAGACCATAAAAAAGACCAACACCAACACCAATAAAAACAAGAACAAAAACAAAAACAATAACATACTTAAACCGGAGTTTGAGCGTTTGAAGTGCGGCCCCGTGCAAGAAAATTACTTCACGTGCTACGACAACGACATGCTGCACAAGTTAAGAGACGGTTGGAACGCGCGCCATGCGGATGACCGCATTGAAACAAATGACCCCAAAGCAATATGGACGGCTTTGAAAAGCAAATTGAAAACCGCGTGCGACAACGAAGCGTGCTGGATAAAGAAAATCATGAATGCGGAGCCGGAGGTTGTGGCGGAAGACACGTTCGCGCCTGAGGCGCCCACCTCGTGGAACCGCGATCCGGACGAGTGGTTGACCAGCGATGACATTGAAAAAGTGATGCGGCAATACGAAGACAAGCATCCGGCGTTTGAGTTTCTGGGTCCATCTCCCAGCGACTACGCCGCGCCCAAAATGGCGGGCGTCTGCGTGTGGGAGGAGCTTTGCAATTTCAATTTGAAAAAATACGTGGAGTCCGGCACGCAACAAATCGGCGTTGTTTTCAACACGGACCCGCACACGGAAGACGGCTCGCACTGGGTGTCCATTTTCATCAACTTTCGCGGCAACGAAAACTACATCTTCTTTTTTGACAGCACCGGGTGGCGCCCGCAAAAAGAAATCCGCGAATTCATACAAAATGTCACGCAGCAGGGGACCGCTCTCGGCATCCGGTTCAAGTATTATGAAAATCGGAAACAGCATCAAAAACGCAACACGGAATGCGGCATGTACTGCCTCTTCATGATTGTGAACCTGATTGAAGGCACTCGCACGCCGCAAGACTTCATGCGCGGCGACCGCATTCCCGACAGCCACATGTTGGAATTTCGCAACGAGTACTTCAACCGCGGAGGCAGCGTTTAAACCAAGGCCATTCATTTCGTGTAAAAACGCATTTAAACGAAATGTTGTCAAACAGATTAAGATTGAGATTAAGATTAAGATTAAGATTGAGATTAAGATTAACTAACAGCAATGCCAACCGTGTGTTTGAACATGATCGTGAAGAACGAAGCGCACATCATTTGTCGCACGCTGGCCATGCTTCTCACCAAAATCCGGTTTGATTACTGGGTCATTTGCGACACGGGATCCACTGACGCAACCCGAGAGATAATCCAGGATTTTTTTGCAACCGAGGGCATTGAAGGCGAGTTGCACTGCGATGCGTGGCTCAATTTCGCGCACAACCGCACGCTGGCCCTGAATTACGCGTTCGGGAAAACCGACCTGCTCCTCGTCTTTGACGCCGACGACGACATTTGCGGCACCATAACGCTGCCCGCCGCCGTGACGCACGACGAGTACCAACTGAAATTCGGCGCGCCCAACGCGGGCGGGATCAGTTACGCGCGAACCCTGTTGATCAATAACCGCAAACGATTCCAGTATCATTCGGTCGTGCACGAATACATCAGCTGCCTGGAGCCGTCACCACACGAGCACCTGCGAATGTGCGTGCTGGAAGGCGACTACCACGTGGTGTCGGGGCGCGGCGGCGCGCGCAGCCAAGACCCTGAAAAGTATTTGAAAGACGCGCTGCTGTTGGAGGCGGCGCATGCCGAAGCGGTTCAAAACAACGACCCGCTGCACAAACGGTACGCGTTTTATTGCGCCAACAGCTATCGCGACTACGGAAAGCCGGAACACGCCATTCGTTGGTACAAAGTCACGCTGTCACAAGACAACTGGGCGCAGGAAAAGTACGTGTCGTGTCTTTATTTGTACCGGTGTTACGAGTCGCTGGGACAGAAGGAGCACGGGTTTTATTATTTGGCGAAGGCGTTTGCGTACGACGCGGAACGCGTGGAGTGCTTGTATCCGCTGGTGGTGCATTACTGCTGCGAAGGCATGAACGACGTGGCGTACGCGTATTATCGCATCGTGCAGTCGCGCTACGAACGGGCGCAACTCCAAGGCCAAAGCCAAGGCCAAGGTTCAAAGCTGTTTTTGGAACCCGACATTGCCAATTTCTATTTGCCGTATTACATGATCATTGTGGCGGATCGGGTGGGCGACCGCGCGTGCGGGATTCGCATGTTTGAAATCATTTTCACAAAAAAGCAGCGCATAACAAGCACGTGGCACTTGCGAAACCTGTTGTTCAATTTGCGGTTTTTCCTTTCGCACGTTTGCGGAGCGCAGTTTGCCGCACTTGCAAACGAATATGTGCGGTTTTTACGAGAGAACGGTATAGCGTTCAGCGCGTTTGACGGCGTTGCATCGGGCTTCAATTATGCGGAGTGGGGCATCCATTTCGTTCCGGTTACCCCTAATTTCTCTCGTTCGGATTGTAAAAAAAGCCGGGCAATCTTGTTTTATGCGGGGTACAGCGACGTGCGGTGGAATTACGACAGCATGTTGCGAGGGGCGCTGGGTGGTTCCGAAAAGGCGGTGGCGTATTTGGCCAATGAACTCGTGCAGCGGCGGGGGTATGAGGTGTACGTGTCGGGTGAAGTGCTTGGTGGCAATGGTGGCAATGGTGGCAATGGTGGTGTGAACTACGTGGGGCTGCGTGAACTGCCGGAGCTGCTGCGCACCACTGCATTCCACGCCGTCATTTGTTCGCGCTACGTGTCGTTTTTGGAGCTGTACGGGGGGTCTGCGTCGTGGTACCGGTTTTACGTGTGGGCGCACGACACGTACTTGTTGGCGCACGGCTGCGTTTTGAGTGACGTGGCAATCATGGAAAAATGGGCGGATCACGTTCACGGCTGCGTGTGTCAGACGCAGTGGCACGCCGACGAGTACGCGCGCAAGTATCCGACCCTGCAATCCAAGCTTCGCGTGATTAACAACGGCATAGATGTTGCGACCATTGGGGGGCGTGAAAAAATAAGGAACCGGTTCATTTACACGTCGCGCACGGAACGCGGCTTGGCCCGAATTTTAGATTTGTGGCCCGACATTATTGCGGCGATGCCAGACGCCACGCTGGTCATCTCCAATTATGTGCCGTTTCCGTGCAACGACGACGAGCGCCGCATGCAGTCGCGCATTGCATCCCTCGGCGACTGCATTCGGCACATGGGGCCGCTTAACACGGAGCAACTGTACGCCGAAATGGGGGCGGCGGAGTACTGGTTGTATCCAACCGACTGGCCCGAGACGTCGTGCATCACCGCCATGGAAATGCTGGCATCCGAAGTGATTTGCTTGTACTACCCGGTTGCGGGGCTGACGGAGACGATGGGCGGCTGCGGCATCCAGGTTGCGCCCGGGGGCGAAGTGGATGTGCTGCTGCGCATTGCGAGCGACGAAACAAAAAAAGAGGCGCTGCGACGGCAGGGGCGCGCATACGCCGAGAGCTGCAGCTGGTCAAACCGGGCGCAGCAGTGGGGCACGATGTTATTGGTTGCGGAGCAACCCATCTGAATTATTATAGCACGAGAATATATTAAATAAATAAGCAATAAAAGCAATAAAAGCAATAAAAGCAATAAAAGCAATAAAAGCAATAAAAGCAATAAATGGCATCATCATCGTCCGCGTATTCGGAGTATTTAGCGAATAAAACCGTTTGCTGTTGTTCTGGGGGGAAGACTGGTCCAACCGGGCCGAAGGGTCCGCAAGGCAACCCGGGTGCAACGGGTCCTCAAGGCCATCAAGGCGCAACGGGTGCAACGGGTGCAACCGGCGCAACGGGTGCAACGGGCGCAACCGGCCCCGCGGGACAGTCCGTATCGTATTACAGCTATTCGGCAAACACAACGGCAACGCCCCCACCCGCGTCCGGTGAAATCCGGTGGAACAACGGCACTCAGTCGCTGGCTACTGCGCTGTACGTGTCCTATTTTGAAAACAGCGCGCCAATCACCGACATTTCGGTTTTGCTGAGTTTGGTGAATGCAGGGGACGACATAGTGGTGCAAAGTCAGTCCACTGCCGGGCAGTACCAGGTTTGGAAAGTTGGCGCGGTCACTCAGTTTCCCAATCCCCCCAACTTGATGCCGTACGTGCAATGGGACGTCACGCTGACTTCAATTGCGGGAGCCCCGTTTGCAAACAATGATCCGATCATTTTGGTGATTGTCAGCGTGGGACAGACGGGCGCAACGGGTGCAACAGGCGCAACAGGCGCAACAGGCGCAACGGGCGCAACAGGCGCCACGGGCGCAACGGGGTCAACGGGGTCAACCGGGTCAATTGGCGCAACAGGCGCAACAGGCGCAACAGGCGCAACAGGCGCAACTGGCGCAACGGGCGCAACAGGCGCAACTGGCGCAACGGGCGCAACTGGCGCAACGGGGTCAATCGGGTTATATGGTCCGGCATTATTCACACTGTCGCAATCAAACCCCAATTTGTCCATATACCCGGCAAACACAATTACTCAAACATCGGGCGGAGGAATTAATCAACGCACGGTGTCGCTTGAGTCGTACGGGTATATGAATGCGTACGTGTCATTCCGATACAATGGGTCCGGAAACACGGTAGTTGGTGCCTTGACAAAAAATGCGCTGACATACGAATACACCTATGGAATTGTGATTTACAACGGCGGTCAAATTGACGTGTTTAAAGACAACTTCAATCTTGGAACGGTGGGCACAGCAACCAGCGGAAACATTTTCACCATTGCAGCCACAAACACGGGGGCTTATTTTTACAACAACGGTGTGCAAATCTATCAGACGCCGCTTATAGCGGGCGTTGCGCCATTGAATGCTCTGTTCAGCACTGCGTTTAATGCAACCGTGATTGACTTGATTGCGTTTGGACCAATCCCACTGGGAATAACGGGCGCCACGGGTCCACAAGGCTCTCAGGGCGCAACGGGCCCTCAAGGTGCCGCAGGCGCCACCGGCGCAACGGGCGCCACGGGTGCAACGGGCCCTTCCGGAATATCGGCCGGATTGATCCTGTTTTTGGACGGTAACTCCAGCACCACGCCGCCGGTTCCAACGAATGCGTTGTTGACCGCGCCGAATATTGGCGCGCAAACCATTGTGTCATTCACTGGCACGGCTCTTTCACCGGGAATACTGTTTGCCACATTTATAACACCCGCAAACAGCATTACCAACCCGTTTATACCGGCTGGACTTTGGGATTTGCACTGTTACATGACGGGAACCGCTGGACAAGTGGGGTTCTTCTTTTCGGCTTTTCGGGTTGACGCGGATGGAATAAGCAATAAAATCACGCTGGCATCTCAAAATGAAACGGGTGCGGTGTATCTCAACACGTCAACGCAGGCGCTGTACATGAATTCATTGTATGTTCCGCAAACGATTTTGCCGAATTTGACTTATAGAATTGGAATAGACATCTTTGTCATCACAACGTCTGGTACGCGGACCTTGAATTTGGAAATGCGAAACGCGTCCTTGTCGCACATTCAAACCCAGCTGAGTGCAATCACTCAGGGCGCTACGGGCGCTACGGGCGCTACGGGCGCTACGGGCCCAATCGGTCCGGCAGCAACTCAAACGTTGGCGAACACGCTTACCTTTGGAAACAACGCAGGGGCAAACGGCATTGACATGAACGGCCAAACCATTTCCAACGTTCCCGCCATAAATAACCCCGCTACGGTATCCGTGAATTGCGGTTTGACCGGCGGGTTGACGGTTGCAAACACGGCTGGAACCGGGACAGCCACGCCTCAAATCACGGCGGTGAACAGCAGTGCGGTGAGCGGTTCCACTTGCATACGACAGCGCAGGACGGGCCGGGTTCCGCTAAGCAATGAAATTGTGGCGTCCATGACCCAAACCGCGAATAGTTCATCCAGCATTGAACGAACGTACTCTCAAATATCCACGGTTGTTAAAACGAACACGAACGGAGCCGAAAATGGGGCGTACGAATTCAATGTGATGGATGCAGGAACGTTGACCAAGTACATGGACGCGGATGGGCTGCAAAAGCAAGTAAACATGTTTAAGGCGGTTGACATGAACGGCAATCAAATTGTGACTTCCACTGGCAATTTGACAATCACAGGGGGGAGCACAACCGGCAGTGGGACATTGATTACGGCATCCAACGGAAGTGCAAACGGTGCAATTGAAGTCAACGGATTGGGCACTGGAAACGGCGGGGTTGACATAAGAACATCCGGATTTGGCGCGTTGTCCTTGACTGCGAGCGGAGGGTCGGGAGTCGGAAACATACGGATTGTTCAGAATGGGACAAACAACCAAACCAGCATTGTGATGGGATCCAATTTTAATGCATACTGGACCAACGTTAGCGGAACGTCCGGGACCAGCGTGAATGCCAAGTTTGGATGTTACTCCTTGGCGCCGCATAGAATGAAGGCACTAGGGTACAGCACCTCCGATCAAGCGACCGCGAACAACAGTCTAGCGGGGTTGAACGGTCCATACTTTGGTAGAGCGACGCTGGTGTCTGGAACGGTTACGGTTGCGAACGCCAGCATTGGGGCGAATGACTTAATATTTTTAACACCGATTGATTCAACCGCGAATGATGGCATGCTGTCGGTGACCACGGTTGCCGGCGTGAGCTTCACAATCAAATCGTCCAACGCATTGGATGCGCGGGTTGTAAATTTCATGATTGTAATAAACACCGCTTAAAATAAAAATGTGACATTTTTATAAAACAAATTAATTTATAAAAATGTCTTATTCAAATTATGGGTCGTATTTAGCAAACAACGTTAATTCCGGATCACGATATGTTGTGACCCAGGTCATGATGGGCCCTCAAGGTGCAACAGGCCCAACAGGTGCACAAGGCATTCAAGGTCCAACGGGTGCACAGGGTGCACAAGGCATTCAAGGTCCAACGGGTGCACAGGGTGCACAAGGCGCTCAAGGCATTCAAGGTCCAACGGGTGCTCAAGGCGCTCAAGGCATTCAAGGTCCAACGGGTGCACAGGGTGCACAAGGCGCTCAAGGCATTCAAGGTCCAACGGGTGCACAAGGCGCTCAAGGCATTCAAGGCGCAACCGGAATGTTTGGAGGATCACTCAAAGCACACATTATTCCTGACGCAGACGTTGCGTATGATTTGGGCTCAAGAAATTTTAGGTTTGCCAATATTTGGGCCGAGCAAGGTTGGTTTGGAAGTAATACAATCAATGTAGGAGATGTTGCCATTTCGTCAGTCAATGGAAATATGTCAATTAAAAATACATTGGAACCAGCCATAAATCCAGTGACCATTGATACCCAAACTGCTACAATTATTGGCCCAAAAGGTGACACCGGTGCAACTGGACCAAAAGGTGATAAAGGTGATCCGGGCGAACAAGGTTCGCAAGGTCCACAAGGTCCACAAGGTCCACAAGGTCCACAAGGTCCTCCTGGGTATGGTTCTGGGTCAGGCGAACCAGGTCCTCAAGGTGAACCAGGTCCTCAAGGTGAACCAGGTCCTCAAGGCGAACAAGGAGCAAAAGGTGATAAAGGTGAAATGGGTGTTCAAGGTCCTCAAGGTCCTCAAGGCATTCAAGGTCCTCAAGGCATTCAAGGTCCTCAAGGCGAACAAGGAGCAACTGGAGCAAAAGGTGATAAAGGGGATACTGGTGAAATGGGTGAACATGGTGCAACTGGAGAAAAAGGCGAACAAGGAGCACAAGGAGCACAAGGAGCACAAGGAGCACAAGGAGCAATTGGTGAAACAGGTCCTCAAGGCATTCAAGGTCTTCAAGGCGAACAAGGTCCTCAAGGTGAACAAGGAGCACAAGGTCTTCAAGGCGAACAAGGTCCTCAAGGTGCAACTGGAGCAAAAGGTGATAAAGGGGATACCGGTGAAATGGGTGAACATGGTGCAACTGGAGAAAAAGGCGAACAAGGAGAACAAGGTCCTCAAGGTGCAACAGGTCCTCAAGGTCCTCAAGGTGAACAAGGCCCTCAAGGCGAACAAGGAGCAACTGGAGCAAAAGGTGATAAAGGCGATAAAGGTGATACAGGTCCAATGGGCCCTCCGGGTCCTTCTGGCTCTGGATCTGGAACAGGAGAAAAAGGCGACACGGGTCCTCAAGGCGAACAAGGTCCTCAAGGAGCAACTGGTGAAACAGGTCCTCAAGGCGAACAAGGTCCTCAAGGCGAACAAGGTCCTCAAGGAGCACAAGGCCCTCAAGGTCCTCAAGGCGAACAAGGTCCTCAAGGAGCACAAGGAGAACAAGGTCCTCAAGGCGAACAAGGAACACAAGGCGAACAAGGAACACAAGGTCCTCAAGGCGCAACTGGTGAAACAGGTCCTCAAGGTCCTCAAGGAGTACAAGGTCCTCAAGGCGCAACTGGTGAAACAGGTCCTCAAGGCGAACAAGGAGTACAAGGAGCACAAGGAGCACAAGGAGCACAAGGACCTCAAGGCGAACAAGGAACTCAAGGTCCTCAAGGCCCTCAAGGTCCTCAAGGTGAACAAGGCCCTCAAGGTGCACAAGGCGAACAAGGAACTCAAGGCCCTCAAGGTGCACAAGGCGAACAAGGAACTCAAGGTCCTCAAGGCCCTCAAGGCGAACAAGGAGCAACTGGAGCAAAAGGTGATAAAGGCGATAAAGGTGATACAGGTCCAATGGGCCCTCCGGGTCCTTCTGGCTCTGGATCTGGAACAGGAGAAAAAGGCGACACGGGTCCTCAAGGCCCTCAAGGCGAACAAGGAACACAAGGAGTACAAGGTCCTCAAGGCGAACAAGGAGCAACTGGTGAAACAGGTCCTCAAGGTGCAACTGGTGAAACAGGTCCTCAAGGTGCACAAGGTCCTCAAGGCGAACAAGGAGCACAAGGACTACAAGGAGCAACTGGTGAAACAGGACCTCAAGGCGAACAAGGAGTACAAGGAGCACAAGGCGCAACTGGTGAAACAGGTCCTCAAGGTGCAACTGGTGAAACAGGTCCTCAAGGCGCACAAGGTCCTCAAGGTCCTCAAGGCGAACAAGGTCCTCAAGGTCCTCAAGGTGCAACTGGTGAAACAGGTCCTCAAGGTCCTCAAGGCGAACAAGGAGTACAAGGAGCACAAGGAGCACAAGGACCTCAAGGCGAACAAGGAGCACAAGGCGCAACTGGTGAAACAGGTCCTCAAGGTGCAACTGGTGAAACAGGTCCTCAAGGTCCTCAAGGCGAACAAGGTCCTCAAGGTGCAACTGGTGAAACAGGTCCTCAAGGTGCAACTGGTGAAACAGGTCCTCAAGGTGCAACTGGTGAAACAGGTCCTCAAGGTCCTCAAGGCGAACAAGGTCCTCAAGGTCCTCAAGGTCCTCAAGGAGAACAAGGAGCAACAGGTGCACAAGGAGCAACAGGTGCACAAGGAGCACAAGGACCTCAAGGCGAACAAGGAGCACAAGGAGCAACAGGTGCACAAGGAGAACAAGGAGCACAAGGACCTCAAGGCGAACAAGGAGCACAAGGAGCAACAGGTGCACAAGGCGAACAAGGAGCACAAGGTCCTCAAGGTCCTCAAGGCGAACAAGGAGCACAAGGAGCAACAGGTGCACAAGGCGAACAAGGAGCACAAGGTCCTCAAGGTCCTCAAGGCGAACAAGGAGCACAAGGAGCAACAGGTGCACAAGGCGAACAAGGAGCACAAGGTCCTCAAGGTCCTCAAGGCGAACAAGGAGCACAAGGAGCAACAGGTGCACAAGGCGAACAAGGAGCACAAGGTCCTCAAGGTCCTCAAGGCGAACAAGGAGCACAAGGAGCAACAGGTGCACAAGGCGAACAAGGAGCACAAGGTCCTCAAGGTCCTCAAGGTGAACAAGGAGCACAAGGAGCAACAGGTGCACAAGGCGAACAAGGAGCACAAGGTCCTCAAGGTCCTCAAGGCGAACAAGGAGCAACTGGTGAAACAGGTCCTCAAGGAGCACAAGGTCCTCAAGGCGAACAAGGAGCAACTGGTGAAACAGGTCCTCAAGGAGCACAAGGTCCTCAAGGCGAACAAGGAGCACAAGGAGCAACTGGTGAAACAGGTCCTCAAGGAGCACAAGGAGCAACAGGTGCACAAGGCGAACAAGGAGCACAAGGTCCTCAAGGCGAACAAGGAGCACAAGGTCCTCAAGGAGAACAAGGAGTACAAGGAGCAACTGGTGAAACAGGTCCTCAAGGTCCTCAAGGTCCTCAAGGCGCAACTGGTGAAACAGGTCCTCAAGGCGAACAAGGAGCACAAGGAGCAACAGGTGCACAAGGCGAACAAGGAGTACAAGGACTACAAGGAGCAACTGGTGAAACAGGTCCTCAAGGAGCACAAGGAGCAACTGGTGAAACAGGTCCTCAAGGAGCACAAGGTCCTCAAGGCGAACAAGGAGCACAAGGTCCTCAAGGCGAACAAGGAGTACAAGGAGCAACTGGTGAAACAGGTCCTCAAGGAGCACAAGGAGTACAAGGAGCAACTGGTGAAACAGGTCCTCAAGGTCCTCAAGGAGAACAAGGAGCTCAAGGTCCTCAAGGAGCACAAGGAGCACAAGGAGAACAAGGTGCAACTGGCGCAAAAGGTGATAAAGGGGATAAAGGGGATACTGGCGCAAATGGTGATACGGGTCCAATGGGCCCTCCGGGTCCTTCTGGTTCTGGAACAGGAGAAAAAGGCGACACGGGTCCTCAAGGTGCAACAGGTGCAACAGGTGCAACAGGTGCACAAGGAGCACAAGGAGCACAAGGAGTCCAAGGTCTTCAAGGTGATAAAGGCGATACGGGTCCAATGGGCCCCACTGGCCCCGCTGGCCCCGCTGGTTCTGGTTCGGGTATACCGTCCAACATATTATCAAAACTGCAGAATGCAACAAGTCAAATGACATTTAATATGAATGGAACGGTGTCTCATGGCTCCGGATTTTATTATTACGACACGAATGCCGATTTGGCAAATGGATACTTTGTCACTGCAGCGCATAATGTAATTAAAATTAATAAGGATACAAATAATGTGTCCACATATGTTAAAATTACGAAAGCATATATTCAAAACCCAATTACCAGTAAATGGGTTGAGGTAAATATACCGGATATTCGTCTTGATGGAGTTGCAGACACTGCGATGATTAAAACCAACATTGATTTTACGAATTATTCGCAATACTGTCTCAAAATTAACACCCAACCGGTCAATTCGGGAGACGCATGTTACGTTGTCGGCAATCCTGCTGGTTTGGATGAAGATTCCATTAGTTTTGGTTGTGTGAGGGATTCCAATCACTGCCATAAAAACGGGGATCAAATCACAAATAACATTCTTGTGAATGCGCCTGGAATTGCTGGCAATTCGGGGGGTCCTATTGTAAACGCGGCCGGAGATGTTATTGGGATATACACATTCGGGCATGCGAATGATGCATATGAGTGTTTTGGCGGAGGTCCAAACCAAAGCGTATTGAGCGCCACACTCCCCATTTTAAAGACAGGCGATAATAAACAGAAACTATATTTGGGTCTGGACTGGCACGTTGGTGATGCTTTTGATTTAAGTGATTATTATCCAAATCAAACCACATTTGACACACATGGCGTAATCATTGATAGAGTGAATGAACTTTCTCCTTTTCACGAAATACTTGAACCAACCAATTTATTGTTGAGTTGTGTCATAAACGAAACTGAAATATTGTTTGGCAATAATATAGATCAAAGAACACCGGGAATTCTATTGTATTATCCTCCAAACACCGTAATCACGATTTATTTCAAAAATTCAGAAGATGACACAACGTATGAAACAAATGTGACGTTGAATAAACAATACTCCGATGTTCCCAACGTTCTTGACTCGTTTTTACAAAGTGGCTACTGAAGCGCAAATAAAAATAAATAAAAATATGACATTTTATAAAGATACAATGTCTTATGCAAATTACAATTCGTATTTAGCTAATCGCACAGTGTGTTGTTGCAATTTTGCAGGCACAGGCCCCCAAGGCGCAACCGGCGCAACGGGCCCCCAAGGCGCAACCGGCGCAACCGGCGCAACCGGCGCAACCGGCCCCCAAGGCCCCGTCGGTACCGGAGGCGCTTTAGGGTATTATGGTTCATTTTATGACACCACAACTCAAACCGCGACTTCGCCCAACGCCGAATATTTGATGAAATTTAATACATTGGCCGAGGCAAACGGCATCAGTGTTCCGGGCCCGGCTTTCACCCGAATCACGTTTGCAAATGCGGGCAAGTACGACATCCAGTTTTCCGCGCAGATTTTTGATCCGGCTGGCGGCGGCAGCGGCGCAAACATTGACATTTGGTTGAAAAAAAATGGCACGAGTGTTCCCGACACCAACACGCGAGTCACAATCAAATCAAGCAGCGATTATGCGGTTGCAGCCTGGGATTTCTTGGTAAGCACCACAACCCCGGGCGAATACTTTGAACTGGCCTGGGCATCCAGTCAGGCCGGCATTCAACTGTTGAGAGAACCTGCCACTGCGCTGCATCCAGCCATTCCATCCGTCATATTAACTGTGATGCAAATAATGAACACGCAGCTGGGACCAACAGGCGCAACGGGCGCAACGGGCGCAACGGGCGCAACCGTGACAGTTCAAGCAGGCACCAACATTAGTGTAAACGGCACGCCATCAAACCCCGTCGTAAGTGTTCAAAATCCCCTAACTGCGCAACTCAACATCGGAACCCAGCAAATCGTCGGGTCTTCCACCGATGGAGGAACCCAAACCGACGCAATCACGATTGACACGGCCGGCGGCATCAATGCGCGCGCATTGTTTCAATACACCGATTCCAGCTCCGCATTGGCAACAACCTCCGAATTATCAAACTCATCCGCCAATGCCAGACTGCGATTGGAAACCACCGATGGCTCAACCACAGCGGTGTACACGAACGAAAGCTCCGTCGGCGGCGGCATTAATACCGTAAGGTCTATCACCGCGCCAGGCGGAATTGCGAATAACACAACTGAAAACGCCGGTGCGGTTCAAAGCACATATTTGAACACGTTCAGTAGCGGGGTTTCAACCGGAACCCGTCAAACCACTGTAAGTGCAACGGCATCCACCGACAGCATCAATGTTTCTTCCGCAGGAGTAAGCGTGACACAAGCCAGAAACACGTCAACCGCACAAGGCTTGAACACAGTGTTGTACGCATCCGGAACCGTGGCAAATTTCACACAGGAAGAAACCGACTCCAATCGGGCAAGAGTGCGAACCGTTTACACGGACACCGGGATAAACAGCACCTCCGCCATGAATTCATCCCCGACGGAAGTGAATTTGCTTCAGAATTTGAACGCATTTACGAGCGAGTTCAAAACAAACAACTCCGGAACCTCCATCATTTCAAGCGCCGGCATAGGGATCACCGCTGGCGGCGGAGCTTCAATTGGATTGAACAACAACGTTGGGCTGCAGTCTTCAAACCAAATATTCACAACAACGGTGCCGTCCAGTTTCACCACTCCGGCGTACACCTTTCAAAACACCAACGCCGCTGCGGGTTCTTATCCCGCGGTTCGTTTCAACAAACCCAACGGCATCCCGGCTGCGGGCGACATCATAACCTCTCACTCGTTTTTCGCAAACGATTACACGGGTGCCACCAAGGAATACGCGCGAATTTCGGTGATAGCTCAACGGGTTGGCAGCGTCGGCGTTCCAACCGACATAGACGGAACCATTCAATTTCAAATGCTGGTGAACAACGTTCAAAACACGCTGCTCACGCTGAACGGGTCCTCGCAGGAAATTGAAATCGGCAAAACTATAGATTTGAACGGCAACACGCTGCGCACGTCAAGCGGCGACATTCTGATTGAGTCGCTGACATCAAGCGGCACCGGCGCAATAACCGTGTCTTCAAAGGGAAACGTGACCTTGAATCCCGCTGTCGCCGCCGGATACTTGGTGATAAACAATTTGCCAACGAGCACGGCGGGCTTGCCGGCCAATGCCGTGTGGAACAATTCCGGGATACTGCAAATCGGCACGTCGGTGCCGCTGTCCAACGTGTCATCCGGGACAGTGAACGTCATTGCACTGAACGCTTCCCCCGCAACCACGGCGTTCAATGCCGGCGGATACTACGCAAACAGTTGGTCTGCCACGGTCAATGCAAACACGAATTTCATACTGGCATTTTCCAATTTCGTCATCAACGGCGTGTACAAACTCTACATAACCAATAGCGCGGTCGCAAATTCGTACACGCTGACATTCAATGCCAATGCGGGTCAAACGATTCGCACCGACTTTGGCGGAGCTCAATTGATCAACAACAACAGTGATCACATATTTGACATACAGTACTTCGGTTCAAGCCGATACTACATTACAAGCGTTGGCAATTTCGCGTAAACGCCGGGCTTACTTATATCCAGTTCCACACCAGGTCGGTGCACAGGTAGATGCGCCGATAATTGCGAGCGCGCATGCCGGCAAAGAACGGCACGTGTTCGCACACAATCGGAAAGTTGTAGCCCGAATTGTGGAAGTAGAAGATGTTGTTGTTGCTGTTGGTTCCGGTTTCATTGAGGTTGTTGTTGTCATTTGGAAACAGGTACATGCCGACCGATGCGCCGTTTAAGTGCGTGTTCACATTTTTAGCAAGGGGCGGAATGCGGTTGAGTGATTTGTACTCCGCGTGCATTTCCGCCGTGGGAACCGCCGAATAACGAAGCGGTGGCGGGTCAAGTGTTTGATGACCAATGGATCCAAGGGGGTCATAGGGGGGGCGCATGCCCCCCTTAAGGGCCTCCCACCGGAAGATGCACATGCCGTTGAACCCTGATGCAATGGGGATGTACGGCAGCAGCGCCGGATTGTGTTTCATTTGCTGGTTGTGAAACAGCGTTCTGCCGTGCACGGCGGTTTGCACGTAGTACTGGTGATGCCCCGACCAAAACGCCTCGCGCATGATTTCGGGGCCAAACGGGAACTGCGCATCGCGATACGCGTAAGTGTCGTACATGTACCCCATGGAGTTCAAGCCGTTGCATATTAGCGCGTCAAAGCCGTCCGGGTCGCGCGCAATGCAGCGCAGCACTTGTCCCACCGGGAACGGCACGGGGTTGTCCATGTCAATCATGATGACGTACCGGGGTAGGGAACCTACGGTTCCCCACACCCCTCCCTCGTTACACTCTCCAGAGGAGGGGGTAAGGGGGGACGCATGTCCCCCCTGTAGCATCTCCAGCAGTTGGTTGCGCGCATGCGCGATGCGTTCCATGCGGCAGGGTTGGTTGTCGTACGTGCGCGCCACGCATCGGCGCAGCTCCTCTTCTTTTGTGAATCTTTCGCATCGCACTTTTATTTGATCGGGCGCTTCAGCGGCCCACTTCAACAGCTCGGCATCCGTGCCATCGTCGGAATTGTTTTCGTAAAACACGGCCCAGCACGGCACCCCCGCTTTGGCCACGAGCTCTTCAAACGCCGCACGAATCACGGGCAGCGTGCTGACCACGTTCTTGCACACGCCGCACAAAACGATTCCGGATCGGTCTGACGTCATTTGATTCTTTTTTTAACTTATTCAATGAATTGATGTTTCCTTTAATTGAATTTTAACTTTAAAATGCATATAAAACTAAAACCACAAGTCAAGGTACTAGACACACAAACACAAACACAAACATGCAAGTAAACAGCCCGCAAAACATGGAGCTGTTGTGGACAACGCTGCAAGAGTCCGGCGCGTTTGCGGGGTTGTCCAAGAACCAGTTTGAGCCGGTGAAGGCTGCGTTTGAAACGTCGGTACAACAGGCCGCGGTTGGACCGGCATCGGGTTCGCTCAGCGACATGAATAAAAGCATCATTCGCAACTTCATGCAAACGCTGCGAACGTTTCATGCGCCGGAAAAAACAAAGAAAATAGAATTGATTTACCGGGCAGAGGACATCCAATCCGAACGCGCGAGCGAATTTGACCGCCAGTTGCGAGAGAAACAAGCCGAAATGGATTCTTTTTTGACGCTAAAAAAACCGACTGACGTTAGCTTCAGCGACAAAGAAAAAGGCATCGCAGATGACAAGCCAATCGGCGATGAAATGTCGCGGCTCATTGCGCAAGAGCTGGCAGCCCGCGAACGGGAGCTCGTGCAACTGAAACCGGAGGACATAAAACGGGCCCAGCAGTGGATTGGGACCAACGCCAACAACGCCAACAACGCCAACAACGCCAACAACGCACCAAACCCCACAAAAAAAACGGTCTCGTTTTCAGAAGAAAAAGATGAGGAAAAAGAACACGAAGAAGAAAGGGAAGACACCGACTCTATTCTTTCAAAATTCAAAACCATTCAGGTTACGCCAAACCCGTCACAAATCCAAATGCTAAATGACCCCGATTCTGAAATCAAAGATTTGCACGACAAAATAGTTAAATTGGAACAGTTGATCAATGCCAATCACGCGGAAGTGATGGCGTTTTTGCAGTCATTAAAATGAACTACTGATTTTTGCAGTTGTGATACAGAAGCAACTTAACCAAAGAAAAATTTGAACCGTATTCGCTGTATTGTCTCGCAGTGTAGTGTAGAAAGCCAATCACGATCAATGCAATGATGTAATTGTAAATGCCGTCACGAATGGTTTCGTACCGCGCGATCAATGCTTTGTTTTTCCGTTTTTCTTCAAACTTGATTTGAAATTTCAAGGATTGATCAATGATGAGCAACAAAAACACGGGTATGGAAAAGTACCATTTGGATTTGGTCATCAACAAAAATGTAAAATAGATGTAAATGGTTTTCATCCAAACACTGAATATGTCCAGTTCGTTTTCGGTTTCAATCACTGTGAACAGTAAAAAGAATGAAATAATTCCCACAATGTGACGAACAAACACGTTGTTTGTCATCATTCGTTTTATGTCACAGCTCACCATGCTTGACAAAAAGCCAAACAGCAACCACAAATAAAGGCCCGCAATCGCGGTCCTAACATCTATCATTTTTTAATGAAAATAAAATAAAATAAATAAATGAAATGAAATGAAAAAAAAATGAATATATAATAATTCAATACTAAAAATTATCACATAACACATATGCTAAATATTTAATTTCTTGCAAAAACGGAAGATTTCACTCGCGCCATATTTTAATTTTAACACAAGGCGCTTCAAAAATTATTACCTGCGGTTGGTTAATGGCGATTAGTTTGTCACGATCTTGAATTTGCCGGGCGCAAGTTCCACGAATTTCCCCACCAACACACGGTTTCCGATTTTCAGGTTCTCGTAATCGTACACGTCATTGGTGTCTATGTCAATGCCGTACGTCACCCCCTCGTGCGTAATTTCTTTGATTCGGATTTTGCGCAGTTCCTTGTTCATGGGGACTGCCTCTGCTGCTTCGTTTGCTGCCTCTGTTGCATGGGCGTTGGGTTTTGCTTTGGCCGCCTTGGATTTGCTCTGCTCTTCCGGCACAATCACTTCGTCCTGGATGCTGGGTTCGTACGCGAACTTGTTTTCCGGGTTATCAAACGTGAAGCACTTCAGCGTCTCCTTGCTGCCCGCTTTGGCGTGAATGGCGCAGTCAATCGCCGTCTCCTTCACGCACCGCAGAATGTTGCGGTTGATGTCCTCCTTCCGCTTCGCAATTTCGTACAGCGACTGGTCCGTCGTGATGGGCTGGTCGTTAATCGCGCTGGTGTCCCCTTCGCGCAGTTCGCGCGACACCCGCACGTGCTTGAGCGCGGCATTGGACACGTCTATCACCGCCTTCGGGTCCGACGACGCCAGCAGCGCTTCTTCCTTCTCTGCCTCCGCCTTCTCGTCCTTGGACAGCGGCTTCAGCTGCAGCGCGGAGTACACCGACAAATACATGAACACGTTCACCGTGCGCAGCTCGGGCGGCAAATCCTGGTGGCTGCAAATGCGCCGCGCGCGGCCAATCACTTGCTCAATGCGCACCGGGTGCCAGTACGGCTCCACGATGTGCACGTACCGCACATTGCGCAGGTCAATGCCCTCCGCCCCCGACGCCGAAATCATCAGCGTGTTGATGACCTCGCCGTAAAAGTTGTTGCCCGAAACGCGCAACAAGTCGTCGCGAATGCTGGACGGCACTTGGTCCCACTCGCTGTTGAAAATGCAGCGGACAATCTCCTTCTCTTCGGCGGACTCCGTGCCCGTGTACAGCGCAAACCGGCGCTTGCCCGCGTCTTCGGGTCGGTCATCCAGAACCCACTGCTGCGTGGCCGCGTTGTGCTTAATGCGGAACTGCGCGTAGTCGTTCGCCTCCATCGCCATTTTCAGCAACCCGATGCCCTCCAGCGTGCGGAACTGGCTATAAACTAAATGCAGCCCCACGTGCTTCGGGTCCTGCAAGTTCTGCAGCAGCGTCAAAAACTTCGGGCTGTAAATGGACAGCGCGCGCGGGTTGAAGTACTGCTCCTCGTTGCGCTGCATGTGCTCCAGCACTTCTTTGATGCGGGCCTCGTACTGCTTGTACGCTTCGGTTGCCGTTTTTTTCTTCGCGGCCGCCGCGTCGTCGGCGTCTTCCACGTACTCGTCCGTTTCTTCAACTTCTATCACGGCGCCTTGGTCCCCGTCCCCGTCCCCGTCCCCGTCCCCGTCCCCGTACCCTTTTCCAAACGGCTTCGGACGGCCCAGCTCCCTCGGAAACACGAAGTTGCACGCCGCGCGCGAGAAGATGCGGTACGAGCTGGACGGCTCCGCGTACAGCTCCTTCATGGTGAGCGGTTTTTTCGCGGTGCCCTTGCGCACCGGCGCCATCGTTTTCCGCTTCTTGGCTTCGCGGTCCTTGTTGATTTCCGCCAGTCGCTCCTGCTGATACACGCTGAGCTGGTAGTTGCTCATCGGCACCCGCACCACTTGAAAATCGGTGGCGGCGTCGTAACGCGGCAGCAGCTGCTCTTGCGCGCTGCGGTAATACGACGTCAGCCCCAGAATGCGCCGCTGGAACACGTCCATGTTTTTCAGGTTCGCCGTGTCGGCGTCAATGAAGTACTTTTCAAATCCGTCCAGCGTGTCGGGCAGCGCCTTGTGCGCCACCGGGCTTGCCGCTGCCTTTGTGGCCTTTATGCCGTCCCCCGCAAGCGCCGCGACAATCATCTTCACAAAGTCGTCATCGCTCGCGCTGCCGCCTTCGTCCATCGTCACGCCTTCATAGAGTTTGTCTTTTTTGGAGACATTAACGAACCCAAACGGGTTGCGCGTAACGGTCAGCGCGCGATCGGCGGCGTTGTACTTCATGTAATCCATGAGCCCCGCGGTTTGCAACAGCTGCTGCAGCCGCGCCTCGCTAACACCTTGCGCCGATGACGCCAGCTGAAACGTCCACGTCTTGATGTAGCCGCGCAGGATGTTGAACAGCACGCCGATTTCGTTGGGGTAGTTGATGATGGGCGTGCCGGTTAATAGTACCACCTTCACGTTCACTGCATCCAGCAGGAAGCGGTAGAGGTTGAGCGCAACGGGCACGTCCTCGGGCTTCAACACCGCCTTTGCTTTTTTTGCCGTTGCTTTGCCCCTTGCCGCGCTGTCGTCCGGCGCCTTCTTCAAATGGTTCACGATGCGGCTCACAAAGTTGTGCGCCTCGTCAATTACAACCACCGAGTTGTCAAACGGGTTCACGGTGTATCCGAGCGACATTTCATTCAGGCGGGATTCCCGAATGCCGTTGTAACTGATGAAGGTGTATTTTTGTTGAATCATTTCGTTCAGCTGGGCGTCCACCTCGGCTTGGTCCTTGGGACTCAGCTCGCCGTAGTTGCTGGGTTTATCGGGATCCACGAGCCACGCGCCGCCGTGTTTCTTAATGTAGTCGGCGGGAACGGCCAGCGTTTCGGCAAGCTCCGGGATGAGCGCCGGTTTTTCCACGGCATCCACGAACCTCCAGTGGCGAGGCTTTTTGTAAATGTCGTCGCCGCACTTCTTCAGTTCTTTCAGGTAGTTGGTGCGCAGGAAGGCGGGCGTCATCACGTAGACGCGCTTGTCCGATTTCAGACCCTCGGCAATGGCAATGGACGAGCACGTTTTGCCGCTGCCGAGCCCGTGGTACAGCAGCAGGCCGCGATACGGGGAATACATGTTCAAGTAATCCTTGACGATTTTTTGATGCGTGAGAAGGCCGAACTCCTCGGCACTGCGGCGGTCCTCGCAGCTCACCGCGCGGGATTCGTCCATGATCTCGGCGCGGTACTCCTTGTGGAACAGCTTGTTGATAAATTCCACGAATTTCTCTCGGTTGTTCAAGTAGTATTCCGATGCAACCATGGGTTCAATGGGTTTTCTTGGGTTCATGGGTGCATTCTTTAGGACATCTTCTTGGGTCTGGTCTTGGTTGGCCTGGTCCTTGTCCTTGTCCTTGTCCTTGTCCGTTCGCTTCCGAGTACCGCGTTTCTTCTTTAGAACTTCGGGTTCCACTTCCGGAATTGGCTCTTGAATTGCTTCGGGTTCCTCTTCCACTTCAGGTAAAACCACTTTTTCTATTGCTTGTATCACAGAAACCGGAATGAGCTTTATTTTTTGGAGTTTACGGCCTTTTAGCCGAAGAACCGGCGCTTCTTCCACAAGGTGCACCACTTTAGCGGCAACTAAGTTCAGTGGATTAGGAGCGGCTTCCGTGATAATGCCTCTTGCGGCCTTGATCCGGGCAAATATGTCTTCGCGATTCACCAACTTTAAGCTTGCTTTGTCCGTGATTTTCACCGTGGGCTTCTTTTGTTTTTCTTTTTCTGTGTCTTCGCGTTCTTCACGTTCTTGTTGTTCTTCACGTTCTTTTTGCAGTTGCTGTTGTTGTTTAGCCGGTGCAACAAAGAAAGCAACCGAAAAGTGTTGCTTTTTTTCAGCCACTGGTTTTTTGCGCAGTGCGTCTAAAATGGCAACTGCTGCCGACGCCATTTATAAATATACTATAATACTATGATTTTTTTTATATTTATAATACAAATAATCTCAAATGTATAGACCACTTCCTGTTGACAGAAGTATCGAAAAAATACATGCTCTGCATATTTTTACAAGCCCTTCCGGGAATATTGACGAAACGAGTATATTATTTGAGTATACTGAATTGAAGTCAAGAGAACCCAAGCTTAAGATTAATGAATGGGTTGAACCTATGACTGCTTCTGGTTTGACTATTGAATTTCAAGACCATGATAAGCTGTTGGTATTAAAGAATACTTTATCTAGTCATACAAGAAACCCTATTAATGATGATTTATTAAACAATGCTAATCTGTACGTTGTCAATATGAGATCAGGAACTAACGGAGCACCACGACGCCGAGACGAACTAACAAACCTAATTGAAGAAGTAAGGAAATTACAAGAAGAAACCGACAAGTTACAGGAATTTGCAATACAAACACTTAAACAATCTGAACAAAAAGTGATTGAAATGTATAAAATAGAAAAAGATCAAGGAAAATCTGATTATGAATTGGGTTCTTTAGGATTATTATCTTTTGCGTTGGCATATTTACAAAGAGAAATACAGGAACCATACATTGAAGAGAGTGAATTAACTCATAAAACGAAGGTTTGGTTTACTACAATACATAAAAGAATACAAGTGTGTAAATATACTGTACCATCACCATCATTAAGATTGAGGATAATTAAGGAGTTGAAATACCAGTTTTCTGATAGAATTACAGAATTATGGCCCCTCAATCATGGTTCAGATAATGAACCACACGCCAAAATAATGCATTATGCATCTTTATATCGTAATGGAATTTTTGAAGAACAACGTGAAGCTTATCAGCGTGAATCACAGGCTGCTGCTCGTAAAGCTGCTCTTCAAGCTGCTGCTCGTGAAGCTGCTCTTATTGAATATTCTACACTACCATCTAAAATCGGATATGTAGCTAAAGCTGCAGCAAGTGGTTTGGGAAGTGCAGCATCAAGTGCAGCACGTGGTTTTGGAAGTGCAGCACGTGGGTTGGGAAGTGCAGCATATGGTGTAGTAAATGATGCATATAACAAATTTCGTCCTCCTCCTCCTCCTCCTCCTCTTCCTGATCATGAAAGAAAAAAAGAAAGAGCCAGGTCTGCATCCCCCACTAGAAAGGGTGGAAAATCCAAACACGTTAAACGCGTTAAACGATCCAGGCGCGTTAAAAGCTCAACCAAACGCCGCAAGTAAGCAATACAACCCGAACAAAATAAAATATTAAATGATGATATAACATAATCATCATTTGAAATGAGTTTAGAAAACATCATCAACAACTTGAATTTTGATGCGACACCCAGCCAGTTCATTTACGATCAATATGGACAGCCCATTGAGGTGCGTTACGTTGGAAATCACACAGATCCTCAAACTCAACTATCATATTTTGTGTATGCAACCAATGAACGAACGCCCATACTTGTCCCACAGCCACTAGCGCCCCATCAATACCCCTTATTTCATCCTCAGCCATATCAAGATGATCATCCAGCCGATCCGATGGGTTCCCCGCGTCCTCAGTCACCACGGCCTCAACGCCAACGCACTTCGCGCCAAGAGTCTGCACGCCAACGAAAGAATACGCGCCGGGCTGTGCGCAGGGCATTGCGTCTGAATCCAGACAACGCATTTGTAAATCAACAAGTGCATCCAAGCAACGTTTTCCTAAGTCAAAATCCAATTCAACGAATGCCAAGACCCGCATCTCCGGTTCACCAACAAGCGCCTGATCCAAACTCAAGTAGGTCACGTCGCAGGCAACGACAACAACAACGTCAGCAACGTCAACAACAACAACCATCCAATGTTATTTCTCAAAGGCCCCACAATCGTGTTGTGGGCGGTGCAAAAACCAAAACCCAAAGAAGGCGTCGTCATTAAGGCATGAACTGGATCGCGTAGTCGCACGCCAGCTGTTCCGCTTTTTTCTTGATTTTGTGCGAGGCTTGCGCCAGGAACACCAGAATGCGCCCGCCCGCCGCTTCGCACGCCGCGTGCACCGCATCAAACGTCTTCAGGTCAGAGAATTTTACTGCGGCTGCGGGCGTCGTCTCGTATATTTGTTGCCCCAGGCACAAATACACGCCCATGGTGTATCCCACCTCCATGTCGCGCCCGAGCTCAATGTAGTCCGGCGTGGTCTTGAACTCCTTCTGGATTTTGACTTGCAGGATGTTCTTGTAGTTGTCGTCGTTGCGGATGAGCGCGATCCAGTCAATGTGCTTCTCAAACACGTTTTCAATGAAGATTTGCGCCATCTGAAACCCGGGCCCCGTGGCAAACACGTGCTCAAACCAGTGCTCCTCGTCCCGGACCGCGATCTTGTTGTAATCCAGGAACAGCGCGCCCACGAACGCTTCAAACAAGCAGCCCAGCTTCTTCAGGTTCGTGCGCAGCTTCTTCTCCTCCGAGTGCCGCGAAATGATGAACCACTTGTGCAGCCCCATTTCGTACGCCATGCGCCCGATGGTCTCGTTCTTCACAATCGCGATTTTCTTCTCGGTCATGAAGCCCTCGTTCTCCTTCGGGAAGCGCCGGTACAGGCAGTACTTGGTCACGCACTCCAGCACGCCGTCGCCCAGAAACTCTAGGCGCTCGTTGGACTTGGAGCGCAGCGGCATGCAGTCGTCCGGCTTGTCCACCACGCTGATGGTTTCGGCCGTGTTCTCAAACTCGGGGCGCCGCGTGTACGACTGGTGCACGAACGCGCGCTTGTACAAGTCAATGTTGTGCACCTTGGGATCGGGAACGCCGTACGCGGTGAGAATAGATTGAATTTCACTCAATGTAATCTCGCGGTTTTCGGGGTTGTAGGGGTTGAATATTAAGCCGCCGTCTTCGGACGGCATGAATTCTTCCGCGTGCAGCAGTTTAGAAGTGAGCGACGGGCGTTGGGGGGATTGCATAGGTTGTATAGATTGCATGTTATATCTTCTTTCCGGGTCTTGTTTAAGTTGTTTTGGTTATGTAATTTTTGCTGCACACGTGAAAATAAAATATTTAGACATAGTATAAAACAACAACTTACGCAAAAAAAAAAATGCCTGGTTATATGTCCGGTGGAAAACGTGCCAAGATGATTCCCTCAATCACCAACAACATTTGCAATTTGGGGGGTGACAAGAAGGGCGGCCTCATTTCCATGCAGGGGCGCAATCCCAATCTTAGGAACGTCATTAGGAACAATGCATCGTATTGCAGCTGCAACATGCCTTTGGGCTGCGTTGCCGGTCTTGCGTATTTGACTGCAAAGAACTTGATCACTCGCAATCCTTTGAATTCGGGTGGTGTTCCCACGCGCATGTACAGACCCGGCCGCTTTTAAACGCATCATTTTGCATCATTTACATCATTTACATAATTACTTAAAAGGTAATTATGCAACTGTCTATAGCATTGAGAAAAAAAACAAACACAGTAAATGTTAATACGGGTTGACATCCGCGAAGACGTGCTGTATGGTTTGTTTCATGCCAATATAGGGACCCACGCAACAAACACAACCCACGAACTGCGGTCCGAGTCTCTCCCCGTGGGCGACGTCATCATCTCCTCGCCCGACGGCGAAACGGACTACATCGTGTTTGAGCGCAAGAGCTTGGCGGATTTGGCGGCGTCCATTCGCGACGGCCGATACAAGGAGCAGTCCCTTCGGCTGCAGGCGCTTCCCAACGTGCACAACCACAACGTGGTCTACATCGTGGAAGGGGATTTTTCGCGGTACAGCGAACGCTTTAGCAAAATCGGCAAGGGCGCGCTGCAGTCGGCCATGTGTTCGCTGAATTACTACAAGGGGTTCAGCGTGGTCCGGTGCATGTCCATTGCGGAGACGTTTGAAATCATCTTGAGTTACGCCAATAAGCTGGCGGCATCTCCCGCGCCGTACGGGTACTACCACACCGTTCACAAGGACGCGGATGCGAATGCGAATGCGAATGCGAATGCGGATGCGGATTATTGCAGCGCGCTCAAGGTGAAGCAAGTCAAGTGCGAGAACATCACGCCGCAGAACATTGGCGAAATCATGCTGTGCAACATTCCCGGCGTGAGCAACAAGACGGCAGCGGCCGTCATGAAAAAATACGGCACGCTGCGCGCCTTAATGGAAGCGCTTCAAGCATGCGGGAGCGGCGAGTGTTTGGACGACATTCGGCTGGAAACGCAGCGCAGGTTAAGCAAACAATGCATTCAAACCATTTATAATTTTTTAATGGGGTAGTGTATAAGGGCTGAATACATGTACGCTGGCACGCTGCTTAAGTGCGTTTTAATTGCGCTGCTTGTAGTGGCAGGGTACTACGTGATTTCTCCGCGACTACCCGTGCGCCGCGAAGGGTTTGACAACAACAGCAACAACAGCAACAACAACCTCAAGGGAACCGGAACCAACAACCTCAAGGGAACCGGAACCAACAACAACAACAACAACAACAACGCCCCGTCTTCGGCCGACGTCCCGAACGTGGTTGCCGAGAAGTCAAGCAATTTGTTGAAAACCAGCATGTCAAACATGATGGGACTGCTTCAAATCAGCAACAACCGAAACTCGTATGAAGGTCTCATTACGACAATGGACACGTGGACGCAGGCCAAGGTTGTGGCGTCCCTCAACGCGCTGGCCGCGCAAATGCTTTCGGATTCAAGCAACCAAGGCTCCATGATGTCGCCCCCGAGCGAAAAAACCGTTTCACTCATCAACGCGATCAATTCCATGACAACCTTTCAGACCGCGTCGTTGCCGGCCATCATGAAATCCGTAAACAACGCTTAACCTTAAGCTTAACCTTAAACGCGGATCTTGACCTCGTTCCCGGAATAACGGCCGGCATCAATGAGGGACTGCGTGTACTTGTCCCCGCCCCAGTTGGTTTTCATCGGGTTTGCGCTCATGTAATTGGCGTGCGCGCGGTGGTTTGCTTCGTCGGTCACGGACCACGCTTTGGGTTCCATCGGGTCAAATGCGGGGTACGCATTGGCATCCAATGGCGGATTGTCGGCGTCTTCAATGCGGTCAGAGGACGCAGGCGTAGGCGTAGGCGCGGGTGGCAGCCCGCCTTGCGGCTCCATCGGGCTGGGGCGGATTTTGTAAACGGGTTTGCCCTGCGCGTCAAACGTGTGCTGCAGGTACAGCACGGGGCATCGTATGCCTTGGCTGCGCTGCCACTCCATGAATTCCGCGTATTCTTCTAAATCATTGAACTTAAGCGGATTCACGCCGGGAACTTTGGCAATTCGGCTGTTGTGCAAGTACAGTTCGCTGCCTTTTTGAATGAGGATGTCGGGGCAGCGCTGCGATGCATTCACGCGCCCTTCAAACGCTTCTTGCACGGTTTGGCTGCTGTGCGTCGCCGTAAACAGCAGCCCGATAATGAATATGACTAAAATGCCCCAAGTGGTGAGTTGCATGAAATATATGGAATTGGAATATTATATGCAAACATAATTTAATTTTACATTTTTATTTGTTATTCGCATGTTTCAAATAAAATAAAATTAAATTATATACATATACTATACATACATATACTACGTGAAATGCCTCACAGACGAACGCAGAAAAAACAAAAAAAACAAAAACAAAACCAAAAAAAGAATCAACGTGGTGGTTATGTTCCGGGTGAAGTTTACTACTTTAACCAACGTAATACGAATGATTTGGATCCGCTTATGCGGAGCAGTGTGCCAATGGTTATCAGGCATAACAATGAAGATTGCGATTATTGCAAATCGTTTGAGAAACAATGGAAACAGATTGAAGATGTGACCAAAACGTATCCCCAATCGTACAGTGTTGCCAGCATGGACCCTGACGCCACCGAATACATTATGAAAAATAATAAATATAATTACCCGCTCATAAATGGCGTTCCGGCGGTTGTGTTGGTCAATAAAGACGGTGTTCCAGTTGAACACACCGGACCAAACACGTTTGAAGGCCTTCAAGAATTTTTGGAAAAAAATGGTTTGAAAATAGTGTCGGTAAACAATGACGTTTATAGTGAAAACAATAATTCTGGTGCTGGCGCTGGTCTTGGCGCTGGTCTTGGACTTGGCGCCACTGGTTCTAAATCGGATTCTTTAGAGTCGTCGGATTCCTTAGCGTCGGATTCCTTAGCGTCTCCATCTGAGTCAGGATCCTTAGCGTCGGATTCCTTAGCGCCTCCATCTGAGTCAGGATCCTTAGCGTCGGATTCCTTAGCGTCTTCATCTGAGTCAGGATCCTTAGCGTCGGATTCCTTAGCGCCTCCATCTGAAGAGCCTCCATCTGATGTCGTGTCAAAAGTCCGGGAAACTGTTTCTAACATAAACGTTGGTATTGAAAAAGGCATATCAAAATTAACTGAACCCATTGATTTTAAGAATTTGTTTGGGTTCAAATCGTCAAATGAAACAAATGCAAATGCAAATGCAAATGAAACAAATGCAAATGCAAATGAAACAAATGCAAATGCAAATGAAACAAATGCAAATGCAAATGAAACAAATGCTGCATTTTCGGACATGCCGGAAGAATTAAAAGATCAAGAACAGCAACCTCAACAACAACCACAACAACCACAACAACCACAACAACCTCAACAACCTCAAGGGAACCAACCACCTCCTCCGCAATTGCCTTCTGTTGGAGGAAAAAGCAAAAAGAATAAGAATAAAACCAAGAAAGGCAAAAAAAGCCGTCGTAAAACCAAGCGTCGACAACACCGATCAAGAAAATAAAGGCCTTTAGTATTTTTCACATTTTTTCAGATAAAATGTGTAAAAATTGAATTCCCAAATGAAAATCAATTAAATGCTTCAACGCATCTGTATACATCAAGAACAAGATCAATAATCATGGCCGAAGTTGGATCATTCCGTTTGTTTGACTTTCAAGTGAGGGATGAAGTGACTGGCGCCGGCGGTTCAGGTTCAAACAGCAGCACTAGCAGCGGCAGCGGCAGCGGCAATGGTTTCAGCAAGGACAAAAAGTGTTTCACAATCCAAATGTTTGGCATCAATGAGCGCGGGGAAACTTGTTGCATCACTGTGCGCGACTATCAACCCTTCTTTTACGCCAAGGTGCCGGAGTCATGGGGATTTGAAGCCAAGGCGCGCTTCATCGCCGAACTAAAAAAAGCGGTCGGAAAATTCAGCGAGGACTCCATTTTGACGGACGACTGCAAGCTCATTCGCCGCAAGGCGCTCTACGGGTTTGACGGCGGCAAGGACCACAAGTTCCTGATGCTGAAATTCAAAAACATGGCCACCATGAACAAGGTGAAGAATTTGTGGTATAATCGCAAGGGGGATGAAATGCGGCTGCATTCGCAAGGCTACAACGGCACCCGTATTTACGAGGCCAACATCCCGCCCCTGTTGCGCTACTTCCACATCAAGGACATCAGCCCGTCTGGCTGGGTCAAAGTCAAGGGCGACCCCGTTGACTCTAATAAGCAGACCACGTGCCGGTATGAATACCGCGTTGGGCACAAGTGCGTCGTACCGCAACCCGAAAAGGAAACCCTGGTTCCCTACAAAATCATGAGCTTTGATATTGAAGCCAGCAGCAGCCACGGCGATTTCCCCGTGCCCATCAAAACGTACAAAAAACTCGCCACCAATATTGTGGACGCGTGTTTAAAAGACCCCGCAACCGCTGCAACCAAATCCGAGGTGCATCGCATGGTTCGCACCGCATTCCACGACCCCCTGAAGGGTCGCCCCTTATTCACGCCGTACGACGACATTGAACGCATTTACACAAAAACCGCGCCCACCAATCAAGAGTTGGACGCCATGTTTGAGCGCATGTGGACCAACCCAATTCAATTACTCATAGACGAGGCGGACCCGGAAACACTGAAGAATGTGAACACCATTGAGAGCATGTTTGAAAAATACAAGGCGGATGCAGAGGCGGATGCAGAGGCGGATGCATTGGACGCAGACGCAGACAATGCCGACGAAGAAGGCAATGACGACCGAAGTGTCTTCACAATGGCGACGGCAGTCGCAACAAAACCCCACTTCTCATCCGTACCCGCGTCTGGGGTGAAAGACAAATCCATCGCAGAAATGCTGCAGTCTTCCGCGCTGGATCGCGAAACCAAGATCAACCGCATGAACGACGCGCTTCTGGCCGTGTTTCCGGCCGTGGAGGGCGACAAGGTCACGTTCATCGGCTCCACTTTCCTGCGATACGGCGAAGCCCGCCCCTATTTGAACCACTGCCTTGCGCTGGGGGCCTGCAACCCCGTGCCTGGCGCCGACATTGTCAGCTGCAAAACCGAGCGCGCGCTGCTGCAAGCCTGGACCGCCCTCGTCCAGCGCGAAGACCCCGACATCGTTATCGGCTACAACATCTTCGGGTTTGACTACAACTTCATGTTTCACCGCGCCCAGGAAAATCACGTGGAAGACGAATTCCTCAAGCTGTCGCGCAACGCCGACGAGTTTTGCGGCAAGCGCGATTTCAAAACAGGGCGCGTCAGTATTGAAGAAACCAGCATCGCCCTCGCCAGCGGGCAATACGACTTGCACTACATTGCCATGCCCGGCCGCCTGCAAATTGACATGTACAACTATTTCCGCCGCGACTACAACCTCACCTCGTACAAGTTGGACTACGTGGGCTCCTACTTCATCGGCGACAACGTCCATCGGGTGGAGCATCCTGATGATAGAACCCGCATTTTCAGCAAAAACCTCACCGGTCTGGAAGTGGGCAACTACATTGAGCTGGAGGAGACCGGGCATTCAACCGACCCCTACAAGGACGGCCAAAAATTCCAGGTCATCGCGGTCAACCCCGAGGCCGGCTACTTTGAAATCGTCGGTCACGAGACGCCCGACCTCAAGAAGCAAGTGCGCTGGGGCGTTTCAAAGGACGACGTCACGCCGCAGGACATTTTCCGCATGACGAACGAGGGCCCCGGCCCGCGCGCCGTCATCGCCAAGTACTGCATTCAGGATTGCAACCTCGTGCACCACCTCATGAACAAGGTGGACGTCATCACGGGTTATAACGAGATGGCCAAAATTTGCAGCGTGCCAATTAGCTTCCTGGTCATTCGCGGCCAGGGCATCAAGCTGACGAGCTACATGGCCAAGAAGTGCCGCGAGAAAAACACGCTCATGCCCGTCATTGACAAGGGCCCGTCCGGCGAAGGCTACGAGGGCGCAATTGTGTTGCCCCCCAAGCGCGGTCTTTACCTGGACAACCCCGTCGCCTGCAACGATTACTCGTCGCTGTACCCCTCTTCCATGATCAGCGAGAATTTGTCACACGACAGCAAGGTGTGGACCAAGGAGTACGACCTGGACGGCCGCATGGTGCGCGAAACGGGCGAAAAAGACCCGAAAACCGGCGAACATATGTACGATAACCTTCCCGGGTATGGTTACGTGGACGTGGAGTACGACACGTATCGCTGGAAGCCGAACCCGCGCGGCAAGATGGAGAAGCATTTAAGCGGGAAAAAGGTGTGCCGGTTTGCGCAATTCAAGGACGGGACGAAGGCCATTCTGCCGTCCATTTTAGAAGAATTGTTGGCTGCGCGCAAGGCCACGCGCAAGCTGTCGGAGCAGCAGTCTGACCCCTTCATGGCCAACGTGCTGGACAAGCGGCAGCTGGCCTACAAGGTGACCGCAAACTCGCTGTACGGGCAGTGCGGCGCCAAGACCAGCTCGTTCTACGAAGTGGATGTGGCGGCGTCCACGACGGCCACGGGGCGCAAGCTGCTCACGTATGCCAAGCGCATGGTGGAAGAAGTGTACGGCAACGCTGTTGTTCCGACGAAGGCACACGGCACAGTGCGAACACGGGCAGAATATGTATATGGAGACACGGACAGTGTATTCTACACGTTCAACCTGACTCACACGGACGGAACCCCCATTCGCGGCAAGCCGGCTTTAGAAATCACGATTGAGCTCGCGCGCCAGGTGGGCGACATGGCCTCCGCGTTCCTGAAAGCCCCGCACGGCTGGGTCTACGAAAAGACGCTCATGCCGTTCGGCCTGCTCCAGAAGAAGCGCTACTTCGGCATCCTGTACGAGACGGACCCCAACAAGGGCAAGCCGAAGAGCATGGGCATCGTGCTGCGCCGGCGCGACAACGCGCCCATCGTGAAGGACGTGTATGGCGGCCTGATAGACATCCTGACAAAGCAGCAGGACTTGGAGGCGGCGATCAACTTCGTGCGCGAATCGCTGCAGTCCCTCGTGGACGAGCGCGTGCCCATGGACAAGCTGATTATTACAAAGTCGCTGCGCTCCACGTACAAGAACCCGCAGCAAATTGCGCACAAGGTGCTGGCCGACCGCATGGGAAAAAGAGATCCGGGCAACAAGCCGAGCTCGGGGGACCGCATCCCCTTCGTGTACATCCACAACGCGGACAAGAAGGCGCTGCAGGGGGAGCGCATTGAGACGCCGGACTACATCCGTGCTAAGCGTCTAAAACCGAACTACTCGTTTTACATCACGAATCAAATCATGAAGCCCGTGGCGCAGCTGTTCGGGCTCGTGCTGGAGCAAATGGCGGCGTTTCGGCGCAAGAAGGCGCGCTTCCTGGAAGAGCTGGAAGCCGTGCGGAGCAACTGGACGGAGAGCGACGACAAGCTGCAGAAGAAGCTGGACGACCTGCGTTTCCGTGAAGTGAAGGAGCTCATATTTGACGAGTACTTGCGCCAGGCAGACAACCTGGCAAAATCAAATAAGAGCATAACCGAATTCTTTAAGGCTAAAAAGTAAACAATGGATTTGTATTTTATATGCTGTTTGAGTTAAAATGATTATAGATTCATTGTGCCCGCCGGCAGTGTTGTATCTTGGGTTTTCAGTAATCCTGATTATTATTGATTTATTTAGAGGCCAACAAAATAGCGCTTTTTTGAAGGTGATTGTCATTATAATTTTCACAATTTTACTGAATCAACTCTGAAAGAATGCGAACGCTATTGTCGCATCATTGGCTAATATTTCGATGTCTTGTCTAGTTTCGCATGGTGTTGTATCCGCCGCATTGAGAGCATTTCATGCCATATGGATGATAGCAAGCATTACCGTTAAATCTACAATCATTTAACAGATAAAATTATAATATGCAATTATGTATATTATGAGTAAAAAAAGACCGCGTTCGCCTACGTCCGCTTCATCGGCCATTGCGGCCTTTAATGCAGCGGTAGAATTAGGAATGCAACCGAATGATGATGGAACGAAAAGCCCTCGTAGTGTGTTTCGAGGTTCACACGAAATACTTCGTGATATATCCCTACGAACACGCGACCCAAATGAAGATTATGACTGGGTTGTTAATGTATTTGGCTTTCAATCATTGTCATATAAACCTGGTTATGTGATAACTTTAGGCATAGAGCTAGTTGTTGCAAGCAAACCAATTGCCATATTCATAGATTTGCCAGCACTCGGCCATGATTATAAGCATAATAGTGATTATATGAAATCAATAATGTTTTACAACACCGACGTTCCTACACAAATGTTGTGTTCGTTTCATGAATTGTTGATGTTGCATCTTGATTATGCAAATATAAATAATCCAATCGGACAAGCCTTTTCTAAAAGATTGCGTGAAAGTTTGAAATTACAAAACCCACATTTTGAACTTCTTCAAGCCCTAAAACGCGCACAAAGTGAAGGTAAACTAATAATGAGATGCACATTGGGTAATTTACAACGAGTTCTACGAGCAGCAAAGATTGAAGAAAGACACAATCCAATGAGACCACATATGCCGGGTATTATAAAAAAAAAGTTGGGCGTTAGCATTACTTTAGATGGTGGAAAAGGAAAATTGAATAAATCGCGCAAATCGCGAAAGCATCGGCGTTCTTAGATGTCTTGTCTAGTTTCGCCCATGCATTGGGTGAAAGCATGGTTTTTCGACACAACGGGCAGCTGGTTTGATATGTGTGTGTGTGTGTGTGTGTATGTGTGTGTGTGTGTGTGTGTGTATGTGTGTGTGTGTGTGTGTGTGTGTGTGTGTGTGTGTGTGTGTGTGTGTGTGTGTGTGTGTGTGTGTGTGTGTGTGTGTGTGTGTGTGTGTGTGTGTGTGTGTGTGTGTGTGTGTATTTTTTTATCACGTACATGTAAACATGCCTATTACATTGCGTACTAATCCGCATACTGGCACAGTGAGAAAATCCCTAACAGTTAAAAAACCGCTTACCTTCAAGGTTAAAAAACCGCTTACCTTCAAGGTTAAAAAACCGCTTACCTTCAAAGTTAAAAAACCGCTTACCTTCAAGGTTAAAAAACCCCAACTTGAAAACCTAGTTTTTCCTCCACAACCGCCCCGCATAAGCTACATTCGAAAAAAACCCTATCAACAACTAGAACCATGGAGAAAAAAAGTATTGAGAAGTGTTCCTCCTCAGTTTAGCTCTAAATTCGCTACTAAACAAATCCACTATGTTGCCGCAATCATATGTCATGGGATATCGTGCGATCAAGCTGAACATCTTGTTTGCCAAGGTAGTAGTGCCCTATGCGAAAACCCATTATTCAAAACCGAGTATGATGTGGTTTTTACGAGCAAATATGGAGACACTTCCGCAGTTTATGGCAATTCGCATTTGGCCGGCAATTATCTTTGTGAAAAAATGAAACAGAGAAAAAATGGCAGTGGTGCCGAATTTATGGAAATTTTAGATTCAACAATTGATAGAAGTGATATTACTAGTGATAATGGCAAAACAGTAGGAATTGCAGGTGCATTAGGGAAAAATACTATCTTAATACAAAAAGACATCGGGGATAATGTCGCAGATGTGGAGCTTTTTATGGATGGAACCCATTCTCAATACATAAATAAGAACGATAATGATAACGACTGTATATTTTTATTCAAGTTTGATGCCATAAATGAATGCGACAATGTAAATGATCACAATGCATTAGCAGCAGTTAATCCAGACGAATTAATTAAACAAAAAGCGGGTTTAGATTATGTTGCACAAGCTGCTAAAAATTTGCAAAGTTTTATTGAACCGACTACCCCCACCCAAAAAAAAGACAATGGAACGTATTGGAGCGACGTAACACATCAATTGAAGGAATTCAGAGATAACCCTGATCCGTTTAAGAGAATTGTTCGGCTTTCTGACATTCTTGGTAAAAAAAACATTTTCCCCGAAGGCACGGTTGTTGTTACTTACGTATGTCGCAGTACATTGGTACGTGATTTGTGCGTGAACACTCCAACTGCTGAGGATTACACACCCGCGTATCATGCACAAACAACTCTTAGTTTCGGATCGTTCGTACCACCTCCTAATGATTTCGGGGGTGCTGCAGCTGCAACACCCACCGGAATGTCAGGATCACCTGCAATCGGCTTCGGGTCATCAAGTGGAACGCCAAGTGGAACGCCTGTAAGTTGGTTTGGAACACCTGGAACACCTGGAACACCTGGAAGTTGGTTTGGAACACCCACATCTAATTTCAATTTTTTTGGAACACCCACGTCATCACAGTTCAATCCGGATTCTCCATCATGGAGATCAAATGGAGGAACAATGAAAAAAAGGAAAAACATAAAATCTCTCAAAACCCGAAAATCAGTCAACTTCATCAAGGGGAGAAGATCCAGATCCTGAATTAGATCCAGATCCAGATCCAGATCCTGAATTAGATCCAGATCCAGATCCAGATCCAGATCCAGATCCTGAATTAGATCTATTGTTGATCATGTCAAATGAAAAAATAATGGAATCATCATTCACTGAATTCAATTCAAACCCTGGAATATTTTGACTGTTTCTCAAAAGCTCATTGTAAACTGCATTGATATCAATTTCTGATTCAAGCGGAATGTCTAACAAGCGACGAAATCTCGGTGCATTCGTATTGGCATTTGTGATTGCATTCGTACTTGTGATTGCATTCGTACTTGTGATTGCATTCGTACTTGTGTTTGTGTTTGTACTTGTGTTTGTGTTTGTACTTGTGTTTGTGTTTGTACTTGTGTTTGTGTTTGTACTTGTGTTTGTGTTTGTACTTGTGTTTGTAGCATTTGTATTCGCGTTCGTTGTAGTTGTACTCAGCAAATCATGCCTGCATGTGGGGCATGTATTGTTCATGCGCAACCATTGAGACAAGCTGTCCGAATTGAAAATGTGCCCACAATGACGAATGCGCGCAACACTTTGCGACGGTTCAAACACATCGTGCGTGATTGAACACACCGTGTTTAATGGATTTATAATATTGTCAAATCGCGTTATTTGCAGTCGTTCATTCAATTCGGATTGCGTCAACCTACGTTCTTCCGGTGGATACAACATGCCAATTAATGCGTTCACAATGTTATTTTCCAATGAAGCAGTTGGAATAGTTCTTAGCAAACTGGTTCTCATTGGAACAGTTCTTATGTTTAAAAGGTCTGATTGTCTTAATGGCTGTAATACACGCTCTCTTGGTGTTGTTGGTGCTGGTGTTTCTCGCGTTGGTGCTAGTGTTGCTGCTGTTGGTGCTGTTGGTGCTCGTGTTTCTCGCGTTGGCGCTGGCGCTGGCGGCGCCGATGGCATTGGTTCCGGCTGAGACTGATTCCAATAATACGACGATTGTTGTGACTGATTGTAAGGATTGGGGACAATCAACCAAGGATACGGATTTGTGTTGATTGAATTGCGCGTGCCATGCAGCGCTTGTTCCAACACATGATACATGTGGTTTGAATGGTATGTGAAATGCGTGTAACTTTGAATCAAACTTTCATACATTGCAAACAGGCGTGCGTTGTAATAAGGTATGCTGTTTGCGTCATCTTGCGGCGGAAATGGTTGGCCCTGATTTTGTGGTTGGTTACGGCGGCGTGGCATTTGTTTGTATTAAATACATTAACTAGTTATCATTTTTTTAAGCGCAAACACAAACAAATGATATTATTTTGAAAAAAAAAGTTGTTTACCCACAACGAGTTTCGATCTCGCGACCTCCCAGATTAGATAACCATCCTATCGTTCGGACGACATCCATATGAAACAGAGGTCGGCATTTTTTTGACTGGACGATGTTTGAGATTCCGGGCGCTCTTCCGCTGAGCTACGCAGGTATTATGAATACTTTGCCGCAATGGCAAAGGCTCTGGTGCACTGCATGCACCTGTGCGACGTTGATGTTGTTGTATGCCACCTGTAGGTATCGATCCCACACCGTTCTTTTAATGAGAAAGAAGATAACCATCAGTTTTTCGGACCCGCACGCAAATGCAGGGCAATTGGGGTAACCGACGGTGTTTAACGTCCGCCGTGGAAGTGGCTTGGCTTGTAATTGCTGCGTTTAACGTCCAGCTTGACATCATCAGGGAACTACGTTCCCCGAACCCCTCCTTATACGTGGGTCCCGACCCCTGTTTCTGTAAAGCAATTAAATTTGAATTAAGCATCGGGGCAAGTTTCGATTTCAGGTGATCAGGCCTGATAATTCCGTACCCGATGGTGACAAGTGTGCAGATCCGTCCGCACGTGGTTCCTGTTTCTGTAAAGCAGGTAAATTGGAATAAATACCGGCAACAGGTTTCGATCCTGTGACCTTCCGCTTATAAGGCGATAACCATCAGTCTTTCGGACTTGTGCAAGTCTAAAGTTGCGACCGACGATGTTGTAGACGCTCTGCCGCTGAGCTATACCGGTAACAAGTTGCTGCGTTTAACGTCCAGCTTGACATTTTGACATGTGAATAAATTGTAAGTACCCCCCTAATAATTTCTAGATGAATGTACTACTGAAAATTCGGTTTATATCGCAGTTGGAATTGCGCTCATGCCGAAACAAATCGTTGTCAACCGACCGTTAGGCTATGAGTGCATGTTGTATTCCAACTGCTTGAAACCCATGCATCGGAATGCATATATAAAGATGATGATTCTCTGGATGACCCCCCCCCCTTACATGGGTCTAATCAAACCGGAGGATATGCGCGGCAACGGCAACGGCAGCTCTTGGCGCGGTTGAATGGGGATAATTGATTTGGGAGCAGGACGAGGGCAGCGGTTAAAGTTCGTGGTGTTGCCATTAAATGCATTGATGCGAATGGACAACTTGGACTCGGCGTCAAAGCAGGAAAATTGGGGGCTCAAAGACATGTTTATATGTTTACGAGATATTTTATTTTTTACGGTTTTAACGTGTGTGTTTCATTCATGGACTGTGAAATTGCATAAGTTCTACCAGTTGCACATTTTGCCCGCGGTGTGAAGGGTGTCGGCGTTTGAGGATGAAAGCCGTTATGCCGGCGGCAATGACTACAACCCCCAGCGTTGACCCGACCGATACAGCCACTACGGTTGTGGTTGGCAATGCGGCGCTGTCCGGCGATGAATAGCCCGCATCAACTGCAGCGGTTGTGGCCATCCGGTCATACAAACAAACCGGCGCGGCCGGAGTAGTTCTTGACATGACGCAGCGCACTTCATTATTGGTGGTATCGCAGTTGAACACTTTTTGCGAAAATGGGGTCGTATCGCAATCGGGATCCCATGCTCCGCATTCGCAGTCACACCCGTCTTTGGATCCGTAAAACAGAGGGTTGCACGTCCAGGTGGCGGGTACAGCGCCGAGCGCGTACTTCCCCCAAGGTGCGCCGTCAACATCCGTGTCATTGGAGAAATAGAATTGAGGGTGATGCACGGCTACTCCCGCCTGAACTTGTATGAGCTTTCTATCGCTGAGGACTTCGTGGCGCAAAGCACAAATCGGCTCATTCATCGGCCCCGGAATGCAGATGTCGTCGTAATTCGGACAATTTATGGCTACCGCCTCAAACGCGTTACAGTCGGGGTCAAAGGTGCCGCAGTTGCACTGACACCCATCCCCCGACCCGTATTGTTCCGGTTTGCACGTCCATTCCAGTGGAATTTCGGCCCTATTTTTCAAACTCAACTCGGAACCACCCGCTGCAGGGCGAACTCCGAGAACGCGGTACAAGTACGTTGAATAGGCGCACGTAAAGGTCCAACACACGTTGCTTCGCCCACTTCTAGGGGTCCATGCCCACGTGGCGGGGTCACACGTAATGGATGTCAGGCCTCCGGCAATCAGACCATACTGGGCCGTGTTCCATCCCGCGCCCACCAATGCTGCAATGGCCGAGCGCTCCTGTTGAGCCGTGGCGGCCCTAGCTACGCTGCCCTGCAACTCGCCTATAAACCAGGAACTGCATTTATAAACACCATTCGGATTTTTGGACTCGTCTCTTAATGTTCCGCCGTTCCCATTTTCATAGCCAATATCTCTCCATTGCGTAAACGGGGTCCGAATGCCGCAGTTTCCGGCTTGGGCGCAAGAATAGTCCATTTGCACCCAAGTATGAAATGGTATGGACGTGGACCGACAAATTTTGGCTCCCGAACAGGACGATACCAAAAATAATAGCGTAAAAATAGCCGGATTCATCATGTTCATACTATTATGCATAATCCGTTTTATACATAATACATACAAAATTCATTTATTTGCATTTATTTGCATTTATTTGCATTTATTTGCATTTATTTTTCATGTTTTCTCTCATTTGTGTTTGTCAATTTGTACATTTTTTATGAACCCTTTAATTATTTTTTTGTGCGCGTTGTCATCGTTCTCAATGTTTTTGTAGAGCTCTTTGCACAGCGCCAGGTATTCGGTGTGCAGCTTTTCTTTGGTTTCCCACCCCGGGTGCGCGTCAATCCAGTCCTGTATGCGCTTGATTTGGTAGCACGATGTCAAATAAATGAATTTCTTGATGTTGGCGCAGTTGTCGTCTTTGATCCACTCGTCCGCTTTCACGTACATGGTTTCGCGCTTGACGTCCGTGCAATGAATCGGGCGCTTGTGCACCTCCATGCCCTTCAAATTGTTCACGATAATGGAGCTGACGCCTTCAATGATGCCATTATTCTTCGTAAATTCCAGATCTTCAACAGTGATGTTGAGAGATTTCACAAAATCACTCAATTTAATGGCATCCTTGCATTCCGTATTTAAAAACACCTGCAGGTTGAATTGTTGGTTCATCGTGTTGGTTGTGTTGTTGTTAATTGTCATGTTCCTCTCCTTGCTCAGCTCTATGAGCTGCGTTTGCAACGTTTTGTTTTGCTCCATAAGCTGTTCCACAATCTTCATCATGTTGAATTCGGGTGATGCCGATGCCGATGCAGCAGCAGCAGCAGCAGCACATGCTTCATCGTCACCACATGATGCAGCAACCGATGGAATGTTTAATTTTTTAATGTTTTTAACCGGTGCAGATTCCATGTCAATGTGTATTTCGGGAATAACTGCAATGCTAATTGTATTTGGCCTGGTCGTATTTTTTGCGCACTTCTGCTCATGATACCACAAACTGTTTCGGGCGTCGTATCCTTTTCCGCAATGCGCACATGCAAACGCCTTTTTGGACCATTCCACGATTAATGGCTTGTGTGTGCATTTTTTTTCATGATACCATTTGCCATTGCGCGTCCCGAAAACTTTAGGACAATAATCGCAATTGTACTTTTCGTTTTTTTCGGCTTCATCGTGGTCTGAGATGCATGTCAGCACAAGGTTCAATTCATTTGTCAAAATTTCTCTCAAAACATCCTTTGGTATCTTAAAAAATTTCCGGTTGGCTTCTATGCGATACTGTTTCAAATGGGTATGAATACGCGTTTCAAGTTCGGGTCCTTCGTGCGTAACAATCACGTACTCAACCACAAAATATGTTGGAACACCGGTGGTTTGCATCGCGCGTTTAATGTGGTGTTTCCTCGTCCAACCGATTTTCAGTACATCGTCGTCATAAGATGGGTTTGACATGATGTAAACATACTGGTCTTTCGTCTCGTTCATAATAACTATGTTTAATAACTATGCATATTATTTAATACATGGTGCGTTCTAAATATTCAATGCGACAGATCAGGATGTTAAAAAAAATGTTCAAAAAACTAAAAAATCCATTTCTTAATGTTCAAAATATTCTAAAAGTTCATAGAATGTATTTTTTAACATTGGTGCCTTTTTTTAAGTTTTTTTTGGGTCAAAAAATCACCCCTCGTGGTGCCTTTTTTTAAGCGCTGCATTATGCTCACGATTTTACATCAATACAACTTTAAATATTTTTTGTTATTTTTTCGAAAAACTTTGCACAAGAGTCGAAAAAATTTCAGAAAATGGACAAAAAAAATGTCCAAAAATCGATATGGCGAAACCTTTTTGCGCAAATTCGACGCGGCGCTAGGTAATTTGCGGAACTTTTTTAGAACGGGAAAGTCCCAGACCATAATGGTGCAAAAATGGGGCTAAAAGGCTACCTGAAGTTTTGCTAGGTAAATACATTGCGTAAATGCGCAACATGCACCCACAAACGCCCCATTCATTTTGGGCGAAGACATGACGAGAGAAAATCCGAGGCGAAGGGATTGTATTCGGCGGATTGTGATTTAAAAACAACTTGACGCATGAAATGCATAAAACCAGGACCCCATGCCGAAAAAGATCTTCATTTCAACCCCTTGCTACGATGCAATGATGACGATGCAGTACACGCTGAGTTTGCTGAATTTGATAACGGCTTTGCGTCAGCGCAACATTGATTTCGTGATTGACTTCATTGGCAACGAGAGCTTGATTCCAAGGGCGAGGAACAACTCGCTGGGGAAGTTCATGCGGTCGGATTGCAGCCACTTGTTTTTCATTGATGCCGACATTGAATTTCAGCCGGATGCGTTCATGGACTGCCTGACATTCAACAAGGACGTGGTGTGCTGCGGGTATCCCAAAAAGGGGTACAACTGGAACCGGCTGCTGCACTCGCTGATGAAGGAGCCGGATTCGCGGGAATCCATTGACTCCAGAGGGCTGGACTACGCATTCAACGCAGCCAGCGATGCCGCCGGCCAACCGATTGTTAAGCAGGGGTTTTTGCAGGTGAGCCACGCATCAACCGGGTTCATGCTGATTAAACGAGAGATTATTGAAAAATTGTGGGCCAAACACACCGAACTGGAAATAATAACGGACAGCTTGTCGCAGACCAATGAAACCATATGCGGGCTGTTTTGCTGCATGATAAAGGACAAGTGCTACTTGTCGGAGGATTATTCGTTCTGCGACAGAGTGAACGAGGTTGGCGGCACCGTGTGGATAAGCACCACCCACAATTTGAACCACGTCGGAAAACACGTGTTCAGAGGAGACATTAAAAATCGGAAAACGCTCATTAGAAGCGCGGCCGAAAAGCAGTTCTACTAATCACAATGAATGGCTGCGTTTGTAGCGGTGATTTTTTTTTGGCACGATTGTATAAAAAGCCATGGCCCACGTATTGACTTCATATGGTGAAATTGCAGACAAGTACACCATATTGGAAATTAAACTGGAGCACATTACCGACGAAACTAAAAGAGTGCACATTTTGAAGGACATGGATGCATTGATGCCCACGATCCGCGCGTTGACCGCCGATGCCGCGTGCAACGGCGAAGCCGTATTGAAACTGATTCATGAACTGAAAACCGTGAACCAGTCGTTGTGGTGCATTGAAGACCTCATTCGCATGAAAGAGCGGTTGTCGCAGTTTGACGAGGAGTTCATCACGTTGGCCCGCAACGTTTACACGCAAAACGATGCGCGGGCCCGCATAAAGTACAGCATCAATGGGTTGACCCGCAGTCCGCTGGTGGAGGAGAAATCGTATCAATGATCCAATGATCCAATGATCCAATGATCCAATGATCAATCCACGATATCCGAAATGGCGGTTGATAAATCGGCAACAACATTGTCCCAGGATGCAACCGCGGTTTGCCGAAACGCTTTCACGCGGGGGTACCACAAGTGATCGGCGGGTTTCCACCGCCACTCGCACCCCAGGGTGAGCATGCACCAGCACGGCACGTTCATTGTGCCGGCCAAGTGCACCAATGACGTGTCTGTGGTGATGACCCAGTCCGCTGCCTTTAATAGGGTGACCGTGTCTTTGAATGCGTGCCCCGCGTTGTCCAGCAACGGGCCGCAGTTCTTTACACCGTGTGCATCCAAAATGGCGGCCTCTTCCGGTGACACGGTTTTTTGAACGGAAATGAATTGAACCGCGTGGGCATGGCGCCGGAACAGGGGGGCCAACAATTCCAATGGAATGGAGCGGTTGAAACGCTCCATAACGTTCGCCTTGTTCCCACACCAATTGATGACGACGTTCTTCTTGGACGGGTGGATGAAGCCGGCGTCCAGCTGCAACGGCGACCCGCACACGTGCTCCAAATATGGTTCGAAGGGCAACGCTTCGTACGTGATTTTCAAATGCACAAACAGCATGACGACATTGGTGTGGTAGTCGTATTTTTGCGGTGCTGCCTTGAATGCCGACAGCTGCACGACTTGCAAGTTCCGTATGCCGACGAACGCTTCTTGCATCATCCAATGCAGCTCGTCGTTGACCAAGTACATGATGCGGTTATGCGGTTGAGAGACGCACACGCGCCGTATGAATCGGCTGTGCATGATGATGTCCCCGATGCCTCCGGAGTTGTAGATGAGCAGCGTTTTGTCTCGGTCATTTTGTTTGAAGTAGGATATTGTTTCGGGGGATATGTTGGGACCCACAAAATGTTGTAAATAAGGCATCAACGTTCCAACCTTGTCGTATTCATTGTTATCCAATAATGCATGGCACTGAATTTTACGAGCGTGCTGAAACAATTCGGGCGAGATTGTGCTGTGCACGATGAATAGTTTATTCATATACCGATTTTTTTTTCCTATGGCAGAGCAACTAACTTCGTACGCGCAATACAACTGCAGCAAACCGTTGGCGTTCGCGGAAGTGATCGCCGCCGTTCGGTGTTTGTCCGCAAGCGGTGTTAACAACGCGTGGCATTGGCCGAACCGCCCGTTTTCAAAATGCGCCATTGCGGTTGCAAACAATTCGGCATCGGTCATGGATGGATGGGTTTTGTGTAAGTAATGTATTTACGGGTTTAATACATTTTTTGCAAGATAAGCAATTAAACACACCACCACATACTGAAATATTGAATTCATTTGTATTTGTATTTGTATTTGTATTTGTATTTGTGTTTGTATTATTTGCAATGGCATTTGAGGCGTACAAAGACAAGGGCCTGAGCGGTCTGGCCAACATGGGCAACACGTGCTACGTGAACGCGTGCCTGCAGCTGCTTTCGCACACGTATGAATTCAGCGACTTTCTCTCTAAAAACGGCGGCGAATACCGCGCGCGACTGAACAACAAGGTGGACTCCGTGTTACTGCACGAGTGGGACAAGCTGCGCGAGATGCTGTGGTCGGGTAACTGCATCATTTCGCCGGGAGGGTTCGTGTCCTCCATGCAAAAAATCGCCCGAATTAAGAACATGGACCTGTTTTCCGGGTTCCAGCAGAACGACGTGGCCGAGTTTCTGGGGTTTTTGCTGGACTGCTTTCACACGGCGCTGGCGCGCGAGGTGGAGATGAAGGTGCGGGGCGTTGCGCATAATGCCACCGACCGCGCGGCCAAAGAGTGCTACGAAATGATGGCGTCCATGTACAAAAAGCAGTACTCCGAGGTGCTGAACATTTTTTACGGGGTGCAAGTGTCGCTGATTGAGTCGGTTTCATCGCGCGGCGAGTTGTTAAGCACCAAGCCGGAGCCGTTTTGCATATTGAACCTGTCCATTCCGCCCAAAGCGCCGGTGTCGTTGATGGACTGTTTTGAGCATCACTGCGCGCCGGAGGTGTTGAGCGGCGAGAACGCGTGGTTCAATGAAGCCACCGGACAAAAGCAGGACGTGAACAAGCGGCTGTCGTTCTGGAGCCTGCCCAACGTTTTGATCATCGTGCTGAAGCGGTTTGAAATGAATGCGCGCGGTTACGTGCGCAAAATTCAGGTGCCGGTGGACATTCCGTGCGAGCGCGCCGATTTTTCCAAGTACGTGCATGGCTACAACGCCAAGAGCTACGTGTACGAGTTGTTCGGCGTGTGCAACCATCACGGCGGGTCGTCGTCGGGCGGCCACTACACCGCCACCATTCGGAATGCGAACGGCAAGTGGTACGCGTGCAACGACACGCTGGTAAAGGAGGTGCCGCTGGGATCCATTGTCAGCAACCTGCCGTACTGCTTGTTTTATCGCAAACTCAAACAATAATATTTTGTGTTGTAGTTTATATAGGAATTTTTCAATACAACTTGATTTTGGAATTGGAATGGATGTGTCGTACGATTACATTACGGGGATTGGTCAAAACCCACTGAGTTACGTGGACATTCCGCAAAACGTGTCCGCCAATAGCAAGCTGTTGATGCTGGCGGTGCTGACCGTGACCGTGTTCATTTATTACATTGTGTTTTCAAATGTGCCGGGAGGCACGGGGACCAGCGGTCCCGGCGCATCCAATGCAAGCGGCGGTGCCAAGTTGTTGGAAATCATCATGTGGGGCACGTTCATCGTGCTCATCATCATTAACGGGTACCAGTACTTTTTCAACGTCAACGTAATCACCAGTTTGAAGGACGTGTTCAGCGACAAACCCAAAATTGACATCACCCTGGAACAGCCGGAGGGCGATTCCGAAAGCACGGTCCCGCAGCTGAAGTATTTTAAGCAAGTGTTTCACGTGCCGGGGAACGAGTACACGTACGAAGACGCCAAGGACGTGTGCAAAGCGTTTGACGCGCGGCTGGCGTCGTACGACGAGGTGGAGAAGGCGTACGCCAACGGCGGCGAGTGGTGCAGCTACGGCTGGTCGGAGAACCAGATGGCGCTGTTCCCCACGCAGAAAAAAACGTGGAACAAGCTGCAGAACATTAAGGGGCACGAGCACGACTGCGGGCGTCCGGGCATCAACGGCGGCTTCATTGCGAACCCCGACGTGCGGTTCGGAATCAATTGCTACGGCTTCAAGCCGAAGATCACGGCGGCGGAGGCGGACAGTATGAAAACGGCGTCCGTTTACCCCAAGACGCTGAAGGACATGAAGAAGCAGGAGCGGGTGGCGCACTGGCAGACCAAGCTGAACGACATCCTGGTGTCGCCGTTTAATAACGACGTGTGGAGCGCTTAAAAAAATCCCATCCGTCATTGATTCATGATTTTATTTTTATTATACCGTTTGGTTTTTGTTTGATGGTGTTTTTTGGGGTTGCGTTTTCGGCTGGCCTTGCGCGCAGGCGCTGCCGGACAAACGAACGCGCACTCGGGTGCCATGCCGAAGTCATTTTCTTCATCGGAGTTGTCGCAGTTGCACGGGGGCGCGGGTCTGGGCGTCGCCTTCTTTTCATGCGACGGAACCGAAGGCACCAACACAAACGGTGAAACTAGGTGCTTAAGGTCGGTCATTGTGATTGTCGTTGGTATTATGTATTGTGTGCTATTGTATATTATAATGATTGCATTATAATACGCGTGTTTTTTATGTTTTTTATTTTCATGTTTGTTTTAGATTTTTGGATCTCTTGGTTTTGGATTTGCTGATGGACTTCTTGAATCTGGCACCTCCGCGACCGCGTGGGCGTTTTCTAGTATGTTGAGATCCAGTGTGAGATTCATGTTGAGATCCATGACGAGATCCAGTGTGAGATCCATGACGAGATCCATGACGAGATCCAGTGTGAGATCCATGACGAGATCCATGTTGAGATTCATGACGAGATCCAGTGTGAGATCCATGACGAGATCCAGTGTGAGATCCATGACGAGATCCAGTGTGAGATTCATGACGAGATCCAGTGTGAGATCCATGACGAGATCCAGTGTGAGATTCATGATGAGATCCATGACGAGATCCATGACGATAAGGAGGAGGTGAATTGGACACAGATCCATGATGAGATCCATGATGATAAGGAGGAGGTGAATTGGACACAGATCCATGATGAGATCCATGATGAACAGGAGGGGGTGAAACACGAAGCGACGACCCATGAACAGGAGGAGGGGACGCGCGAAGAAGAGGAGCATTGCGACCAGCACGAAACATGCGAGGAGAAATGATCAACGCTTGGGAGGAATGCATGCGAAGAGGTTCAACCTTTTCTCTTTTTGATTTCCTAAACCGAATTATAGTAAGCATTTCATTCTCAAGTTCCGTGAATTCGCGTTGATGTGTTGCACCTGGCAACTGTTGAATTGCTTCGCCAGTCATTTGAAACACGACATGCGCAAAATCATAATCATCTTTTGTATCCCGCGACAGTACATTGTCTTGCTTAATGCGATTTACAAGAAACTGGAGAAGTGTCAATCCATTTTCAACTATTGTTTTTGGTCCCAATTTTTTGTAAGATTGTGATTGTATGCTGCGTAAAATGTCATCCGATGAAATGTTGCGTTTCAAATCAGTGATGCAAATTGGAAAACTTTCGCATGCAAAATAGGCAGGTTCTCTGTACAAATTATCAAATAAAACCAGTTCAAGATTGCGAGTTACTTGATCAAACGTAAAGTAATGGGTTGACATGAATGATGGTCCTAAATTCAGTATTTTGACAATGAACTTTTTAAATGCATCATACTTGCGGATCATGTGTATGTGTTGTCCATAACTAACTTCATTCCATTCATGAATCAAATTGGTCATTACGTAAAAATCAAGCAAATGACCTATTTCTGGTCTCACTCCTCGGGGTTTTTCCTTGTGCGCATAGTAATATGAACTACTAGACAAAACCCGTAAACATATGCATTTTATGATTCCATTCAATAATTGATGCATGTCATGAGAGAGCGCATAAGCGGGTGTTTCAAAATATGTCTTGAGAGTTTTGTTGACATGTTCCAAAAAGTGATCAAAGTCACTATGACAAATGACAGCATGATGATAGTACTGACCCATCACTTCTTTTGGACTGATTGTTCTTAATGCTTGGGAAAAAACATTGGGAAGCATCAAATAATTTGGTTCAAAATCAATGTTGCATGTCATATCGTCATGCTCATCGCCGCGTTCGGTTAGACCTGGCACTTCAATTGCATTATGGAGTTTTTTACTCCAATAATAACTGTAATATGCATGAGCCAAATCATTCTGGTCAATTCCTAATGGCAAACCAATGCGTATTATTTCATTGTGCAAATCTTTTGGCATCAATTTTGGTGATGATAACCGTGAAATGACACTATAAATTTTCGCGCTATGTTCAGATAGTCCTCCATGTACGAACTGAAAAGAAGGCGGAGGAGAAAAACTCATGCCACCCAATGCAAGAAATGAATATATATTATAACAACATAAAAATTGGGCATGAAATGATAATAACCAAACATTCATAACAGCAAACATGAACCACGACATTCGCACAATGCGCATAACCAGCGAAGGACCCGCCCAGTGGGTGCCGGCCCCGCCCGAATGGGCCGCCGCGTATCTGCATTACAAGGCGCGCCCCGCGTACAGCCAGGAGCTTCCGTCCAACTACAACAACCGGTTCCTCGTGTACCGCGAAGAAAACAACCACTACCTGCCGACCCGCATCCAGTGCTCGGACACGGGGGACGTGCATGCCATCATGGACTGCGCTGACGTGCGGGTGTTTTTGCAGGATGCGGACCCGGTGAATTGGTACCCCGCGCGCAACTACCAGATGTGGGCGTTTCGCGACTTCATTTACGACCCGGCGCGCCCCGAGCGCAAGTTTTACGCGTCCCGATACTCGTCGCACCTGTTTTTCCAGCGCGGGTCGTCCAACCGCACCGTTGTCACCATTGATCTGGACGGTCTGCCGCCCAACATCATTTTCTCCATGTCGCGGAACGAGAATGGGAGCGTGTATTACGAAAGGAACGACCCAACCGGCACGCGGGTGCGCATTTGCGACCACGAGGGCGCGCGCGCCGGGTTCCGCGGGTTTTACAACCGCATCACCATGGACCCGGGCATCATTGTTTCACAAGCACCACAAGCACCACAAGCACCACAAGCACCACAACTTCAGCCAATGCCTTCGTATACCGTGTCATCCGCTGTGCCATTGCAGCTGCCCCCGGGGCTCGTTGCCCAACAAACCAATGTGGAGGAGGACCAGTGCATTATGTGCTACAATAATGCGAAGAACCTCACGTTTAGCCCGTGCGCGCACGCCATCATGTGCAGCGAGTGTTACGTTCAGCTGATTAAGCCGCGCGAGTGTCCGGTGTGCAAACAGTTCATTGAGGCTCTCAATTAACCGGGTGCGTTTGAAAATAGTAGATACGAGAGAAATATGCCAAAGAAATTCTTGGAAAACAGGTCCAGCACGTTGTAAATCGTGTTTTTCAGCGTGTAAGGCAGCACGGCGACAATGCCGTACAGCGACCATGCCACCAGAAAATAGGCATAAATTTTCAGACTGGTACCATTAGTACCATTAGTACCATTATTATGCATTGCATCATTTGCAACGAATCTCTCGTACATGATGCAGAAGTAGGCGATGAACGGCACGAAGCCGAGGGCAACGCCGGTGAGCAGCGAAAAGACGCCCACCTCGCCTAAATAGCCGAACAGCAGCATGAGCCAGTTTAGCCCGAGGATCTGTGCAATCGGCACGGCATTTTCTCTCAAAATTTGGATTAAGGAAAGCGAATCATTGCCATTGTCATTACTATTATCTGTCTTCAGGTAAATGATGTAGGCGATCAGCGTGACGAGCATGGTGGGCGTGGTGATGGCCCAGTCAGCGTAGCGCTTGGGCGTGATGTTTTTCACGCGATCAATGTTGTAGTAGAGCCACGCATAAAACGAGCCCTCCACGGCTTGCACCGCGACTTCCAAGCCCAGGAGCTGCTTGATGAGCCCCATGCCGGGCGGGGTTTTGACAAAAAATGCCAGCAGCTCAATGACGCCGGTTACAAGTTGCACCACGATGGAGAACCAAAGGGACGAGTGTAACAGCGAATTCATTTTGTTTTTATTTTTTTTTATATATGATTATGTTAAATAAAATATAACATGGCCCAACTCCAATGGTGCGATCTTGATGGTCATGATGGCTTTGTCCATATTAAAGATTTTGAAAACTATTTTGATGGTGTAATTAATGAGTTTTTTGCCAAATTAACCCAATTAGGACTTAGTAATTTGGAGAAAGATGATTATTTAAAAAAAAAAGATGATTTTATGATAATGTTGAAGTCAGATAAAGAATATAAGTATATACAAACTCGTTATGATTCTATGCCCCAATATCCACATTGGGTTGTTAAAGATATAGTGAAAAAAATTAAAGAAGAAAAAAAAAATATATGCCCCAAAAGATATGAAGTTTCTTAAAAACAAATTCCCAAACTATCAGATCAATTGGGGGGGGGGAAACTCAATAAGCGAAGCGGGCATAAGCGAAGCGGTAAGAGCGGGCATAAGCGAAGCGGGCATAAGCGAAGCGGGCATAAGCGAAGCGGTAAGAGCGGGCATAAGCGAAGCGGGCATAAGCATCACAAATCCCGTCGTAGCACTCGTCGCCATCGCCGTTGAAAGGCACGACTGCACCGACCATTAAGTTCCCGTGTGGCGCCGGATTTCGGGCACCAGCTTGGCGGCGGCGTCGCGTTTGGCGCGAATGTGCTGCATGATGTCTGCGGCTTGTTGCGGCGGGCAGCACTCGGCCAGCGCTTCGCTCAAAAAAGCGAGCGTGATCGCGGGCGGCTGTTTTGCATTGAAGGCGAACCGGAGCGTGCCGCCGTCCTTGATGCGAACCGTGGCGTGCGACAAATTGTGGTCGGCCACGTGCTTCAATATGTTGGATTCCACGTCGTTGCGGGACTCGCGCAACGCGCGCGCCTGGTCATTCACTTGTTTAATCTGGTTGTCCAGCTGCACCCAGCGCTGAATGCGCTGTTCCAGGGTTTGCTGCGTCATTACTGTACGATTACGGATTGTGTGGTTATGAGTACGATTATGTTTATATCAATATTTCCATATTTTGATATAAAGACACGCCGTTGGTTTACAAATGGGGTGAGAGTCATAGACGCGATGTATGTTTTTTAGCTTCCATAGTGTAGTGGTCAGCACATTGGACTTTGAATCCAATAACACGAGTTCGAATCTCGTTGGAAGCACGTACCCTTAAAAAATTAAATAAAAAAAAAATAAATGTGTGATTATGTTATTAGTATCACACATTCAACTCAATTGAATTTAAAAAATCTAGGAGTTCCGCTCGTAAATGCAATGGATCCAAAAAAAAGGGGAGGAATGTGGCGCAGGGCATTCCGAGAAATTATTAGGGGCAAATTATTTGACTGACATTTATTGAATGCGCCGCATCAAAATTTGCTTTTTTTTGGATGGTGCGCAGTCGTCGCACGAGCACCCGTTAAAATCGTACAAGTAGTCCTTCCCTGCATTTTTGGGATACACCGTTTTCACAATGAACACGCTCAATAACCCGATTAGACCGCTAATGATGACGGTGACCAAATAGGTTGTTGTGAAATTGGTTTCAGTGCTTTCCATTTTTACCGTGAACAAATCAATGAGCCAAAGAACCGCGAATCCCACGACCATGCTTATTTTCAAAAAATCATCCACATTGTCCATGTTGGCACATGCCAACACGTACGCAAAGGACGAAAACAAAAACGCGGTTGTGAACATGCTGGTGAAGTACTGAAAAATGAAGCCGATTAAAGTGGCAACCGAAAGGTGAATCATCCATTTGATGGTGGTGCGGTTGACGGTGCAGACCCCGATGGATACGGCGCCGATGACCAGCGGTATGGATTTTTGAAACTGCATGATTCGGGCCCCGAATGAGTCGTCCGGTGTGATCATTGTGATGCGTTGTATGTATAATATACTTTGTATAATATACTTAAATATAAAATCGCACCAACCAAGAACACAAGAACACAAGAATACAAAACCATGGGAATCCCGAGTTATTTCGCGCACGTGCTAAAAAAATACCCGCACGTGATCAAACGGCTGACCGAGCTGCATAGCATTCACAATTTGTACCTGGACTGCAACGGCATGATTTACGACGTGGTGCGTCAACTGCAGTACAAACCCGAAGCCAAGGCGGCGTACGAGGCGGAGTTGTTGCAGCGCATATGCGACAGCATTGACGCGTGCGTTGCCATCATTCGCCCGTCCAACTGCGTGTTTGTTGCGTTTGACGGCGTGGCGCCGGTGGCCAAGCTGAACCAGCAGCGCGAACGCCGCTACAAGTCGTGGTACTTGGGAGAAATGGAGGCCCAGCGCCGCCAAGACAAAGGCAACGGCAAAGGCAAGGACAAAAACAAGGAAGCGCCTAAACCCGCGTGGAACACGTCGGCCATTACGCCGGGCACCCAATTCATGCGGGCCTTGCACGACAAGCTGGCCCAGCATTACAACAATACAGCAACCACAGCAACCACAGCAACCACAGCAACCACCGCAACCACAGCAACCACAGCAAATCCAAAGATTATTGTGAGCAGCAGCAACGAGCCGGGCGAGGGCGAGCACAAGATATTTGAATACATTCGCGAGCACGCGGCGGAGCACGCCGATCAAGTAACCGTGATTTACGGCCTGGACGCGGACTTGATCATGCTCTGCATGTCGCACCTGCACATTTCGCGGAACATTTACTTGTATCGCGAGACCCCGGAGTTCGTCAAATCCATCAACGTCGCGCTGGATGAAAAGGAGAGATACTACATGGACATTCCCGAGTTTGCCACGGGAACCCAGGTCAACGCAGTAGCCTTGTGTCCCGTAAACCCTCCTTCCCGCGCCCTCATACCACAGGGAGGGGTGCGGGGAACCCACGGTTCCCCGTTGGATTACATTTTCATGTGCTTCATGCTGGGCAACGACTTCATGCCGCATTTCCCCGCGCTAAACATTCGCACGACGGGCATTGCCACGCTCACGGATGCGTACCGGGCCGTGTTCAAGCCGGGGGAAAGCATCATTCAATGCACAACAGGAACAGGCACACCGGCTTGGAACATCCATTGGCCGAGCTACAAGCGATTTGTGGCGCATTTGGCCGCCCAAGAGACGACGCTGATTCGCAAGGAGCATACGACGCGTGACCGTCAGGCGCGACATTTGCGGGACTCCGACAAGGAAGACGACGTGATGCACGACGTGCTGATGCTGCCGATGACGCAGCGCGACGTGGAGCGCCAAATTAATCCGTTTGAATTAGAATGGGAGCGGCGGTACTACGCTTCGCTGTGCGACATACCCGCGGGACCACGCGCTGAATCAGATATTGCCGCGCTGTGCCGCAACTACTTGGAGGGCATGGAGTGGACGTTCCGGTACTACACGAGCGGGTGCGTGGATTGGAAGTGGGCGTACGCGAACCATTATCCGCCCCTGTTGGCCGATTTGGTGAACCACATTCCGGACACCCCGGGCTTCTCATTTTTGCGCGTGAAGCCGAAGGAGCCCATACGCGACGTGGTGCAGCTGTGTTACGTGCTGCCGCGGGCGAGCCACGCGCTGCTGCCACCCGCGGCGGAGCGCGCGTTGATGCGCAGCGCCCTGCGTTCCAAATACACGGACGACGGCAGCCCCAACTTCAAATGGGCGTACTGCAAGTACTTCTGGGAGTGCCACACCGACCTGCCGGAGCTAAACATCGCGGAAATTGAGCGAATTGTATCCAACGTAAAATAAAATAGAATAAACCATTATTGGCGCGCGGTGTTGTACCCGCCGCAGCCGCCGCACTTCATGCCGTAGGGGTGAAACTGCGCTTCGCCGGCAAAATCGCAGTCGTTGCACCGTATCGCAAGCATGAGGCATTCTTGTATGGGCTGCATTGAAATCAGCGTGTCAATGCTTTCGTTGTGTTGTCGCAAGCGGTCGGGCGATATCATGGTTTTCCGGCACAGCGGACAGCTTGTCCGGTTCTGATGAAAACAGGACATCATGCAGTGGACGTGAATGGGGTGCCCGCACGCCGGCACGCAAGCGGGTTTGACCGAATGGAATAAATTCTCCAGACAGATGGGGCAGTCGGTGTGGAACTGCTCGGCCTTGCAGCGGTGGTTTAGCGCGTTCACGCAGGTCCGGCACGTGTCGCAGTGAATAAACTCGGCGTCCCCTTTTACCCGGCAAATGCCGCACTTGTCGCAGTGATAATAATTTCGTTCGGCGCGGTCGTCAAAGAAGTTGCACACGGCGCAAAAGTAGGCGGCGAACTGGGTGCGGCAGCTAACGCACGTTTGGGACACGGGCTGCTGCACGGTACACGCAGCGCACACCACTTCTTTGACCGCATGCCGGTCCATTTCGTGGGCCTCGGCGTCGTTGTGGCAGTGGCGACACACATACGCCTTGTCGCAGCACGGGGCCACCAGAAGGCATCGGCGCACGTAGTGCGGGCACTCAACATTGTTTGTATCCATATTGTGTATTTATAAAACAAATAGACAATAATGCACTTAAATGGGTTTCGTTTATAATTACATATTTACCTCCGATGTCTTTGAACAATGTCACCCGTGTTAAGCACGTTACGGCCGATCGCGCCACATTCTTACGGCATTTAGCCGAGACGCCGAACCATACGGTTTTAAAGCTGACGGCGACGTGGTGCGGACCGTGCAAGCAGATTGCGGAGTACACCCGCATGGCATCCCTGCAGTTGCCTGACAATGTGGACTTGATTGAGTGCGACGTGGACGAGTCGTTTGATTTGTACGCCTCGCTGAAACAGAAGAAAATGGTGAACGGCATTCCCGTGTTCCTGTTTTACAAGCACGGTAACGCGACGCTGATCAGCGACCAGTCGGTGACAGGGGCGGATATTAAAGCGTTGGACGCGTTCTTTTTCCGGGTGGTGGCCGCGGCCAACCCATGCGGTACTGCAACCAGTAACTATGTAAATCATTGATGAAACCAAATAATTTATTTATTTGAACTATATATGCATGTGCAATAAAATAAATGAACCCCAGTTTGAAAAGGAAAAAAACACTGAGAAAACGTGGTGGAAGGATTGATCCATCCCGCATAAAGTCGCGCGGACGCTCTCCACGAGCACGATCACGATCACGATCGCGATCACCATCTTTGTCACCTGGTAGAATTAGAATAATGTGGTCACAGCCAATTCACAATCAAGTCAATCAAGGCAATCAAGGCAATCAAGCGGATCCAGTGCAGGGCGAGCTCATTGCGATTGAACGCTGGAGTTACAAGGCGAAATGCAACAATGGAGAGGAACGCACAAGTCCGCATGAGTACACGCGCATAGAAGCAATGAGGGCCGCTCGTGAATATTGTGGAACCAGGGGAGGCGTGAATGGAAGGATTCAATACACATCACGCACAATAATATGAAAAAGCAAATGATCAAATAACATAATAAAAATAATAATGCAAATATTAGCAAGGATTGTATTATTATTAACATTGAACCATTTTCTCTCTTAACATGAATTTAGATCTGGATTTAGACATCCGCAACTACGAGTTGCGCGACATTCTCAACTTGTTCAAGCTGCCTTCCGTGTTTACCGAAGCGCACATGCGCGAGGCCAAGCTCATGGTCATGCGCACGCACCCGGACAAGTCCGGCCTGGACAAGGAGTACTTCCTGTTTTTCTCCAAGGCGTACAAGATTCTGCACGAGGTGTACCAAGTGCGCGCCGGGCAGTCGCGCCAGAAAGGCGACGATCTGAAATACAACAACGTGAAGGAAGACATTGACGCGCGCCGCAACGCCAATTCCGACAAGCTGAAGCGCATGAATGCGGACGAGTTTAACCGCTGGTTCAACCAAACATTTGAACAAAATCGGATGCATGACGAGGAGCAGGACAGCGGTTACGGCGACTGGCTCAAAACTGATGAAGATGCCGACAATGAAGACCTCGGCGAAGGCTCCACGTGGGCCCAGCGCATGGAGCAGCTAAACCGTCGCAAGAAAAAGCTAAGAGAGCAAGCGCTCGTTGTGCGCAGCGAGGTCCGATCATTTGATTCGTTAGGCAGTTCCGGATACGGGCTGACCCGCGAGTGCCCCGAAGAGCACTCGTCCTTCGGATTCGGTGCTTCGCTTGCATACGAAGACCTCAAAAAAGCGCACACGGAATCCGTTATCCCCGTCACGCACGAGGACTACGAATCCATGCCCAAATACAATAACATGAATGAACTGCAAATGTCACGAGACGTGGATCGTCGGACATTTAATTACTCCGAAACGGCCTCTCTTATGGCTAGGTCGCAGCAACTGCAGACGGAGGATGACATGCGGCGGGCGTTCAAGCTGGCGCAGCAGGACGAAATCGTGCGCGACCTGAACAAGAAATGGGCGGCGCAGTTTAATGCGATTGAGAACCGGGGAACGTAACGTAGTTCCCCGTACCCCTCCTTAGCAGGGAACGAAGTTCCCCGCACCCCTCCTTTGAATTAGGGACAGCAGCAAGTACTTGGCGCGGGGATGTTTTGATTAATGTCTTCTTTTTATGGATTTTCTACGTCGTTGGGACCTGGATTTTTTGCGTTGTTGAGACTTGGATTTTCTTTTGTATCCTCCCTTTGGTAACATGCGTTCTTCTTCTTTTGTTAGAACCCCATCCGTATATTTTGTAGCTTGTGTAAGATATTTAATTTTTGTTACAAATTGTTGTTTGGTTATATCATGTACACCATCATTGTTGTAGTATTCATAATTACCTTTAGATTTTATGACCATATTTTGTATTTTGATGGGGGTGCTATCGCCTTCTTGTGGATACGCAAACATGCCTTGTTTATTTGGATCTGAATTGTATACAAATGAAAATGTGCATAAAGTCTCATCATTATTTATCAACGTTCCATTGACGACTTTTTTGTTTGGTGGGAGTGTTGACATATTTTGTTTTATAATTATTCATTACATTTTAAATTTTTATAATTTGGCATGTTAGATATTTCACCGGTCATTGGACAGCAGCAAGTACTTGCCGACGACGGTATTAGAGGTGAGCACTTGGCGCGGGGACAGGCGCGCGAACCATTGGAACGCCAGCCGGGTCAGGATTTGGTCGGCGGGCACGTAGATGCCGTACGCGTCTTCGGCGAAATCCACGTCCTCCTCGCCCAGCAGCTGTTCAATGAGGACGGGCTTCCCGTCCGTTGTCTTGGTGCCGATCAAAGAGCCGCGGAGCAGGGACAGCTGCGGCGGTTCCGCCACTAGCTGCTTGTAGAGCCAGCGGTCGTTCTGGCTCAAGAACTCGTACTCATTCGTGTAGTCGCTGGTAACCAGCGGTTCCAAGTACGCAATGTACTGCTGCATCTCGGGGCTCTCCTTGGTGCAGCCCATGAGCGCGCTGTCGGGGAAAAACGACACGGCGCTGTCGGAGCGCGCCACGAACTCGCCGGCAAACATGGTTTTCCCGGCGCCTTTCAGCAAGCCGCTGAAAACCGGTTTCAAGTCCTTCAGGCAGATAAAGGAGGCGGGCACGGTTACGCCGCCGTACTTGTGCAGCACCTTGGCCATGGCGAGGTCCCTTAAATGCTGCTTCAGCGGGGACGGCATGTTTTGGACTTGAATGGTCCACGTGGGGAGCAAGCGCGGGAACGCGGCGTCGTCCACGAGCACCACGTTGAACGAGTGGCCGCACTGCTCCACGATGCTGCGGATGCACAAGTACATGTACGGCTGGTTCAGGTGGGTGCTGTTGCGCGACCCCCAGCTGGACCAGTTGCGCGCGTTCACTTCGTAGTCAATGTGAATCCACAGGAAGGGCTTGCGCGTGTCGGTGAGGGACTTGTCGTGCAGCAAGTACTTTTTGATGAGGGCGTAGTCGTCGCTGATGCTGACGCCTTCATGCGACTTCTTGTACCGGCCGTACGCCGCGCCTGCGAGAATGATCACGAGATAAAACAATACCAGTTTCGGTGAAATCATTGGATTGGTTGGATAATATTTGATATATGCAAATATTATTTATAATCTATGAAATCTTGTGTTCTGATGCAATGTAGTAGACGATTTGGGTTTTGGACTTGTCGTATTTGCGTTCGGACTTGTACTCAATCCGGCAGTGTCGGCACACTTGTCTTAAAATGGTGTTTAAATTGTTGTACGACATTTTCCGGGTTAAAAACGTTTGTTTTTCTTTGATGTAGTGCTGCATCAAACTGTTGCAAAATTGTTCTGCCGGTGTCGCGGTCTGCGGTTCCGATGCGTAAACTGCCTTTTTGTATGCGTTCATGTCAATCAGGTAGTACTCCGAATTGGGGACCTTGTACGATATTTTTTTCAGGAAGTCATACAGCACATCCGGGTGCACCGCCGACTTAAAAAATTTGTGTGACTTTGCATGAATATGATCGGATGCAACCGCCGGTTCCGTGTCGTGTTCGTGCATCTGCGATTACTATTTCACGACATTATATTTCACACACATTCTACTAATTCCTGCGCGCTGCGAAAGAGCGAGCAAATGTTGTTGGTGAAAAGCGCCAGCTCAATTTCGTCTTCGTGCACGTTGTGGAATATGCTGATGTACTTGCAAATGATGGCAATGGCGCGGTACTGCATGGATTCGCCGAGGAGCCGCGTGCCTTTGACGTAAATGAAGTAGTTGTCCAGTATGTCCATGACGGAGTAGCCTTGGTCGTGCAGCTCGTACAAGTGCGCAATGCACTTGGCGATGGGCTCGCGCGGGGACAAACAGTCGGCAGTGTATGCGTCAAACTTGCTAAACCCAATGTTGGTGCACAGCTGGTTGGCCAGTTCAAGCGAGATGGGCAGCCCCACAATTTTGAATTTTTCCAAGTAGTTGATGAGCATGCGCACGGAACCGTTGCACACCGTTAATATGAAGTCTGCGGCGTCATCGGCGATTGCAATGTGTTCACGGTCGCATATTTTGCGCAGAATGTTTTGCATGCACGCGGCATTGATGGGATTGATTTTCAGAATGATTTGCCGGGACTGCAGGTTGTCAATGACTTTCTGGACGTTGGTGCACGACGCGATGAAGCACACGTTGTGGCTGTACTTGTCAATGCAGTTGCGAAACACTTGCTGGCTTTGTTCGTTGATGGTGTCCACGTCGTCCAGGAGCACGAGCTTTTTTTTGCCGTGAATGAGAGACCGGGTTTGGCAAAAAATTTTCATGTCGGTGCGATAGTACTGGATGCCCTGGTCCTTCAGACTGTTTAAAACCATGATGTTTTCGGTGTTGTAGCGGTCGCCGTAGTACTCGCGAATGATGGCGTTGACGAGGGACGTTTTGCCGGAACCGGAGTCCCCCACAATGAGCAAGTTTAACTCGTGCATTTGATTGAGAGAAAGCAGCAGGTCGGTCATGATGGGCGGCAGCTGCTCAAATTCGCTGAACCGCAGCGGTTGGTGCTTGTTAATGAAAGGGCCGTTCATTGTTATTGTTATTGTTATGCATGTAGCGTGCTGTTTTTATAACTATTTTTTTATAACTAAAGTTTTTATATACGCGCAACGTAATAACAACCGACGTAATAACAACCAACGTAATAACAACCAACGACATGCAACAACCCATTCCGCATTTTGAGACGGGCGACCTTCTGCTGTACAACACCACAAAATACTGGTACTCGCGGGCAATTGAGTGGTTCACGTCGTCGGATTACAGCCACGTCAGCATGGTGCTGCGCCGACCCACGTGGCTGGACCCCTCCCTTTGTGAAGAGGAGTACTACGTGCTGGAGAGCGGCAGCGAGCGCTTTCCGGATGCGGTATCGGGCGACTTCAAATTCGGGGTGCAGGTGTGTCCGCTGTCCAAGGTGTGGGCCGAGTACGCGTCGCAGGGGTACGGCCACCTGTACGTGCGGCGCATCCGCTTCTTATGCCCGAACCCGAACGGTGACAGCGCGCTCATTGACGGCATTAAGACGGCGTATGCCAAAGTGAAGGCGTGCCCGTATGATTTGAACCCCTGCGACTGGATCAAGTGCTACTTTGACGAGCACAAGACGCTGCAGCAGATTGAAGCCACGAGCCAGCGGGATCAAAAGACCACGTCATTTTGGTGCAGTGCATTAATGTCGTTTGTGCTCGTGGTTGCCGGCTTCTTGGACAAGTCCGTGCCGTGGACGGTCATCACGCCGTACGATTTCAGCGCGTTCCGTGCGCCGCAGCGGCTCGCATTTCAGGGCTGCGCTTATGATGCGGAAGTCAAGCTTTGCTAACATATCAGGGAACCTTATCAGGGAACCTATGGTTCCCCGAACCCCTCCTTATCAGGGAACCTTATCAGGGAACCTTATCAGGGAACCTTATCAGGGAACCTTATCAGGGAACCTTATCAGGGAACCTTATCAGGGAACCTATGGTTCCCCGAACCCCTCCTTATCAGGGAACCTATGGTTCCCCTTATCAGGGAACTACGTAAAAGCGCAGCGAAGCGCACTTAGTTCCTTTGGCCTTTGGCTGCGTTAAACGTGCCCCCGTTGCAACACAATGTTGCCCACGTTGGCCACCACATGAATGCCTGCATGCGCGTACGCAGAAGCGCGCGGCATGTTTAGCGCCATCAATAAATGCCCCAAGGCATAACACGCGCCGGATACCGCAATACACCCGAAATAGACGCGCTGGTATTGTTGGCGTTTCATATAATATGCTATTGCATTTTGATAACACAGGCACCCCCAAACTACGCTGATGTCAACCGTTCTGCGCCAAGAAGTGCGAACCGGATTGCGCCAGTAATTCAAAGACGTGCACAGCACGCATGTCGGGACAATTGCAGATCCGGGTTGTTGAATGTAAACGGCGTGCCATGCTGCTCCCAGTGAGAGCCAAGCGGCCCACCAAATAACGTTTGCATGCTTTTGTGGGATCACCAAATCGTGTGCGGGCATGAATTGGATTGGAATGAATTGGAAGCATGTGTTTATATTTTTATTATTTAATAAAATATAAATAAAGAATTATCTTTTCATATATCATAACACCATATCGCATATGCCTGCATTGAAGCCCGGCCTCTTTTTGGTGACCATTTGTTTTGCGTATGGGTTAGCCGTACCTTTGCCCGTACCTTTGCCCGTACCTTTGCCCGTACCTTTGCCCGTACCTTTGCCCGTACCTTTGCATGAGACTGCTCCTGTTTTAGAGTGCGACGGGTGCAAATGGTTGGTTGGAAAGGTGCAGGCGTATTTGAAGACCAACGAGCCGCGCCTGAATAATGCAACCATTGGTGCGGTTGAGAAAAACATTTGCGCGCACCTTCCAGACAATGCGACGGCGTTCTGTGACCACCTGGTGGAACAGTATGTGCCGTTTGCGCTTGATTCATTGGTTGAAAAAATATTGGATCCCGGTTTCATATGCACGGAAGTTGTGCCGCTGTGTTCGGAAACAGCCATGTTTCAAAATGCCACAAATCGTGTGAAAACTCCAACCACGCTTCAAGCGTGTGTTGAATCCGTTCACAAGGTGTCCGCGCATGTTTCAGAACATGCATTGTTAACTCATCAAATCTACACAGAATGCAAGCACGAACATCCAAACCACGTCTTGAAGTGCGAAGTGGTTTCCATGCATGTTTCAAATACGATTGAATTGATAACCAATCAGAGTGATGTCATGATGTGCGAATCGCATGTTTTTAACAATGCAAACACAGGAGGGAAAAGACAGCTTTTAGACCAAGAAGACCAAGAAGAAGACCAAGAAGAAGACCAAGATGACCAAAACCAAGACCAAGAAGAAGACCAAGAAGATCAATACCAAGACCAAGATGAAGACCAAGGAGCCCGCAAGTTATTGTTTATAAAGAAGGGGGTATCTTTTATCAAACAAAAGGTTCCTAAAATTGTGAAAACCACAGTCAAAATTGCCAAAACTGCTGCTCCGTTTGTGAGCCCTGCCATCAATTTGGTTCCAGGTGCCAGTGGACCATTGGCTATTGCCAAATTAATTGTTCCCAAACTGAAGGATTCCAAGCTGAAAGATTCCAAGCTGAAAGATTCCAAGCTGAAGGATTTCAAGCTGAAACTGAAGGATTCCAAACTGAAGGATTTCAAACTGAAGACTTTAATTCCAAAAGTGGCTTCCAAACTGAAGGATTTCAAACTGAAGGCTTCCAAGCTGAAGGATTCCAAGCTGAAGGATTCCAAGCTTAAGACTTTAATTCCAAAAGTGGCTTCCAAGCTGAAGGATTCCAAGCTGAAACTGAAGGATTCCAAGCTGAAACTGAAGGATTCCAAGCTGAAACTGAAGGATTCCAAGCTGAAGTCAGAGTCAGATGCATCTTCTGACCCAGGATCTTATGGTTCTGACGCATCATCTTCTGACCCAGTATCTTATGGTTCTGACGCATTTTCTGATTCATCATCATCATCATCATCTTCTGACGCATCATCGTCTGAATCAGGATCTTATGTGCCTGACGCATCAACTTCTGACTCTAACTCTGACTCAGGCTCTTCTGATTCAAGTGAAGTTTTATCAAAACAAACCGCAGTTGACGAATCATTTGCTAAACAGTATAAAACCCTTATTCAAAAAGAGAATGAAAATCATTTGTCCGATGTTAAACTGTTGGCATCTCTTGCAAAGAAGACCATTAAAATTGAAAATGAACGCTCGCGACTTCAATCCATTCTGACAAAACTTAAAGGAATTCTCCCGGACTCTCAAACCAATGATTTTAACATTATATTCAAAGAAGTAATTTCCATATTTGATAGTCATGTGAGCAAATGTTCATAAATTGAAATCAATATAAATCAAAAATCATAATAAAAACATGATTAATATGATTTTAAAAGTAAAACCAAAGTATGCCGTTCAAATCGCATTATGACGTGCTGCAGGTGGATTCGCGCGCCACACATGACGAAATCAAGCGCGCGTTTCGGCGGCTGTCCATGGAGCTGCACCCCGACAAAAACGGCAACTCGGAGGAGTCCAAACGCGCGTTCCAGGAAATCAACGAGGCGTATAACGTGGTGGGTGACCCTGAAAAACGCGGCAATTACGACTTTGAACTGCAGATGGGGATTGGCGGGCATCGCATGGGTCCGATGGGCATGGGTCCGATGGGCATGGGTCCGATGGGCATGGGGCCAATAAATCCATTGGACATGCTGTTTGCGGCGATGCACTCGCAGCAGAATGCACAGAATGCGAATCCCATGTTTGAAGCCATGTTTGGAATGGGCGGTCCGCGAATCATCATCCACAATTTTACGCAAAACATGAATGATGCATCGCCAGGATCAGGGCCAGAATCGGAATCTGGCTTAGGCGCCGGCTTAGGCGCCGCATCGGATCCCGGTTCAGACATAAACGTCATCATGTCGTTGCCATTGACCGAGGCGTACAATGGAAGTCAACACCCCTTGTTAATTCAATACGAGGACGAGTCGCACGAAATACATTCGGAGAATATTGCGATACACATTCCGCCCAGGATTCCAAACGGGTGCACCATGAGCATCCCGGACAAGGGCAACGTGATTCCCAATTCGGGCGGACGGCGCGGTGCCCTGCATTTGGAAATCAGCATTGAGGAGCATCCCGCGTTTCGTCGCGACGGAGACGACTTGGTAGTGGAGCATCGCGTGTCTTTGAAAGACGCGCTATGCGGGTTCGCGTTTGATTTGGTGCATTTGAACGGTCGCAACTACAAATTCAACTGCAAGCCGTGCTCCATTACGGCTTCCATGAACGAAACGAAGATTTTGCCCGGACTGGGTTACAATGAAAGCGGCGCGCTTAAAATCCGGTTTTCCATTGAGCTGCCCACGTCGCTCACGGAGGAGCAAATTGCGGCGCTGTCCACCATCCTTTGAACCCAATCCCAATGAAGATACAGATAGAAGAGCGCAAAGGCGCCGATGAACGCCACTTCCCCCAAAAATATGTCGCCATCGGTTGTGAATCGGTGCGTTATGTGAGCGCATGCTGCGAATTGCGTTGCAATGACGGCTGCGCACACGGGGGTCTGCATCAGCGCGGAATGCACCAAAGTAAACGCAATGATTGCGCCAAAACCAAGAACCGCAAACACGTAATGCGTGGCATGACTTTCGTCAATGGACACAAGAGAGAAAATGCAGATTAACAATGAAACAATGCACGCGAATCCGATCTTGTGCAAATGCGCATGTTCAATGGAGGCGCATTTTACGCGTTGGTGTTCATACGCACACGTCGCAATTGCCATCACCGCCATGGCTGCGATGATGCCCGTCTTGTTTTTGCAAATGATTTGACTCACGCTTGTTGCACGCGCGCACTGATACCACACGATCCCGATTGGAATCGCATACGACACCAACATGATGGCCAATAATGCGTGAATCAAAATCATTTGCACAACATTCAATACAATTCGGTTCCAATTGTATTTAATATGATTTTCTGCGTCATCCATACATTCCGCGCATTTCGGCGTACGTCATGTTTCGCCCGTGCACGGCCTTGAACGCGTCGTTGCCTTCATCAATGATGGCCAACAGAGCCCCTTCGTTCAGAGCCCCTTCGTTCGGCGCCCCTTCGTTCGGCGCCCCAGCATTAATCAATGCGGCCACTTTTCTCTCGCCTTCTTTCTCAAGATGTTCTTGTAAATTCATAGTTCGGACATCATTATATCCATGTCTTTAATTTGGTTTCTTTTCAAAAATAATTGATTGCAATTTAACTTAAAGACATTGAGCCCAATTGAGTGCAGCGAAATAACCAAACCCAATTCCCAAATGGCAGATTTGGACATGCAGTGGAAGCAATTTTTGACGGATGCGCCGGAGGATGATTTCCCGGAAGAGGTTGACGACGTGGACGGCATCAACGACGAAGAACCGGATGAAAGTCAAGCCGACGCGCTGAAACTGACGGAAGACACCAAACCCAAATGCACGCCGCTGTACGTGAGCACGAAAACCAAGATTTCGTACTTGTCGTGCCCGATTGACATTGCCCAAGTGTTTTGGAACATACCGATTATGAAGTACGCGACTCCGAAGGAAGGCGCCATCAAAAAGCAGATGAAGTTTTCAACCACCGACCCGGCGGATTTGGCGGCCATTCAAGAGCGGTTGAAATGTGAGACGGCGTGCGTGAACGAGTACGTCATTGAGCACATTGAAAATCCGGACGGTCGCATAAAATTCAAGGACCAGCGCAAAGTCAGCGTGGGGCTTTGCAGAAAGGACATTGTCAGCTATCGCATCAAACAGAAGCGGGCGTTCTTCAATTGTTTTGTGATCATTTTGCGCGTGGTGGATGAAGAAGACGACCAGCGCGGGTTCAAAGAAATGCACGTGAAGGTGTTCAATACCGGCAAGTTGGAAATACCGGGCATAAAAAACGACAGCATATTGTTGCGGGTTCAGGCGCTGTTGGTTGACACGCTGCGCCCGTTTGTTGGAAAAGACCTGGACTTTCAGCGAAGCAATTCGGAAACGGTGCTCATCAATTCCAATTTCAAATGCGGGTACTTCATCAACCGGGACAATCTTTTCAAGCTGCTGAAGTTCAAGTACCGCATCAACTGCAACTACGACGCGTGCTCGTATCCGGGCATTCAGTGCAAATTCTTCTACGTGAAGGGGTCGGGCGAACAAAGCGGGCAACAGCCCATGCATTTCATGGCCGGAGAGGAAAGCAGCCGGCACAAAAAAATGTGCAATGACGCCAAGCCGCACTACGAGATTTCCTTCATGATATTTAGGACCGGCAGCGTCCTCATTGTGGGCAAATGCAACGAAGACGTGTTGTATGAAATATACGAATTCATCCGAACCATGCTGGAAACGGAGTACATGAAAATTGGGAAATGCTTGGTTCCTCCCGAATGCGCCGCGGAAAAAAAACGCGTGCCCAAAGTGCGGCGCAAGGTGATCATGTTTGATGCGTTCAGCGCCTGAGCCGCAAGGCGTGTATTTATTTAAACTTAAAATAAGTATTTAAAGAAACAAACCATTTTAGAACATAAAATCAATATATTTTTTTGAATACCTCAACATGAACACTCAGCGAGGTGGTGCGGCTGCACCGAATGCGAATAATGCGAATAGCGCGAATAGTGGTAATAACAACGGCAACAACAACGGCAACAACAGCGGCAACAACAACGCTTCTTACCGATTGCCCAGCACGCTGTGCATGAACCATGCAATTAAGTTGGCGATTGTTGAAGACAAACCGATCATGATGGATTATTGGACTGCTTCATTGGACAAGTCGGTGGTGATTGGGGTGGGTGAAAACAAGGAAAAATTGCTAGTGAAGAGTGAGGAAGAATACACGAGCACCATTGCCAAAATTTTCAAGGTGGAAACCGAATACATCATCATGACGGAGAATTCCATTTACCTCGTGAGCAACGAGATTCCAACGAAGCGCATTAATATTTGATTGGTGCAAAATAAAAATAAGGGGTTTAGTTTATAACACAATACAAACATAAACTTCGGGATGGCAGGAGGCGTTCATCGTTTAATTTTTACGAATCAGGCAAAACAGTACAATTATAACCGTTATGTGCCGGGTTCGGGTGTAGGCGGACAAAACATTTCGGTGCGCCGGCATTTGAAACGCTTTGCATCAAGGGCTGGGAATGGCAGCCCGTGTTGTCCGGAGTTGTTGCAGAATTACGGCTACATTCAAAAGTAAGTAGAGTTCAGGTTTCACGTTTCACGTTTCAAGTTTCAATCCATTATGAAACGTGAAAACAATGCATTTAAAGATGCGGTGATAAGACAAGACACAAGACACAATACACAAGACACAAGACACAAGACACAAGACACAAGACACAAGACATGAGAGAAGAGGAAGGGTCGCTTTGTTTGGGGGTGTGTGAGTTTTATAACCCGTTTTTGCACGGACCGTATGATGCGCGCGCATCCGATTATTTTTTTTTCACCTGCGAAGTGGCGCTGCCTGATTTTTATGACAGTAGCATTTTTGCGTATTTGTCGGAGTATCCGGGAACATGCGAGTATTCAGGAAACGTGCGCGCGTACTGGAACATCGTGAACCGTCCGCGAATGTATCCCATGCTTGAAATTGTGCAGCCGGTTACCATGGAACCCGGCGGCGAATGCGTGGCAGTGATTAAAACGTTTTGGCTGCGGTTGTTGCAGCGCAAATGGAAGCGCATTTACGCAGAACGCCGGCAGCGTTTGCAGGATCTGCTTAAACCGCATGGATTATTGAAGAGAGAATGTGGCTGGAAACTATAATTACCAAATTAACCAAATTACATGAAGTCTTCCAAATCTTTTTTGTAAGAGGACGACGAGGAAGACGAGGACGAACACGAAGACGATGATGTAGACGCCACACTGCAATCATCATCATCATCATCATCATCATTTGAATCATCATCGTCCAATTCTGGCATTTCGTTGTCTGTGTCTTCAGCATCATCGGTGTTGTCCGTCTCCTCATCCGTGTCCTCATAAAGGTGTTGTGTGTGTAATTGTTCTATTTGAGAAAGAATGTGGTCCAGCTCATCGCGTATGAGCTTCATGTCGTGGTTATTATTGTCATTCGTATCGCAATACTCGGACAGGGCCAACAATTCCGCGGCTTCACTTCTTTTTTGGTTCAATATCTCTCGGCACACTTGCTTGTATTTGCGAAAAATGGGGCGCAGCAACGCGTTGTTTCGCATGGCATCGTGCAGTCGCGCCGCATTCCGAAACAGCTCATTGCGCAGCTCATCCTTGCGATCCAGCCGTTCAAGTTCGCGCATGTCGTCTTTGGCGATCCCGCATCCGTCACACGATAAATGCTGCGCAGGTTGCATTGTCATTGCAGTCAGATGTGTGGCGTCACGAATGTATGTGCTATATAAAATATTGAATAAAATATATTAAGCACAACGCACCAAATACATATACCCCGGACCAAGTAATACACCAATCAACAACAACAACAACAACAACAACAACAACCATCATGTGTGACGATATCGCTAGTGCAGAAGAGCGCAAGGAACTAAAGGAACTAAAGGAACTAAAGGAACTAAAGGAATCCAAGGACTTGTTGCTCACCGAGAGCAACGACCGGTACGTGTTGTTCCCGATCAAGGACAACGACATCTGGAACATGTACAAAAAGCAGGTGGACTGCTTTTGGCGCGCGGAAGAGATTGACTTGTCGCGCGACGCGCCGCACTGGAACAACAGTTTGAATGATGACGAGCGCTACTTCATTTCCATGATTCTGGCGTTCTTTGCGGCCAGCGACGGCATCGTGCTGGAAAATTTGGCGGTGCGGTTCATGACCGACGTGCAGCTGGCCGAAGCCCGCGCGTTTTACGGGTTTCAAATCGCCATGGAAAACATCCACTCGCAGGTGTACAGCATGCTGATTGACAGCTACATCAAGGACGAGGCCCGGCGGCACCAGCTGTTTCACGCCATGGAGCAGTTCGCGTGCATCCGGAAGAAGGCGGAATGGGCGCAGCGCTGGATCCACGACAAGCGCAGCTCGTTCCAAACCCGCCTCATTGCGTTTGCTTGTGTGGAGGGCATCTTCTTTTCGGGCGCGTTTTGCTCCATCTTCTGGTTGAAGAAGCGCGGACTGCTGCCGGGTCTCACGTTCAGCAACGAGCTCATTTCGCGCGACGAGGCGCTGCACACCGAGTTCGCGGTGCTGCTTTACAACAAGCTGAGCAAGCGCACGCAGAAGGCGCGCGTGGCGGAAATCGTGCGCGAGGCGGTGTCCATTGAGAGCGAGTTCATTTGCGAGGCGCTGCCGTGCCGTTTGATCGGCATGAACGCCAAGCTCATGACGCAGTACATTGAGTTCGTGGCGGACCGGCTCATGGTGCAGCTGGGGTACGACAAGCTCTACGGTTCCGCGAACCCGTTTGATTTCATGGAGATGATCAGCCTGCCGTCCGTGTGCAACTTCTTTGAAAAGAAGGTGAGCGAGTACGCGCTGGCCGAGAAAACCAAGACAGATGACATATTTGACATGACATCCGCGTTTTAAACTACCAGATCACAGTTACATCGGCCGGTATAATGAAGCTCAAGCCGTCCATGATGCGGTTCTGCAAAAGAATGATGAGGGTGAACAGCACAAACAGGCCGCCCGTCTTCATTGTGAATCTGCGCTCGTAGATGATGCAGAACGCCCATGTCATGAACGCCAACCAATACGCCAGTTTGACGTAGTGCTCCACGCGGCGAATGGCGTTGACGTCTTGCGACGCGTAATCTATTTTTCGCATCAACAAGTTGAGCGCGTTTGAAGCGTCGCTGCCCTGTTCATTTATTTCATACAAGCTTCTTTGCAGCGCGTCAATGTTAGCGCCGCTTGTGCGTATGGACGCGTCACCCACGGTAACCGATTTAATGCCGGCAGACATGCCATCGTAAAATTCGTCAAATTGTTGAGTCATGCTCGCTTTTTCTTGTTGCCCGCTTGCTTCGTAGCGCGACTGCATGACTTCATTTGCCGCGGTTTGACCCTTTGTTGCCACCAAATAATTTTTGCGGGCAACTTCAACCATTTCTGGTGCTTTTTTTTCAGTAATCACGGCAGCGTCGTATGCGTTTTTTGTGTCAACGATTCTCTGTTGATTGTAGCAGTCGGTTCCAATTTCGCACGACGCGTTTGCGGCATTTATCATTTGCGACACCTGATCCATGACTTGCATTTGTTGATATTGCGCATTTTGTGAATTTCCAGTTGCAACGCTGTCTCCCATTAATTATTATTTATTTATTATGCAATGCAATGCAATTATGTCTCAATATACTCGTATTATATTTATGGAACAAAAAAATAATACATTGTTTTATTGTGTCTTGCGATTTGCGTTTCAGACTTCAGTTCTCTTTCAGACTTCAGTTCTCTTGCGTTTCCTCGTCTTCGTCATCGTAAATGATGACCACGTTGCGCCAGGCCCCATTCGTGTATTTGCCGAATTTCTTGTCCATGAATTCATACAGCTCGGCGCCTTTCGGAACATCGCGCCCGTGTCCGCGCACGTACCACTGTTTGAACGTTTCGTATAACTCGGTCTTCTTAATGCCGCGCCCGCCTTGTTGCGTCTTAATCTTGTCGCGTGCGAATTCGGACAAATAATCCTGTCCGAGACGGTACTTTTGACTGCTGGCCGTCACCATGCTGCACGGTTTTACCAGGCCATTTGTATGAAACACGTGGTCCACCAGCATGGACATGAACGTGGGCGCCCAGCGCTTCAGCTTTTCATCCAGCATGCGGTCAATCTTGAACTGGTACGGGTTGTCCACATCGCCGTCCGGGTTCGGGTTGTCGCAAAACTTGGACATGAAATCCACTTTCTGAATGCGGCGCCACGTGCCGTCGTCGTTGCTCTTGATTTCAAACATGGTGTTCGTGCAGACAACCAGCTTGAATTGCGGGACAAAGGTGATCATGTCCTTGTAGAGCGCGCGCCCCTGCAGCGGGTCGCCGGCCGACACTTCTTTCAATACACCCTCGTTAATTTGGTCGCCCTTGGAGGGCTCCTGCATCACGGCGTACCGGATGCCAATGAGCTGCGCTATTTCGGACGATGTGCCGCCGATTCCGTTGCGCTTGTTCGTGATGAGCGTGATGGGCACGGTGGCTTTGTACTCCCCGAAACAGCGCGACATGAGTTCGGTGAGCTTGGACTTGCCATTGCTGCCCGCACCCACGTAAATCTGAAACGTCTGGTCGCGATTCACGCCAATCAAGCACGACGCCAAATGGTCCCACATGTAGTTGCGCAGCTCCTCAATGGGGAACAACTGCGCCATGAAGTCGTTGATTTCGGCAATCGTGGCGGCGTGCTTCGTCTTATCCAGCGGAACGTAGTCAATATTGGTGCACTTGCTGATGTTGTCATCGGGCTGACCGCGGCGGAAACGTTTCTCTGTGAAATCAACAACCCCGTTGCTGAAACACATGAGATGCGTGTTGGTGTCCAACGTGTCCACGAAGTTCTTGTCGTAAAACAGCTCGCGGGCTTCCTTCATGATGTTGTTTTTGAACGTGGTAGTTTTCAGCCGCATGCAAATTTCCGTGTACTTTTCCGCGCGCATGCTCTTTTCTTTCCACTCTTCGCTGCCAGGATCTTCCTGGTTCATTAGTGCCGTGTTTTCAATTTGCTTGGCGTGATACATGGTGTAGATGTCTTTGGAAATCATGAGGCGCAGCGCATTTCCGGAGTCGCACTCTTCCCATCGCGTTCCATTGAACGAATACCACGCGTTGTTCTTGATGCTCACGCACACGAATTTATCCTTGGCGTAGTTGTACACCACGTGCGCCAAGTCCACGTCGGTGGCTTCCTTCGTCTTCAGGGTTTCCTCCATGTAATACTCGTTGGTTTTGCGGCGAATGTCGTCATAGGCTTCGCGCGCATCGGTTTTGGCCCAAAACATGATGGAGCGCTTCGTCAAGCACCGGCCATCGGCCGGCGTGTTCATCCCGAACTGCTGCCACTTGTCGTAGAACTCAATGATCATACCGTAAGCAAATTTGCTGGACTTGGCACTGAAGGCCATCCACGTGAGGAAGAGGTGCGGGCTTGTGTTGCGCAGGGCCCAGCCCACGCGAATCCATTTGGGTTCATGGTCATAATACGACGCGGGCAAACACATGGTGTAGTTGTGCGTCTCGCGCAGCTCGTACGTTTTGTTTTCCATTGACGCGTACAATTGATCAATGGCTGCATTCAGTTTGTCCATGTCGGTGATGTCGGACAGCTGGATGATTTCCACGTGCGGGGGTTGAAACATGATTTTTTTGTCCCCGTCGGCTCCTGCTCCTGCTCCTGCTCCTGCTCCTCCGCCTGCTCCTGCTCCTGCTGTTTTCGTCCGTTTTTGCTTTGGTCCGCCAATGGTTTGTTTCATTGCATCATGCTCGGCCTTGACTGCGTCTGCAATTGCAAATCCGGCATGATACGCATACTGCGCGGTCAACAACTGGAAATTCACGCGAACGTCAAAGATGGACACGCTTTTTTCTTGAAACCCCAGCGTGCATTCTTCGTCCAGGTTCATTACATACCAGTATTTCAACACGTACGCCTGATGCCCGGGTTTTCGCGATCCATAGAGCTGCCAGTTCGTGGTGCCGCGCACAATGCCTTCGTCCAGCACCTCCTCCCATGAATTCGTGAGCGGAAGGTCGCCCCAAATGGTCGGCAGTTGAGCAAGCATGCGTTTGCGCAGCATCATTTGCAGCGCGCGGTCCATTTTCATGCCGATGAGAATGTGGATGCCGTCCTTGGTAGTGTCTTCCAGCAAATTCACTTCGGGTTTTTCAAACACAAAGATGGGCAGCAGCGTGCCGGGAGTCAGCACAACCAAATCAGACAGCTGGTCAATGATCATTTCCACCAAGTTGCAGACGTGCTCTTTCGTGTGTTGCCGACACTCCACAGACGGCGCGTAGCGCTCGTCAATGTCAATCAACCCGGGCCCGTTGTCAATTAACTGGCGCTCAGTGAGATACTCCTGTCGCCCTTGAATAAACACGTGATCCGTGTATTTTCTATAGAACTCACCTATGTCCTCCGGTTGCACGGTGAACGCACCACCGGAAATGCCCAGCTTCTCACTCCCGATGCGAGTGTGCGTGTGTTGTTCACCCTTCTTTGAATATCTCTGCTTCATAAACGCGTCAAACGGCCCAACTGTTCTTGATGATTTTGCGGCCATATTTGATTTGTAAGGAGCGGTTGTTGATACAATTCGTTCACATTTTTTTATTTCAATTTTTTACTAAATGTTTTCAAAAATGTGGCATCCCCGAAAAACGCGGTAGTTTGTTTTGTTAAAAAAGAAATATTAAAAAAACATACATAAACATAAACCGCGTACTGTAATTCATTATCAAATGTCGGCGAATCCAAGTTCTAACGCTGGCGCTGACTCCAACCCCACCCCCAACTCCAACCCCAACCCCAACCCCAACCCCAACCCCAACCCCGTATTTGTGAGCAAGGAAGCCACCATGCGATTATTGAGAGATGTGCGCGAAGTGATGACATGTCCCGAACCGGGCATTTATTACAAACACAGCGAAACCGACATGTTGCGCGGGTACGCGCTGATCGTGGGCCCCCCGGATTCGCTGTATCACGGCGGCTACTACTTTTACAAATTCAAATTTCCGCCCGATTATCCGCATTCTCCACCGGTGCTTGAATTTTTGACGAACGACGGGGAAACGCGCATGCACCCCAACATGTACAAAAACCGCAAGGTGTGCGTGAGCATCCTGAACACGTGGCGCGGAGAGCAGTGGAGCGGGTGTCAAACCATCAAGTCCGTCTTGCTGACGCTGATGTCGTTGTTGGACAGCAAGCCGCTGCTGCACGAACCCGGAATAACGGAAAAAAATCCGGATTACGAAGCGTATCACCGCATCATCCAGTACAAAACGTTTGAATTCGGCATGCTGCGCATGTTGAAATCGGTGGATGCGTTCAAGCTGGTGGTTGCGGACATTGAGCACCACGAGCAATTTTACGAGCACATGTGCGACGAGTTTCGCAAACACCACCCGCAGCATCTGGAACGGTTGACGGCGTTGCTCAATCAGTACCCCTGCAGCGAAGTGGTTCGGACGACCAACGTGTACCAAATCACTGCGGTTGTGCAGTATGCCGCGTTGATGCCGGCGTTCCATGAATGCGTGGCCCGACTGTCTTGACGACTTGTCTTTTTATGGTAGTTTATGGTAGTTTATGGTAGTTTATGGTAGTTTATGGTTTTGTGAATTGATTCAAAAATTGAATTAAACAAATATTGGATTATTTCATACACACGCATAAAAAACGCGGAATCATGCATTTCTGTAGTGGTTGTGAAAACATGTACTACATTCGTTTGACGGAGACCAATGGCATCGTGTATTATTGTCGCAACTGCGGGCATGAAGACGACACAATTGCCGTGAACAATCTGGTGGTTTCGCAGACACACCTTCAGCAAACCGGAATAAACCAAATGAACGTGGTGAACAAATACACCAAGTTGGATCCCACGCTGCCGCGAATCAGCACGATTCAGTGCCCGAACGCCGAGTGTCCGTGCAATCGCAATCACAACCCCACGCAGTATGCGGACCGGGCCACCATTATGGGACAAGAAGAAGGAGAAAGCGCAGATGCGACTGGTGCTGCGACTGGTGCTGCGACTGGATCCGAGGATGCAGTGCCGCGCGAAGTTATTTATTTGCGTTACGATGACATCAACCTGAAGTATATTTACTTGTGTGCGGTGTGCAACACCATTTGGAACACGGAACACATTTGAACCATGAACCATGAACCATGAAAATAATATCATTATTATGCATAATAAGCACAATAATCATAATAAGTATGTATCGTAAAAACACAAAAAAACGCCATAGTCGCAAGCTTAGTCGCCGCAATCGCAAGCTTAGTCGCCGTAGCAGGCAGGGCGGTTTGGGAGACAATGATGGGAAATATATTCACATCCATGATAAGTTAAAATTTAAAAGGTCATACATGTTAAATAAATTCAAGATTTTTGTATTTGGAAATAAAGAGCGATGTGATGCATGGACCACGCTTTTGCAAAAATGTAAGGAAAAAAATGTGCCGGTTTACATTTTAACAGAAGGAAATAAGATTGGAATAATTAGAACATTGCAACTTCTTGGCATGGAACATTTTTTTAGAGAAGTATTGTGCACAAATCCGAATGAAATCATTAATCCAATTGTTCCAATTGTTGTGGCTGGTAAGACCAATCGTAACCGTTTTAAAGGACATCATAAATACACAATTATTTACGAAATACTTAAAGAACATGAAATTTCATGCGATCAAGGTATTCAAGGATGTTTACTTGACGATGATTTGAAAAACTCAGACAATCATGAAAACCAGGTATGCCGTTCAATTCAATTTATACACACTAAAGGTGAAGAGAAAAATCCGGATCCTTCATTGAACCCTGAAAACAAATTCTTTAAGTTGAGAGAGTCACTCGGCCAGCGTAATGATGACATGAATTTTACACCCATCCCTTTAATACAGGCAGCAACAAATAAGGTTGATAATGGAATATACAATATCGTGTTCATAGATTTTGACAAAACATTTGAAATTTATGACACTGTTACATCTTTGCATGACCGTACTGCCATTTGTATGCAGTTGCATGCCCATGGTATTGAGGCAGATCCTTGTTATAATAAAGAAAAAACGCCCGCCCAATCATGGAACCGAATTGAATCACAGTATTTGCCACCCTATCTATCAATGAAAAAATAAATGTAAATATTGTAAATATTGTAAAAAATTGAATAAAGATATCGCGCTGTTAACATGTATTGATAAAAGCATGACAACCAATGCGTATTACACCACTGCTTTGCAAATTGCAAACCCGGACAATTTCCGAGTCAACGTTCGCGCCAAGCTTTGCGATCGGTTTACAGCCGATTTCAAAATGCCACCTGCTGCGGCGGAAAACGCGGCTCTCAATTTAGAGAGAGGCATATACAACTTCACGCTTCAAGAAGCAGACAGGAAAAACATCGTGAAAAAATGGGACAACGGGTACTTTGTGCAAATTTATGCTGACCGTTTGCGCACCGTGTGTATCAACATGAAACATCAACACGTGATACAAATCATCACCAACCGAGAAATCAAAGTGCACGAGCTGGCGTTCATGACTCATCCAGAAATGAATCCCGACAAGTGGGCTGAAATCATTAAGGCAAAACAGTTGCGCGACAAAAACAAATACGAAACAAAGGTGGAGGCATCCACCGACAATTTCACGTGCCCGAATTCCAAGTGTCGGTCCAACAAATGCACCTACTATCAACTGCAAACGCGTTCAGCGGATGAACCCATGACCACGTTCGTGACTTGCATTGTTTGTGGGAAACGATGGAAGTGTTGAAAATTTGACCTACGACATACTTTCACAACTTTCTATTTTTATTTTTTTTATTTGTTACATAATATAACAAAATGGCTTACACGAAACGTCGTCAACGCCGTAGCAAAGGGCGCAGTCGCAAACACAAGCGCAGCAGTCGTAGACCCGCATTTGCACGCCAGCATCATGGTGGTGTTGGTCTATTGATCATATAACCACGTTATTCATAATTTTTTAAATTTAAATATAAAATTATTTCAATTTAATCATACAAAATGCAATCCCATGATAATGAAACCACAGACACAGGCACAACCACAGACACAGGCACAAACACAAACACAAATACAAATACAAACGCGATCCGCGATGTCTATGAAAAAATAAACAAGCATCACTCATCTGATTTTTACGAAATAAGAGACCCGTATTATTTGCTTCGCATGTTAAGAAGCCGTCTTTAGCTGAAGAAGTTTGTGCACGGTTTTTTGAATTTTTGAGCACTTTTCAATATACGCCGTTGCAGAGCTAGAGCTAGAGCCAGAGCCACACTCAGTCATGCACATTCGTTTGATTTTCAACAACTTCATCCGCAACGTATCTAATTTAGGGATCCATTTGTACATCACCCGAAAACACGTGGCTTGAATGCAAATGCAGTTGCTCGTCATTGCCATTTGTATGGCTTCGGGATTCATTGTCCAGTTATTTGCGTTCGTGCATTCCATGTTTGCATGATTCGTCATGAATTTGATGCATTTGGTTGCCCGTTCTTGTTCATTTGAATCCGATTCAACGGTTATGTCGTGCAATTCTTTCGCCATTTCGGACAACTGCCGCAGGATTTGGCTGCATTCTCTCGTAATGTCCGATTCTTGTTCGGATGCCGCGCGAAGAATGCGGCGTTGTTGCGAAGACAAATGTGCAGTGCAAGACATTGGGTTTGCGTTGTTGTTATTGTTGCTGTTTGACAATTTTCAATTTTTTTGGGTTATTGTCAAATCAGTTCCAAATCGGCCAGGCGCCAGTACTCGGATTTTCCGCCCGGCAACGGTCTGCGTATAATGAAGGGCAGCGCCTTTTGCTGCAGTTCCAGCTGCGCAATCAAATACCCGTCAATGATTTTTTTATCAACCGGAATCACGGGTTGAGCCCCTTGATTCAGCTGTTTTGCGCGTTGACCCAGAATGCGCGTTTTCTCGTACTTCGTCAGAAACGGCATGGTTTTGTGCAGCGGATCCACAATCACTCCATCGGCGTTTCGCACCACGCGAACAAGCGCGTCCACCTCGGATGCATTCAGTTGCATCATTTCATGATGGTGCGTCGTTATGTAGTTTTCACGCATTTCCGAATCAAACTTGCGCAAATAATTTGTCCCGTCATCGCTCTCATCATCGTCGTCATCCAAATCGGTGCCATCGTCGCCGTCATCGTTCAATTCCACATCGTCATACGATTGCTGCAGCGTGGTGATGTCCTGCAGCGTGGCCTTGCCTTTGACAACCCGTTTTGTTGTTGGTTTTTTCTTGGCGGCAGCCCCGGAAGCTGCAGTGGCCGTTTTTTTTGCAATCATTGCGGGGGTTGGGATATCCGCGTCCGCATCTGCCCCTCCTTCCGCATCGGTATCCGTGTCCGTATTGTCGCTTGCATCCGTGTTTGTGTCAGAATCCACAATTGTAGTCACGGTGCTGGCGTCGTCGCCGTCATCGTCGTCATCCGTCTTGCTTTGAACATCCGAATCATCGCCGGATTCTGTTTCAGAATCGTACGGTTTGGTCCCAATGGCTGCATTCATGCGCGTGTTTTTGCGCACCAACTCGTCCTCACTCGCATTGTCATTGTCATTGTCATTGTCATTGTCATCGTCATTGTCATCGTCTCCCTTTGGGCGATTCATTCCTCCTCCGTAAACGTCAAGATGCTGCATCTGTTCTATATTATAACCAGATATACTTTAATACAGTTGTTTTCAATTTTATTAGAAATCAAATCATCAAATCTCATCAAATCATCAAATCATCAAATCATCAATCTATACAAGACATATCAATCAGGCATTTTCTCTCGGGAGGATGCAGCCAATTCTGCATAAAGATTGAGCCTGCACTAGCACTAGCACTTGCGTTTACAGCCCCCGGAGGAGAACGGCGTTTGGGCGCGCGGTGTTCGTACCCCGCGGGGTCGTTGCGCTCGCATTCCACCGTTTTCCACAAGCCGTCCAACACGCGAATGGCGTGCCGAAACCAGAACTTGTTTCGCAGCACCAACACGCAGCTCATGCTTTCCAGCCGCCAATGAATGGTTTTCATCCACGTGTGGGCCTGATTTCGTTCCATGGCTTCACTAAACCATGCTTCCGGTTTGGAACCAATCGGCTCGTATTCGTAGTGCGGCCGTCCGTCCTTCATGAAATAAATTATGGTGCCGGTCATGAGCGCCTTGGGCGGGTCGCGCGGGTCGTCATCGTCGCCCTCCTCAACAAACTGCGTCTCCAGAAAATCGCACTCGTTCAGATCCGCGGTTTCCATCTGCAGCTGCATTTGAATCCAGTACTCCTTTTTCGGAATGCCCGTGATGTCGCGGTTCACGATGTTCTTAATCTCCAGCATGCGCCCGTAGCGCTGCGATGCGGGGTCCACGTTGATCCCGTCCGGCGACGCCCCCAAAAACGCGTGCGTGTCGTGCTGCAAGCACCCGAAATCGGCCACCTTGGTTTTATACAAGTGCTCGTATATCATGCGCGAAACGGGCTCGTACTTTTGCCCCCAATGCAGCGGCGATGCCGTGTTCACGTACTCCTTTTCCTGTCCACATTGCAGCAAAGGCTTGCACTTCTCGTAAATGAGCTGGTTCATGCACGCCTGGCTCTCAAACGCCTTCCACGCGTTGCTGGCCGTGAGCAGGTTGTGTCGGAACGTGTACCACTCCGGCGTGCGTTGGTCCGGCTGCGGCTTGCCCCGGATGTGCGCCAGCTTGGCATCAATCACCGCCACGTTGGGCGGCTTCCGTATGAACGTGTCGCCGGACTCGCGCGGGGGATGCACGTGTCGGAAATACAGAGCCTCGCAAAACCGGCACAGCGCGTCGGCTTCCAGGTTTAACTCCATTGTGTCAAACGCGTGCAAGCCCTCAAAGTACTCGTGTAAAACATCGTGCACCACGTCGTGGAACTCGGGAGCGCTGAACGCGAGCGGGTTGGCGCAAACGTAGGCGTCCAGGTATAACAGCATGTCTTCCACAATTGACAACACGTCTTCCTCTCCAAATTGCTCAAAGAGATTGGAGAGATATTCGTTAGGTAAATCAATTTCGGTGGCCCATTCCGCGTTTATCGCGCGCAAAGCATCCAGCGCTTTGAACGCCTCGGCTGGAATCATTATCGTTTTGTTTAAATAAACCGGTTAAACTATATTAAAGCCGTGCATTTATATAGTTATTTTATACTTTTTTTTCATTTTTTCATTTTTTTGCAGGTTTTGCGTCTACTTTTCGCACCTCCCTCCTTCTTCATGTTAAGAGCATACAGCATTTTGAACAATTGTTCAATCTTTTCTCCCAAATTCCTTTGTTCTTCTTCCATGTTATGGATTCTGGAAATTTTATTCCTTCCAATGATGTAATTCCTGTGTCGTTTATGTATAATGGGTGTGTAGGATTCTGTGAAACGAACGTGTCAATATAATTTTGCAATTTTTCACGTGTATCATATTGGGGTCGTAACATGTTATAAATACGGGTTTACTATATATGTTATCAGAATATATTTCATATGACAGATTCAATTAAGCACGTCGTGTGCATTGAAGGGAAGCGAAATGTCGACAAGCTTAGCGACAAGCTTAGTGACAAGCTTAGCAAAGCTGAAAAGCCGCAGCGCACGCGCACCATGAAGTGGACAATTGACGATGCCTTCTTCCATTACAACAAGCAGTTGGAGGTTCTACGCCGATTAATTGCAGATGATCCAACTCTAGAAGAGAGAAATTTCTTTAAAAAAGAAATAAAAGCCAAGCTGGACGGCTACGCAAGACAGGACAAAGAAAATGGCATTCATGGTAATGAATTAAATGCCATTATCTCTCTAGATGCAACCATTGAATTGTTGTTAATCGGTAAGTTGCGCTGCGCTTACTGTCGCGAATGCTGCGAGCTCATTTACAAAGACGTGATGGCGCCGCGGCAGTGGACTTTAGACCGCGTGGACAATGACGAAGGGCACAGCCATAATAACGTGGTTGTAGCGTGCTTGGCATGTAATTTGCAGCGGCGCACTATGGACGCCGAGAGGTTCAAATTCGGAAAACAGCTGCGGGTTGTGAAGGGGTTTTAATTTTGATCAGCATAAACTGTAATACGACGTGAAAACCCCTTGCAGTATGGCAAACACAAGCATGATCACGATGATTCGGATCCAGTCGCCGCGGGACGGGTTTGTGAAGTGGTACCCGGTGAAGTAATTTACGCCATTTACGCCATTTACGCCATTTACGCCATTTACGCCATTTACGCCATTTACGCCATTTACGCCATTTACGCCATTATCGCCATTGTGAAACTTCCCAATGTTGTAATGGATCACATTTTCTATGACATTCAGCACAATGAAGATGAGAAACGAAAACACGAACACGTGGATTGTGCCGGGATTAAAGTATTTCTTAAATATTTGGTTAAACATATTTGCATGTAATTAATGCAACATTATAAATTTAAATAAATCAAAATTGCAAATGAATTGCACCGACGTCACATTCTGCTTTCTCGTGACCCGGGATTTGACAAAGGAGCACATTTGGCGCGAGTGGTTTGAAGGCCTGCGACGGCTGCAGTTCAAATGCGCAATTGTGGTGCACTGTTCGCACAAAGACGCCATCCAGTCCGAATGGTTGAAGCAGCATTTGATTCCGGATGAATGCACGCGCACCACGGCATGGGGATGGTTATTGAATGCAATGATGTCCCTGTACGCGCATGCGATTGACGCGCATCCAGCGGCGTGGTACACCCTGCACTCGGAGACGTGCGTGCCAGTGGTGAGCCCTGAAAGGTTCATTGACATTTTTAAGAGATATAAGCAACACACCTTCGTGTCGCATTGCCCGGCTTGGTGGGACCCACTCAAAGTACACCGCGCAAATTTGCATTTGTTGCCGCCGCGCCTGCATTTGGCGCATTCCCAATGGTGCATATTTTGCCACGAAGACCTGCATCAAATGATACACTTGCCCAAAACGGATGAACATCTCAACGCCGTGCTGCAAACCGTCGCGCAAGGACATACGGCTGATGAGAGTTATGCAGCCATCATGCTGCTCATAATAAACAATTTGAAAAATGTGATAAATCGGCCCACGACATTGGTGGACTGGAAACGAACCCCCAACGGCAATAATCCGCACACATTTGTTGAATGGACCGACGCGGACGCGTCCATTGTTCGCTCCATTCGCGAGCAAGCCCCCAATGAATTCATGTTCATGCGAAAATTTGGACCCACATTCCCCGACCATGTGCTGCAAAACCCTGGTGCCTTTTTTTAAGCCAGGCGCGCGAAATTTAGTATTTGAATTACAAGGCAATCAAAACAATGAAAAAACATTTTTTTGATTGTTTCAAGCGTGTTAGTAATGGGTTGAATAATAATCACAATAATCACAAATAATCACATTAATAATAATCTTACCTGTGGTGCCTTTTTTTAAGCCAGCCCCCCCCCAGTCACAAGTCGTACCTGCAAAATCACATCAATCACAAATCAAGCGCGCTTACTTCTTCTTGGCGACGATCTTCTTGGGAGCTGCAGCAGCAGCAGCAGCAGCGGGTGCCGCAGGTGCAGTTGCTGACATAGTTCTCTGCAACGGGGTTCTTGCTTCGTCATCATCATCATCTTCATCGGAATCTTCCACATCAACTTCGTGCGAAGCTGAAGCAACGTGGTCGTCGTCGTCGTGTTGCGATGAAACCTGCTTGGATGGAACGGGCGCGGCAATGCGTCTTTGCTCGTCATCGTCAAGTAGAATGTGGCACTTCCCGCTGAGACTGGGTTTGGGTTTCAACACGGCTTGAACCAGGCGCCAAGTGACGCCGAAACTGCCGCCGGCAAACCACAGCCCGCCGCACGTGATGATGAGCGCAGCATCCGATCCCTTTGTGATGAGATCCTTTGGAGTCTTGCCCTCCGCATTGGGAAACAACGCATTCTGATTGGAATCGTAAATCTCAATGCCCTTCCACTCGCCATCGTAGAATGGCAACTTCACGCGCAAGGTGGGGTTCTTCGTGAGATCAGGCTCGCCGGTCTGGGGATTCTTGGAGTATGAAAGCATCGGATTGAAGATTGCGCCAATGACTTCAGCAGACATGGCCTTTCCAAACCATTCCTTGGAATTTGCGATGGCATCGCGCTTCACCTTTGCCTCAAATGCTTGAACTGCTTCAAAGAACTTGCCAATTTTTGAACTCCTGTATTCTGCGGCAGGGAACTGAAGCGCCATGGTGTAGGACTGCACCTCGCCAGTCTTTTTGTCGGTGTTTTCGTTCACACCCCATGTGAGCATGAGGGGAGTTTGGATGTTGAGCGCAGCATTTGTCGCAGCATTGAGAATGCCGACGCTCTTGCCGCCAGAATTGTTGACCTTGACCTTTGCGTACTTGATGTCCGTTTCAGGGTTCAAAGTGACACCGGAGATGATTGATTGAGCGGATTGGGTTGCCATTGTCGTCGTTGTTGTTGTTGTTGTTGTTGTTGTAGTACACTGCCTACCATTCCTAGGCTCAAACCTTTAAATCAATTTTTTTTTTTATTCGCGAAAAATACTTAAAGCGGAGATTCGTGAATTTTATTCATTTTTCATTTTTCGTAATTCGTAATTATTCGTTATTGATCAAGGGTAAATCGGCGTGTGACCTCAATGGATTTGCGAGTCTGTGTATTTTATTTGAAATGTAATTCAACGGGACCTTCACCGTGTCATAAACCCCGTTCACGAAGTCAATGTGGGTTCCCATTTTATCGCAATTTTTAATAACGCTGCCGTCTAGTTTCTGCAATATTAAATCCAATTTTCTCTCAATGTCATCCATCCGATTCATGATTTGGTGGTGATGTTCGGTGTTGCCGGTGTTGCCGGTGTTGCCGGTGTTGCCTTGTTGAACCGGATTCATTAATTATTATATAAATGTGTTGAATATAATAATCGGACAACGTTTTCGCAATGGAGTCATTTAGACCAGGCCGTTTGCCATGTGGGATTTAAGAATGGAGACGGCGCATTCTTTGTTGGCACCATCCGTTACAAACCGGGTCTTCTTAGACGAGAGAATTTCAGAAATAATCTTCTCAATTTGGATAAAAAATGCTGCCTCGGATTCGCTCACATTGAGCGTCTTCTTCAGTGACTCCAACAACGAGCGGAGTTTAGCCACTTCGGCTTTCAACCCGAAAAACACGGTTTGCCCGGATGTGTAGCGCTCCTTCAATTCCTTCATAATGGTAAGGTCGTGTTTGTATGCAGATGAATCCGTGCGCAGCACGTGCTTGTAGTTTTCATAGTGGGCCAAAAAAGCCTGGGCCAAGTCGCGCGTGTCGTACACGGTCTGATTTTGCGCCCGGGCCAAAATGTCCACCATGATTTGTTTGTGCTCGTCATTGATCAATTTGGAAACGTGGTCCGTCAATGTGGCGAAATTGGAATTAGTGGCATCCAGCGTTTGCAGGAACTGTGGCTTAATTAAATCCAGCTTGTGCAAATAGAGGGAATCCGCATTCATTTGCTCGTAATGACGAGTAATGCTGGCGTTTGTTTTAAGAATGCTGGCGTGCAAGCGTTCCAGTTGGTTTTGTTCATCATCCTGCTTCATAACGAAACTATCCAATTCAGTTTGAGAGAAATTCATGTTATTTTTATTTCGTTCAATTTCTCTCGCTTGAAGAGTTTGAGTTTCCCGAATGATGGAAATGATGTGAGTGTTCATGCTGTTTAGGCTGCTAACCACGTTGCTCTTAGATGTTGCGAAATGATTTTCAGAATGCACCGATTTAGAAGGCACCAACGGTACCGATTTAGAAGAAACTCGCACAGTAGAAGTGGGAGAAACACGAACATTGGATTTTATCAAAGGCGATGGACTAGATTTAGAACCCATCAAATCACCGCACACTTTGTTCTTCAAAAGGGAAAATGTGGTTTTCATTGCAGCTTGTGCAAGCGTGCATTTAATGCCAGTGCATTTGACTTGTTTGATGCAATCCAATATTTCTTTATTGCAGTTCTTGCCGCGGTTTAATCCACAGCATTGATCATGCATTTTGCAGCATGAATCCAATGAATCTTTTGGACTAACCCCCCAACGACAACTTGGACCCTCGGCTCCTTTAAACTTCTGTCCTCCGCAATAATTCGGACCGCAATAATTGCCATAAATTTTAACTCCCTTGACTTTGGGCACAATATCCTTTGCCTTTGACTTTATATCCTTGGCCTTAGACACAACCTTGGACACAGCAGCCTTGGGCTTAGATACAATAACATCTTTGGTCTTAGACACAATCTTGGACACAGCAGCCTTGGGCTTAGATACAATAACATCTTTGGTCTTAGACACAATCTTGGAGACAATATTCTTGGTCTTAGACTTGACATCATTGGGCACAACATCTTTTGCCTTGGATTTTATATCCTTTGCCTTGGATTTTATATCATTCGCATTGGGCTTAGATACAACCACAGCCTTGGGCTTAGATACAACCACAGCCTTGGGCTTAGGAACCGCCTTGGGCTTAGGATCCGCCTTGGGCTTAGATACAACCACAGCCTTGGGCTTAGGAACCGCCTTGGGCTTAGGAACCGCCTTGGGCTTAGGATCCGCCTTGGGCTTAGGAACCGCCTTGGGCTTAGGATCCGCCTTGGGCTTAGGATCCGCCTTGGGCTTAGATACAATAACAGCCTTGGGCTTAGGAACCGCATTAGACCTAATCATGTTTTTGGGGGCTGCGTTGGGCCCGATTTCACAACCAGATGCAAAATAGCATTGCGAACCGATCGGCTTCCATGCCAATTGCCATTTGGATAGCGGTGAATTGGGACCGTTGTATCCCGACATTTCCCATTTCTTTGCACCGCGATTTACATCCATGATTGTGCCGTCGGGAGAAAAATAGTCGGCTGCGTTTTTTGCGCCGTCCGCATTTCCACAAATGCCGCCCATTTTTCCGTAATAGTTGACAGGCACGCTCGTTTCAAGCACGCCGCAATACCCTCCTGTAATAAGCACTCCGAATCCATCCAGAGTGGACATTTTCAATCCAAGTGCGGAGCTCTTTTCATTGCGCCATTCCACCGTTTGCTTTCCGTAACGGATGCTGACTCCGCCGTATTTCACGGTTTCATCGCGCTTCAAGGCAATCTCCACGCCGTTCACGCGAAGTTTGCCGAAGTTTGCCACATCGGCTTCAATCGTCATTTGTTTGTAACGAACCACGGCGCCAGTCATGCAGGAGGGTACGCCCACTTTGTTTGCTCCATTCTTGCGCATTTTTTCTTGCACTTCAAACAGTCCATCCCGAGAAGTGGCGATGATGTAAATGCCCGGTTCTTGAATGTGAAAGTAATCGCCGTCGTAATTGGTGCAGTGAGGGTCGCCCGATGCCACGCAGAACCGCTTGCTGGATGGAACCGCGTCCTTGGCGGCAAACTCCATTGCAGTCAACGCGCTTTCTTTGGCAATTGCTTGGCTTCCGGTGACGCGCACGTCTTCCAAACACCCGTTATACACATCGGCATTTTGTTTGATTTCAAGCGAGGTGCAAAATGCAACCGCAGCCGCGCCGGCGGGAGTGTTGAGCCAATTGCTTAACATAACGTTCTTAGGTGCCACTGACTTGATTGTAGGTTTCACAACCGGCTTTGTTATTACAGCCTTTGTTACAGCCTTTGTTACAGCCTTTGTTATTACAGGCTTAGGCGCAGGCTTTGTTACAGGCTTTGTTACAGGCTTTGTTACAGGTTTTGTTACAGTCTTAGGCGCAGGCTTAGGTGCAGGCTTTGTTACAGGCTTTGTTACAGGCTTTGTTACAGGCTTTGTTACAGTCTTAGGCGCAGGCTTAGGTGCAGGCTTAGGTGCAGGCTTAGGCGCAGGCTTAGGCGCAGGCTTAGGCGCAGGCTTAGGCGCAGGCTTTGTTACAGTCTTAGGCGCAGGCTTAGGTGCAGGCTTAGGCGCAGGCCTTGGGCTAGGTGCCTTTGGACTAGCTCGCAGTAAATGTCGTTGCCCGTTTATAGCATCGGTCACATTCACAACGTCAGTGACATTCATAATATCCGTCACATTCACAACGTCAGTGACAACATTCACAGTCACAGCATCGGTGACATTGAACCCCGCGACATCCGCGACGTTCATGGTGTTCGCATTCGCAGCAACGCAAAGCAAAAACAACAACGAAGTTATTTTCATTTTGTGTAGATTTGGGGGTTATGCATTGTAATGATATAAAAAGTTTAAGTTGTTTTATGACTTGTTATTCCTTAATGTGTGACAAGACCTGTATTGATGATTGGTAACCGATATAAAAAAATGTAGATAGTATAGTAAATACAAGACTCAGTGTCGCCATGTCCCAAGCGGAACAAGCCGTCGTGCATAAAAAAAAGACCGTGGTTGTAAAAAAAAATGTGCGCATCCCTGAAATTTCCGAACACGCCGAATTCATCAAGTCCGAACACAAATTGAACGAGCTGAAAGAGATATGCAAGCACTACGGCATCAAATGCAGCGGAACCAAACCCGAATTGAAAACGCGCATTCATGCGCATTTGATTCAGTCTCATTTCATCAAACGAATCCAGCGAATGATGCGCCGGAAGTTCATTGGGCTGCATTCCAAAATGAGCGGACCCGCATACAACAACCGGTCACTGTGTGTGAACAACACCGATTTTTACAGCATGGAGCCAATGACCGACATTCCGTGCAACCAGTTCATAAGCTTTAAAGACGAATCCGGAATGGTGTACGGCTTTGACGTCATGTCGCTGCACATGTATTACTGCACCGAACTGAAAAACGGGCACGCGAGTCCATTGAATCCTTACAATCGCCTAAAGTTGCCAGCCGTGCTGAGACATCAAATGCACCGCAAGGTCCGACTAACCGACATACTGGGCGTGTCATGCAAATTGGAGGAAGATCCCGAACCCGTGATTTCCATGCAAGAGCAAGACGAACAAATTCTGTTCAACGCATTTCAGCAAATCAATTCACATGGGCACTATTCGGACTCGGCGTGGTTTAGCGAACTCAATTACTTGTCCATCATGCGATTCATGCGAGAGCTGTCTGACATATGGAATTACCGTGCGCAAATCCTGCCGCAGTTGAAACGAGAGATATGCCCGCCACATGGCAATCCGTTTGTACACGCGGATTTAAGTGGCATCGCGATGCAGCCGGACTTGATTAAGCATCAAGGCATTCAGCTGGTACACACGTTTGTCACATCGGGTACAAATCGCGACAATCAATCGCTCGGCGCATATTACGTGCTGTTGGCCCTAACCCTAGTGAGCCAAGAAGCCCGGACGGCAATGCCGTGGCTATACGAATCGGTGGTTCACGTACTTTAGAGAAACTTTAGAGAAACTTTAAGAAAACTTGTTTGATTTGACATGACAATCGCATGTCAAATGCATTGCAATAAACATTTAATTCGTAAAACGGCTTAAAAAGACATCTGTATGTAGGGTATAAACAAATACACCATGGCTAAGACGACTAAGACCTCGGCGACCACCGCCTCTTCCGCTTCTACTGCTTCTGCTGCTACTAGTGCCGCTGCTACTAGTGCCGCTGCTCCCAAGGTCGTGAAGGCCAAGGAGGTTAAAGAGGCCAAGACCCCTAAGGCTCCCAAGGAGCCTGTTGCTGCTGTTCCTGCTGCTGATTCTGCTGCTGCTGCTGTTCCCGCTGCCGACGCCGCCGAGGACGTCAGCGCTCATTCCGCTATTTCCTCCCAGTTCTCTTCCATTTCTTCCAAGTTGCAGCAGGTTGTTGCTTTTGCTGCCGCCCTCCGCTCCGAGCTTCGTGCGCTGGAGCGTCACGCCGTCAAGGAGCTGCGCACTGCTCAGAAGGCCAGCGCCAAGAAGCGTCGCAAGGTCGGCAACCGCGCTCCCTCTGGTTTTGTGAAGCCCACCCCCATTTCCAAGGAGTTGGCCGAGTTTCTTGGCAAGACCGACGGTTCTGAAATGGCCAGGACCGAGGTGACCCGCGAGATCAACGCCTACATTCGCACCAACAACTTGCAGGACAAGGAGAACGGCCGCCGCATCAATCCTGATGCCAAACTCAAGGCTCTGCTCAAGTTGAAGAAGGGTGATGAGCTCACTTACTTCAACCTTCAGCGCTACATGTCCCCTCACTTCAAGGGCGCTGTTGTCACTGCCACTGCCACTGCCTAAACAAGAAATAATAAAGGGCATTCAAAATACAAAAATACAAAAATACAAAAATACAAAAATACAAAAATACAAAAATACAATAAAAACCAATTTGTTTTTATTATATCTGTCAAAGGCCGCTGATTACGTAATGTTACGTAACAAATATGAAATTTTCACGGGCCATAATTCCGTGAAGCAACTCATTATCGCGTGGTTGCGACATCAATACTTCCGGCAGACATTTGGGCATCGTTGTTTGAAACATGTTGTAAACCGCCATGGTTTTGTCGTAATCAAAATGTTTGCAGTTGTGGTGTAGCCATGTGTAGAAATCCGGTGCAAACACGTCGCCGTTTTCTTCCGCGGTTTTCCTGCATGCCTTGTATTGGACGAACAAATGGAGTGCAACCTTCAGATTCATTCCGTGCATTGGCCCCGAATGGTAATCCGTTCCTGAAATGACGCAAATCTGCCTGAATTCCGTCATGCTGATTCCAAGCACGTTTAAAATTTTGGGCAGTTCATATAACGCGGCCGTTTGGTTGTGCAAGTTAATGTTTTGCAACACCCGAGGACAACCATGCACAAACAAATCTGTGTCATCGGAAATGCACGCATACGCTTGGCGTTTTATCACCATTTGCGCGCATAGAATGTCGGCTTCTCCTTCAGACACGACGTATTGAACCCCGAGAGCGCGCATCAACGTTTTTACCCGCGCAAGGTCGTCGTCTTTGATCCGGATGAACCGTCGCCGAAGGGTTTTCAGCATTTTTGCTTGCTCATCCGCATCGTTCGTGGGTTGGTTCGGGTGCATGTCACGAACAATACGATTGTACTGCAATTCCGCAATGCGTTTCAGCCGTCGGCGTTTGTTTACCGTCTTCTGTTTTTCTTCAGGAGGTTTGCCGTCAAACACAAACAACGCCGTGATGCTGTGCTTTTGAAACAGGGACACCATGGTGTACATGTTTTCCAACAGTGCGCCTTCTCCAATGAAACGGTACATGAAAATGCTCGCATCCACTACAATCACCTTACCCGTTAAGTCGTGCAAACCAATGTGTTTGATTGCGTCATAACATTCGGTTCGGATAAATTTATTCAAATGCTTAATACCCATGCAAATATGCAAATGTGTGTAAAATGTGTGCGCGTGTGTTAATATTTTTTCTAGACGTCGCATAATCAATTTTTTTGAGTAATGGTACAAACCACGACGAGTAGTATCGTTATTCATGTTTCGTTATTGGCGGCGTCATGCGCATGGATGACCCCATTACATCGGTCAACTGGTACTGGTGCGCAGGTTTAGGGCACCGGCGTTTGCAATGATCCAGTAATAATATGAAACTATTGAAATTGGACGGAATCGTGCGGAACTGCATAATGCCCCGCTTGTCTTCTTGGAATGGGTTGTTTTTGTAGCACCACACCATGAAGTCGTGCGGCGAGTGCATCAGCGCGCACGTAAGCACGGTGTATGCAAACACGTTGGTGTTTTCGCGGTATTTTTCACGAACGATGGCTCGGTTTTCTTCAGTTGGTTGCGTGAGCGTTTCATGCGAAATATCCGCATACCGCAGTAGCTTGGCGTACTGTTGTTGGGAAAACCCCGCGTTTGTTTCAATACCGTCCATCACGCACTCCATGAACACTTGAAACTCCTCAGGACGAATGATTTCATTATTGTGCACGGGGGTTGCATTCTCATCCGCAAAACAATTAAACACGACGTTCAAAATGCGCGCCCATATTTCGCAGTACGTTTCGTATATGCGCACCGGATGCGATATGGCATACATTTTCTGCAGCATGCCTTGCATGCCTTGGTTTACACCGTTGGATAAGTCGTGTTCAATGAATGACAACCCGAACGCGTGAAAGGATTCATGAATGAGCACTTTGAACCACTCCTCTTTGCGATAAACGATAATGTCATTATTCTTTGCGCAGTGATACGCCATGCCGGTGTTGGCGTGCTCGGTGTCCAGCGTTTCACCCGGCTTTTCTGGAAACCGCTTCTTGAATTCCGTCATGTAAATGAAAATGTTTAAATCCGACGAGCACATCTCTCGGGATGCGTGCATTGAAACCAGGTGCATGAGCGCACACACGCGCCTTGCATGCGCCTGCATTTTTTTCAAGTCCATCTGATTCACGTTCACATTGAATTCCGTAAAATGCAGCGCCACGTTACGTGATCCCACGCTGAACTTGTATGTGACGGCCACGCCGGGCTCGTTCAAGATGTGGCGCTGGATTTCATCCGGAAAGTAGTCCGTTTCTATTGATTTTCCGCTAGACAACGCGCGTCGCAAGTCTTCCGGCAGCGGCAACTTTGTCCAGGAATCAACCGGTTTTATCGCGGGCTCATTTACCGTCGCACACTTTGAAAATGCGGAATACATGTCCGCATAAAGACCGCGAAAAACCTTTTGCATTTTATCGGCAGTGTAGTGATCCACGTCCGACATTTGTTTTTTTTTGGTTTTGATACGATTGTTCCAAATATAATGGGATATACTGTATTTTCATTATATTTGAATTTCATTATTTTCATTATATTTGAATTTCATTGTATTTGAATTATTTGAATTTCACTGTATTTGAATGCGTTGCGTTTTTCATTTTTTGCGCTTCGCGTGTTCTTGCAGCAGACGGTGCCGAACGCGCATCAATTCATTACACGTGATGGGCGGTTTGCCACGCCTAAAATGCACCAGCTTGGCATTCCGCGTGTTCAGCAGCATGTCCTCCAAATAAGAGTTCTGACTGTATTTGGCGTACTGCGCATCCTCGCGCTCCTTTTCTTCGCGCAAACTAAAATCCGCATCGGGTTTAACATCCTTCGGCTTGTCTTGCAGCATTGCAACACTTTTTGACAATTCGGATTCGGAATCCAGAGAGAATTGCAGATATTGTTTCGGGTTTTCTTTTCGGAACCGGCTGCCCTGCATGTAGTGCTCTAAAGTGCGCCACCGGTGATCGTCTAATACGAACAGCGCCTTTTCACGGTCGTCGCCCGGCGGCTCCCACAGGTTGGACAACATCTTGCGCCACTGCGGCGTTTCCTTCGCCAATGCAGCGTACTTCGGAATGTCGGCGCGCTCAATGGTTTCGCCCGACCCCGTGCCCGGCAGCGGCTTGTCCATGCTCTTGCTGTAAAACTGGAACACGGTGGCGTCGTCGTACAACGCAGGGTGCGCCGCCGATGAATGGTCGGCACTGGCGCGGACGGCTTGGTCTTCTTCCACGCCCTTGAGTCCCAGCTCCTCCTCGCGAAACGTGCGGAACTGCGGGATCAGGTTGTACGGCCCCGCGTTGTGCTCCATGCACTTCTCGGTCACCATGACTTTTATGTCGTACGGAATCTCTCGGAACGTGAGCAGCGCTTCGTCCTTGTAGGTGATGAGCTTGTAATGACTGCCCGTGTGCTCCGCCATGATGTAGAACTCGGGCTCAAACACGCCTTGGTCCTCCAGCACGCGGTCGTTAAGCTGGCCGCACTGCAGCACGCCGCCCATTTCCCCCGCGTGGAACCGCTCGGATGACAGGATGATGAGCTTCACGCGCAGGACGCGCTCCAGGGTGGAAATGGCCCACGTGTCGGCCCAAAACGCGCACGACTTCAGCATCTCGCGGAAATCTTCCAGCGTGTTGACGTTTTTGATGAAGTGGAATTCCTGCAGCAGCTCCTTGCTCAGAGCCACTTCGGCCTTGAGCTGCTTGAACCGCGCGGCATTGCGACGCGACTCGGCAATAATGGCTTCCTGCTCCTTGGCCTCCGTGGTGCGCTCTAGGCGCTGCTTCAACTTCGCGTTGGCGTCCACCAGGGTTCGCATCTCCGCCGACGTTGTGGCAATGGAATCCGCTGTCATGGTGTACATCTCCTTGTATCTGCTGAACACTTCTTCGGTGGCTTCCGCCGCCAGCTTGCGCCGGAGTTCGGGCACTTCCACGTACTTGCCCCGGGTGCGATACGCGTCGCGAATCACGGCAAACAAGCAGTCGCCGCCGCCTTCATTGTCCTTGATGCCAAAATTGTTGTTCTGCATGTGCGTTTGAATCCACGGCTGGTCGGGCTGCTTCTTGTATTCGGCGTGCTCCGCCTCAGCGGTGTCCTTGGTCTGAGGCGGCAGGGCGAGCGCCTTCATTTTGGAACGCAGGGTTTGATCGGCTTCTTCTTCGGCCGTTGTTTCCGCAAGGGTTTCTTCTTGTGCCGTTGCTTCTTGTGCCGTTGCTTCTTTTTCTGCTTCTTGGATTACTGGGGCTTCCTGTGCCGGCGCCTTTTTGCCACGACTGTCCGCCTCCAACATGCTGGCTGTAACAAACGAGTAAATGAGCGGATGAGGCAGCTTGTCAATGTCCAAATCATCTTCGTCGTCTAAAAAATCGCTGGACTGGTCGGCCCGAATTTCAAACACGCCAATCTGTTTTACAACGCGGTCGTCTGTGTTGATCAAGTACATGGGATAATAAAGAATGTCTTTTTTGTCGGTTTTGCCGCGACCAATGGCGATCCGCACCTCTTTACCTAAAAGTTCAATTTCGTACATGGTGGCATCATAGTCGGCGTCATCCCGCTCCAACTGCTTGTACTCCCGATAATTGATGTCTGGATTCAGTTTTGAGCGGACCATTGTGAGAGATAATTCCTGAGTATTATTGTTATATAATACATGTATTAAATTTATACGTTTATGTGTATTATTTCACATTTTTATTGTTGTTGTTATTGTCTTTGATTATATTTTGGCTGGCAACACATCAAATAACAGCGAGCAATTGCACAGATTCCAAATACGACCCCTACAATGATGAAAATGGCATGAGTGATTGGCATTTATTCTTTTATATGGGGGTGTATGTTTTTTTTTGAATCATATTCAATTTGGGAATATGAACTAAAATAAAATAAAATAATATTTATATGCAACGCAAAATGTTCACACGCAATAAAAACAATAAAAAAAATAAAAACAGAAACAATGTCACATTGAAAACAAGGGGATCGTTTAATTCATTTATTTCTGCCGATGTCAACACCGAATTTGGAGGAAATAAGAAAGGAATAGACGTTAAACTGGAAAAAGACGTGAATGGCAATCCATATGCATGGTTAATTGGTGGTGACGCGTTTTGGGACTCAACCTTTGAAGAATTGAAAAAAGGCGCAAAAGACGGCCGATACATGACGTTCATTAGGGAATTACTGAAAATGTATCCACGATTCAACAGTTTTACACGACCCAACATCCGTAAAGGCATAAAACTCTCGCACGCAATGTTTTGCAAATTGTTTGCACACAATTCCGTGCTGGCTCAAATGTATCCCGTGCTTGTGCAAAAAATGAAAAAACGCAATTATTGCCGGCCTGGCATGATGCCACAACAACGAATGCTAATGCCACAACAACGAATGATGCCACAACAACGAATGATGCCACAACAACGAATGCTAATGCCACAACAACGAATGCTAATGCCACAACAACGAATGCGCGATGATTCTGTTAAACCCATAGTTAAACAAATAACACAGAAACATAAACAAAATGATTACAAAAAACCATTGCAGTTAGATGTTCAGTCCTTCAAGAATAATGATATAGACCGAAAGAACGGCGACCTCATTGAATCGCCAAAGCCACAGTTAGCAAAGCCACAGCCACAGTTAGCAAAGCCACAGCCACAGTTAGCAAAGCCACAGTCACAGTTAGCAAAGCCACAGTTATCACAGTTAGCAGAGTCACAGTTAGCAGAGTCACAGTTAGCAGAGTCACAGTTAGCAGAGTCACAGTTAGCTCCACCAATGCCACAGTTAGCCGAGACAAAGTTAGCTCCGCCAATGCCACAGTTAGCCGAGACAAAGTTAGCTCCACCAATGCCACAGTTAGCCGAGACAAAGTTAGCTCCACCAATGCCAGGCTCTCGGCGCAATAAAATCATTGCGAATGAATTGGATTCAAACATAAATATATTGACTGGAATGGGGTTCAATCCGATTAGGGCCAGGGATGCATTAGTAAAATGCAGCAATGACATCACGTCCGCATATGACATCTTATTAAATGAAACGATGCATCTACAAACACAAGCCGAAAGAAACATGCATCCTCAAATTACAACCGAAGTGCAATTTTTAAATTTATCAGCCCGAAAAAATTTCATCATCAAAGACAATGGGGGTGCCGGGGATTGTCTTTTTCTCAGCCTGCATGAAACGCTCACACGCATGAACCATCCATCTGCGCGCAATAAAAATGCACACGACATACGCTTGGACATTGTGAATTTTGTCATGAAACACTTAAATGAACACCAAATACCAACCACGCAGATGACGTTTGAAGAGGTACTTCGCCATGGAATTCGTGTCAATGGAGGAAACGTTCTCCGCCTGCGCAATTATGAACATGAAATGAAAAAACGAAGCACATACGGCACCGAACTGGAAATTGCAGCGGCGGCATTGTTGTATGAAATCAACATATACGTGGTGAATAAAAATGGCATTTCATTTGATCAATTGTATATTGGAAACAGCGTCCCCACTTGGAGAAACATCTGGTACTTATTCAACATTAACAATGCGCACTACACGTCGCTCATATGTAATGACTGACCCGGCAAGTGCCCTTAAAATCAAATGACTTATGGGTTTATCGGCGCCGATTCTTTGTGCATGATTTTGCGTTTTTCAGCCAACGACAAGTGCCGCACTTGGTTGAGAGGGTCATCCACGTTCGGATCGTAGTTGGGATTCGCGAATGAGCCGCGGTTCGCAAAGAATACATCCATAACTGAAACCATTTTGCTCATGGGTTCCGCTATGATTTCTTTGTCAAACCATTCTTCCACACAAATGAGGTCTTCTTCAAAGGGTTCCGCATTGGGATCATGCCGATTCACCGATTTGCGCGGGATCCACGAGCTGATGAACCAACGCGTGTACCTGAACGGCCGGCCGGAATTTGTGCGATCGGATTTGCCGGATTCATCGCGTCGTGTCCGATGCACCCAAATCGGGATCCGCATTTTGTCAGTGCGTTCCGACTCCAGACGGAACCGCCAAATGGGAGCCAATGTTTTGTAAAGAGCCCGGCGAAAATAGGGGGCGCAATTGGTGCAATACCGGTACCCTTCTTTAAAATTTTCGGTGCATTCCCCGTGAATGTCATTTCCCGAGGCTTGCATGTCGCCGCACAGGTAGCATTTGTGCGCATAAATGAAACACATGTACGTGGGTGGTGGTAAAACCCCGGTTTCATACCAGTCAATTTCAAATTTATCGTACATACGGGGATCAATGGTGCGATATGGCAAACTATGGTCACCCAGGCGATGCTGCGTGATCATTTTGTTTGGGTCGCACAAATGCAACGGCGTGTCCAAAACGTGTCCCGTGCTACTCACATTTAAACCGCGCGCAACTGTGTACGAACTTCCATTAGAATCTTCGTGTATGACGGGGTGGATGTCCTTGCTAAACTGCATTTTAAGGCCTTTGTATTGTGTTGTGGTGTGTTGTATTGTGTTTCAATAAAGTTTCAATTTTAATTTATAATTACATTTGTATTATTTACATTTGTATTTTTACCCATTCGGCAGGAAACAAGTCGCGCGTGTCATGCTGCTGCAAAGCAAGTCCAAACCACGTGCTCGGATAACACACAACCTTACCCGGGTTCTGATTGAGGTACGCGCCCCACCAACTGAACGTACTGTTCGCAATGATGTTATGATCGCACACGCTCATTAACAGCATCTGCTTCCAGTCTTCAAGCGAGTTGGGCACTTTGTGGAATCGGCACCGTGCAGAAAATGCAGGATCTGCCTTTAATTCGCGCAAGTGGTTCGCAATGGTCGCGTTGTCCTGGGCTTCGCCAAATATCAAGACATTGACTGCTACATTGCCCTCACCTTGTACTTGGGTCAGCACATGCTTCAGCGCTTTACGGTAATACTCCAGGGGCAAAATGGGGTGCGCATCCGATATATTTGCGTAATCCCCAATCCGAAAGTGCATCGCAACCGTGTTTTTGATACCCGCAAACCCGCTGCTGTTCCGTATATGCGCTTGCTGTTTCTTCAACTGTATTTTTTCGTAAATTTGGGTTTCTACGTCGTTGAAATACTTATAGCTCTGAAAGTAGCCGACCAGTTTCATGGATGGTTTCAACTGCAACCGAGCGTATTTGAACTCGGGCTCCATGTACACCGGCAGCTGCATGAAGCGATGCACCTGGGTTGGAGTGGGAAGCACCGTCATCGGGAGTAATCCCTTCAGCAGCGTGTTCCAATACGTGCTTCGGTGTCCCGTGGCGTCTCTCGGTTCACACAGGAAAAAACACGTGCCGCCGCTGCGAATGGCCGCCGCGAGCGTGGCAAACACCTGGAACAGCTGGTTACCGAGCCCACCCTGTATTAAAACCGTAATCATCTTTAATTACGGATTATTGAATACTATATTATATGCAATACAATCGCATATAATGATGCATTTAAATTAAAATGACGGCGTAATTTATTTTTGTTTTGTTCGGCGACGGCTTTTAGCGTGCTGCCGCACGGTCGGCAACCCGTAGTCCAACCATCCCGCGACGGGAACTCCTTGCACGGGGGACAAGCCGTAGCCGTATTTGATGGATGTCACTTTGTAACCCAGCAGCTTCAACAATGTCAGCACTTGGCTGCTCGTGTGTCCCACATAACAAATCAGAAAAATCGGCTTATCCTTGGGCAACTTGGCCAAGTTTTTTTCGTCCAACACATTCATCCAAAACATGTTTCGGGAACCCTTGATGTGCATTTTTTTGTATTCCTTTTCACTTCGCAAATCAATCAGGAAATGATCCTTTTTTTTCACGACGTACTCGTTGTAAAAATCCATCGGCGTTATGTAATTCCAGTCGTCCTTGATTCGGTGCAAATAGTCTCTCAACTCATGTGCATCAATTGCAACGGACATGTTATATATGTATGTATACGATGTGAAAATATATATTAGACACACAATTATTTTTCTGAAAAAGATTATTCAATTCAATTCAATTGCGCGTAGCACGGCAGCGCGTCAATGTTCATGATGTGCGGTTTGCCGTTGATTTGTTTGCGCGCGATGGCGTAATGCGCAAACAGCGGCTTGCTGAGTTGCTCGTGCGGGACGGCGCCGTGCACGGTGCGCGCAATCATTTTATACAATTTAAATTCCGGATATCTCTCGTCGCCGTTCTTCTTATAAAGAACATTCCGCCCCTTGTCGTCCTTCAACCACTCCACCACCATGCTTGCAACGCGGCTTTCTTTCAATGTGGCGGCATACTCCTTTTCGTCGCGGATGTCCTCCACAAAGTAGTCAAACAACGAACACGCCAGGCGACACAAGTCAAAACTGGGGTTGGGGTCCAGCCGCGGTTTTTTCGGGTTCAGGTACGGTTCGCAGTTGTACTGCGTGGCGGCGTCCCCGGTGCGGTCAAAACTGTCGCTAACCATGGTCTGGCCCCGGTACTTGTAAATGGCGCGCCCGAAATCAATGATTTTCATGATGCGACCGTGCGTGGGGACCCGGTAGTACACCCCGTCGTACAAATAGTGCAGGAACTTTTTCTCGGTTTTCACAAACATGACGTTGTTCGTGTGCAGGTCGTTGTGCGTGAACGCAAACATGCGCTGATACGCAATGAGCGTCATGATGATTTGCATGAGCGCGGCGGACCACTCCGATTCGGTCAATTCGTTCCGGCCATTCATCAAGCTGTCCAACGTGTTGTCACACTTTTCCATGACAATGGCGTGCACCGGAAAATTGTATATGTGCGCGTTGTGCACGTCGTCATCAACGTCGTCATCAACGTCGTTATCGTCGTCGTCGCTGTTAAAACTTCTTTCCGTTTCCGAATCCACTTCTTCATTGTCTTCATTGTCATTGTCATTGTCTTCATTGTCATTGTCATTGTCTTCATTGTCATTGTCTTCATTGTCTTCAGATCTAGACCTCGTGGTTCTGGCCATGGACTCATTCTCGGATGATGCAGAAGAACGCGAAGAACATGAATCAGATGTATCACCACAGTCACCGCCACCACAGTCACCGCCACCACAGTCACCGCCACCACAGTCATTAGTGCATTCCTCACATGCCTCTTCGTTCAAAGGTTCCAAATCGGAAACATTCGCCACGCAGGGTTGCGCGTCATTGTCATTGAACGCTGCGTTCAAATCGGTCAACGCATCCAAATCATCCAGTTCCAAGGTTTCGCCCATGTCGCTCAGTTTCAACGCGGGTTTGGACTGAAACATTTCATCGTTTTCAATACGGAACAGCTTATTCTTGTGTTTCAGGAAAAAGTCGCACGTGCTGAAGTAGTCCAGCTCGTCATACACGTTCACCGTAAACTCGGCCTGGTTTGCCAAGTATGAGCCATAAAAATCCAGCCCGTGTATAAAACCGTGAGTATATAATGTTTGACTAGAGAGATACGTGAAAAAAGCATCAACGTATGACGAATTGTTGCCATCGTGCATTTTCCGTTTGTGAACCTCGCCGCCATCCGTCGTTGAACCAAATGCGGGCAAAGTCAACACATCCGGCGATGCCAAGTCATATTTTCCCGACATGTATTTGACGGGATCCAATAACGGCGAATACTTGATGAACGCTGGTATTTTCAAAACCGGTGCGTCTTCGGTTTTATTGGAAGCAAGGGTTGCAGTTATGACGTGCTTGTTGGTGACATCGGCAATGGAAATCAATTGATACGCTTGATTCAAACCGATTGAATTGTGATTGGATTCAGACAACAAGAAAAACCTCTTATAAAATGGTTTGTAATTTTGCAAATTGCGCAACCCGATTTTCGCATTTTCTAAAGTTTCAAATAGTTTGGAATTTTTGCACTTGCAGTATGTGAGTTCAAATGGCATTGAATTTGATTAAAAGATTGATTATATGATTGATTACATTAATAATGTTGATTTTAAACTCATTTGTGGGCATAATGACAAAAATTGATTTTGGTTTCAGCGTGAATCGTGATGGGTTGGATCATCATGGAACAGTGCGGCGTTTGTGGAATTGATCTGCCGTCGGATGCCAATCGTGCAATCACCGCGTGCAAACATGCGTTCTGCATTTCGTGTTTGCTGAAATGGTACCGCGTGAATCCCACGTGCCCGTTGTGCCGAAGGTTATTGCATGAAGAAGACAACGACGACAATGAGATCCAGGCCCAAACCCGAGCAGAAGAAGAACACATTCGCCAACTAATGATGCAAACCGACCGCATATTTGAAGGGTTGGAATTCAACATGGAAGAAGAAATTACGCACGACCACATGATGGAAGTCATTGACATCAACACGCAAAATCATTGCAGAAACAATCCGGACCAAACGTACTCTGGTGCCATTCATTTGCGCATCGTTCCAAAAGAAGACTACGACCGCATTGAGGTGGGCACTGCAGCCAGTTACATTTTGGAATTGAACGACACGGCGCGAGCATTCCGCTACCGGTTCGGAAGAATTGAAACCGTCTTCAACGATGAACGGTTTCCCAACCTGAAATGGTATGCATTCCGAGAACGGATTCAACACGTTGACGAAGATAGAGCACAAATTGTAACAGAATGGTCAACCGAGCTTCAGCATATTCGGAATGACAATGTGAGAATGATCGTGCGTTACCAACCCGACATATGGTTGAATATCTAATCGTTGTTCTAAATCAATATAACACAAAAATAAAACATAAAGAATGCACCATAAATTGTTGCAACAATGCCGTCATTTTTTAAACACTTCAATTATTCAAATCATTCATATTATTCAAATGCTTTGAAGGGTGGGGTGCAAAAACTACACGCCTCAAACAAATATTTTTTAAAAAAGACAAACGCTTATCTGTTAAAGCACATTCCCGTCATTTTCTCTCCACCACCCCTGCCTTGTTCCAGTGTTTTTGATTCAAACGATTGCATCTGGTATCATGGAACATTGTATGTGAGAGAAAATGTGGCGGTTGCCAAGCTTCAGTCTGCGCCTGGTTCCCTTGCGCCTGGTTCCCTTGCACCTGGTTCCCTTGCGCCCGTGTCTGCGACTCTTGCGCCTGGTTCCCTTGCGCCTGGTTCCCTTGCGCCCGTGTCTGCGACTCTTGCGCCTGACGACGACGACAATGAAAGTGTTTCCAGCGGCAGCAGCGGCATCAATCATCCGCGCAACATAGGCAAGGCGAATCAACTCAAATACTTGAAGGACGGGATGCAGTTGCGGCACATAACAGCAGTAAACGAAAACACTCACTGCTGGAATGCCACATTTGATGCTGAAAACAATCGCATTATTCGTAGGCCGGATGGCGTTGCATTTGAAACTTTGCGACAATTTGCTCGGCTGCATTGCAACGAAGTTTTAGGAACCATGGTTGCATCATACAGCAATGTGTGGTGCGACCCTCATTTTCAATACCAACACGACGATGGCAGTTGGCACGCATTGTCCAAACTGAAATGTTAGAAAAAGAAAAAGCATTCAAATCATCAAACAAATAATATAATGATAATATACCACGTGAATCATTATAATCCAATGTATCCATACTTTATCAAAAGACACATCACGTCCGTTTCCATCGTCGTGTTTTTATTGGCATTTGGAGCACTGCATGCATTCAAACCTCGGTTCATGTATAACGAAGACGGCAGTTTGCGCCAGTTTGGCATTGGGTTCAAACGTAAAACCGTGATTCCTGCATGGCTTGCGGCAATTTGTGTCGCAATTCTCTCGTACTTGCTGGTGTTGTATGCATCCACGCCCAAATTGTACATGTAATTACAATTAATTTAATTATGCATTTATGCATTTATGCGTGCCTTATTCCCTAGTACTGTAAATTGTTTGCGGCACATTGTTATCCGGTTTTGCATTGGCCGAATTCTTTGCTTTCTGGTCCTGAACCTGCTGCTCTTGCTCGCTGAGTTCGCACGGGGATTTCTCCATGATGAAGATGGCAGTGATGTCGGTCATCAGGTTCAGGGTGAGTAAATAAAAGATGAACTTGGCAACGAGTTCCTTGATTCGCACATAGTTCACAAATTCGGTTCTGTTAGCTGGGGTGTTTTGATCCGGTTTCAGCTTGTCGCTCAATTCGTTGAACGCTTCATCGGCGCGCAATATGCTGGGCGTTGCGTCTTCGTTCGTGGTTAGCATGCTGAAAAACCCCCATGGATCACTGCGAATGTAGTTGATATACTTGTTGATGCGGCTGTTGTCACCCGGCACTTTGTCCTTCAGTATTTTGTCCATGAACGAGGTGACCCCCATTAGCTTCATTACCAAGTAGCCAAACGTGTTGCCAAAGGGCTGCAACCACACGTACATGTTTTCAAGCAACCAAAACACGGGGACAAACAAGAAAATCCAGGTTAAGACCGGTCCTCCGAACACCCATATCGTATTGGGGTTCACGCATTGCTGCGACATCAGCCACCACATCAATAAAATGTTGATGCCCAGCACAAGCAATAAAAACAGCACTTTAATCAATAAGTTGTCTGGATTCACGTAAATCATATACAAGTACACGAGTGATGCAAACCCGTAAAAGGATAAATTCACACTCAGATCAGGCATCACTGCTGGTGGATCCGACGAAGAAGATGACGATGACGATGACGATGACGATGACGATGACATTTCCAAATTCCGTATAAACAATGTGTATAAATTAATTTGAATTTTTAATGGCATAATGTATCCCCACCACCACCACAATGTCTGCACCCCCGTCGCTCATTGAACCCGGAGTCAAGTACTTTTTCGGAGGGGTGTTGAAGCAGTGCAACCGTATTCGGGAAGAATACCACAACACGGTGTTCAACCTCTGCATGTTTGGGTTTTTCGTACTGATTTTAGGCACGCTCCTGTATTACAAACGCTCCAGCAAACCCACGCCCGAACAACAAGCCGCGATTCGTCGCAAGCAGCAGGAATACATTCTCTCCAAACTGCGGATGGTGAATGCTGCAAACCACGCCGCATCGCGCGGCAACTTCATCACCGGTCTTCCTAAATGGGAAGTGCCCGAGGTTGAGCTCATTAAACAGCGCAAGCTATTTTTATGATTTATGATTTATGATTTATGATTTATGATTTATGATTTATGATGTGTAGCAACGAAATAGCACAATGAATGTGCAACCGGATCCAGGAAATAATGTGTGCAACATATAAGTTGTTTTAATAGTATCAATGGAACAGCGCCCTCCGGTGACAAACGTGAGCAAAGCCGACTACGTTGATGCGCTGAATGAGTACTACGGGTACAAGCACCGGTACGACAGCAAGTTTGAGGAAGACAAGAACGCCGTCAAAAATTCGGATTTGCTGACCCTTCCACAAAAACGGGCCAAAATCATGCGCATTAAGCGCAACCGCAAGTGCGTGGCGTGCGGCCAAACCGGGGGAACCCATTTCACCAATGAAGACGGCGTGCTGCGCGCGCAGTGCGGCAACCGGTCCCAACCGTGCTCGCTGCGCATTGAAATCGTGAAGGGCAAATTCATGAGCCTGGAAACCCTGGCAAATGAATCGCTGCGCACGGCCGACGTGTTGAAAGACCAGATCATTAAGACCAAGCTGGATTTGTTGTTCAATTACACCACCGAAGAAGAGGCGCTGCGCCAGTTTGAAAAGGACCGGGCGGCGCTCAACCAAGCGCTGGAGCTGTACGGCGGGTTTCGGCAAAAGTACTTGGACGTGGTGCGAAATGCCGACCGGCGCGAAGAGGTGGACGCGCTGACGGCGGAGTTTCATGCCGCGGTGCAAGAATTTAAGGACATCCTGCGGATGGGCTCGGGATCGGCGTCGTTTGTTAGGGATGCCGTGGCGCATTACGTGGGAAAGATTCAACCGCTCAGCGATGCTATCATGGAAAAACGGTACGTGTACACCGCCGTGGAACGGGATACCAGTTTAGGCGGCGACGCGCTGCGTTTGGTGCAGAAACCGTACACGCTGGAGCAGCTGGAGTTTGAGATTGACGTGCCGAGCATCACGGTGGAGGCGCGGAACCGACAGCTGCGCGAACGGCTGGCGCGCAAGCGCAAGGACCAGCTGGCTGCGTACATTTGGAACTGGACCAAGGACCAGGAGCGAATTACGGGCGACGTGTATGAAGTGGCCAATCTGGACGACCCCGACACCGGCAAGGACGAGCTCATTGACTTCATCGTGGAGAACGGCGTGCCGGCCACCAAATACACCGCCAAAACCAGATCCAGAGCCAAGGCCAAGGAACGGGCCAAGTGACAAGTTGCCAAGTGACAAGTTGCCAAGGCCAAATCCAAATGACAATAAAAATCCGGGTCAAAATTATAATGTGCATTCATTGTATCTATCCATGTCCGTATTCAGTTACATTTCATGGCCTGCGTTCATCATTAGTTTCGCAATTGGCGTGTTTTACATCTACATTTCTCTCCCCAAGCAGCGCATTGTGACCGTGTATCCCACGCAGGACAACGCGGACTACTTCAATTTTAGGGATAAGGCGCACAACTGTTTCCGGTTTGAACAAGAAATGAAGGAGTGCCCCGCAAATGACGACGCGCTCAAAACCATCCCCATGCAAACTTGAACGGGGTCACGATTTATTAATTTTATTTATTAAATGTACATGCACTTGTACCCATGCCGTTACCCGGAAAACCTACATATCAAACAAAGGAGAAAGTTGACTCTAAACTCCCAGATGAGGTCCTACGCAAAGCTGCTGCAGAACGCGCCATCTTCGATGCCGAATTAAAAAAAAAACAAGAAAAAGAAACAGCCGAAGCCCAAGCAAAATTAGCAGCCGAAGCTCAAGCAAACGCAAAATCCACGAATGCACGACATGTTAAGCCCCGGCCCTTATCAGCGCATGCCAGTGCATTCGCCACTTTAAAAATACATCCTAGTTCTACTATCTCAGAAATCAGGAAAGCATACCTCAAATTGGCAATGGAAACACATCCTGATAAAAATAAAATGCCCAAAGCGACCACTGAATTTCAGAAAATACAAGCAGCATATGAAACACTAATCAACCCCCAAAAAAACGGCGGAAGCAAGCGCCGCATTTGCCGAATGTATCGTAAAACAAAAAAAACGCATCGCCGCACAAAACATTGTCGCAAAACGTAGAATTCCAAAAAAATAAAATATAGTTATAAAACAACTTAAACATTTAGCATTGTAATAATGCAACTACATGACTTCATTCATTCTTCCACTAGTCGGGTTATTTTTGGAATAATAATGGGTCTGGGTCTTTCCAGTTTATTTAGGAAGACGTGCCACGGTCGCGATTGCATGGTGTTCAAGGCGCCCGACATGGCGGAAACCAAGAAGTTCACGTTCAAATACGACGGCAAGTGTTTTGATTATAAGATTGGTAGCACGAAATGCGATGACTCGCGCGTAAACGTGGTGCTTTGAAAAAGTTTATTTGTACATTAAATTAATGATAAAAAAACAATTTAAAGACAAACCATGTTTCAATACCAACATGAAATCCCTGTAGCGCAGGGTTCGGGGCCAAAGGCTACTGCATTGAACGTAGTTCCCTGATGTCAAGCTGGACGTTAAACGCAGCAACTGTTATACCGGCATGGCGCAGAGGCAGCGCGCGGGGCTCATAACTCCGAGGTCACTCGATCGAAACGGGTTGCCGGTATCTATCACAAATCGCATTGGTGCATCCAGGCACTGGAGCAACACCCTCACCTCAGATAAGGAGGGGTTCGGGGAACGTAGTTCCCTGAGGAGCAACACCCTCACCTCAGATAAGGAGGGGTTCGGGGAACGTAGTTCCCTGAGGAGCAACACCCTCACCTCAGATAAGGAGGGGTTCGGGGAACGTAGTTCCCTGATGTCAAGCTGGACATTAAACGCAGCTGGCATTGATGTAACTCAGTGGAAGAGATGGACTGTCGGTCCAAGGTCGTGAGATCGAAACTCACTGTCAATGCTATTCAATTTGCCTGCTTTGCAGAAACAGGTGGTCACATCCAAGGGACCTAAAACACGGCACATTTCACCGGCATGGCGCAGGGGCAGCGCGCCGTTTCACTTTGTGGGCTCATAACTCCGAGGTCACTCGATCGAAACGGGTTGCCGGTATCTATCACAAATCGCATTGGTGCATCCAGGCACTGGAGCAACACCCTCACCTCAAATAAGGAGGGGTTCGGGGAACGTAGTTCCCTGAGGAGCAACTTCTAACCGGCATGGCGCAGGGGCAGCGCGCGGGGCTCATAACTCCGAGGTCACTCGATCGAAACGGGTTGCCGGTATCTATCACAAATCGCATTGGTGCATCCAGGCACTGGAGCAACACCCTCACCTCAGATAAGGAGGGGTTCGGGGAACGTAGTTCCCTGAGGGCTCATAACTCCGAGGTCACTCGAACGAAACGAGTTGCCGGTAAAAGAGGCGAATTGCCTCAACCTTTTTCACACATTTTGATATTCATTTTTTTTAATCAAAAATAAATGAACACAACAAATGATTTTGCTTTAATTTTAGGGAACATGCCATAACACGCCGTGCTTTGCGTTATGCCCATGAAACATGAATCTGTGCAATACATAAAAGACACACACACACACACACACACACACACACACACACACACCGAAAAAAAGAAGGATGAGCGACACCACCAGCATTGACGACTTGCCCACGGCGTCTGGACAAAATGCGAATACCCAGAATCAGAATGTTGTGATCCAGAAGACGGAACCGGGCGCCATGTCGTATTCGCCCAATGTTCCCGATTTAGCGCCTTTGCAACAGCAACAGCAGCAACAACCTCAAGGAAACCTGAACCAGCAACACAATCAAGGACCGCCGCTCAATCCAAGCCAGCAACCCAACCAAAAGCTCATGAACGAATTGATCAGCGGCGTGCAGCGAGCCAGCATGACGGGCATGACCGCGCTGCCGTCCCGCGACATCCCCCGCGACACGAGCGGCATGATGCAGGATGCGCAAGTGCAGCCCACGTACGTCCCGCAGCCGCAGCGCCATGTGGACTATATTCAGGACCACGAAACCAGTTCCACACTTGAGCGCGTGATGCACCAAAACACGCGCGGGGCCAATCGCGCCGACACTTTAGAGACGTTTTACGAGGAAATTCAGTCGCCGCTCATGCTGGCCATCCTGTATTTTGCGTTTCAATTGCCGGCAGTCAAACGATACATGTTTCGGTATTTGCCATCGGCGCTCTTTAGTGCGGACGGAAACGCTAATCTGACCGGGCTGATTGCCACGAGCGCCATGTTCGGCCTCGCGTTTTACACGATGCAAAAAGGCATGACACGGTTGACCGAATTCTGAATTAATTTTGTTTCGGTATTATATGCATTAACAATGGCAAAACAAACGTTACGACGCAAAAAACATAAAAAAAGTCGGAGACTGCAACGTAAAAGTCTTGGACTACAACGTAAAAGTCTTGGACTACAACGTAAAAGTCGCAGACTACATCGTAAAAGTCTTGGACTACAGCGTAAAAGTCTTGGACTACATCGTAAGAGTCGCATTCAAAGAGGAGGACGTATTCTAACAATGTTAGAACTTTATACTGCCTTAATGTCAGAGTTGTTGGATGAAGTTTATTTAACACATGGTTTACCTGATAGCCAATTGATTAGATACCAATTGATTAGATACATCAACAATTTTTTTGTCAATCCGCGTAATTTTATAAAATGTATTAAAGCACGAATGGTTCAGGAAAACAATGAAGCCTTTTCATTTGGTCAAGTTATCACAACAACAACAACAGAAACATCCGGAATATACAATAATGATAATTTGTTTGTGGTAAATAAATTTTTATCTGAACCTAAACTACAAGAAAAATGGTTTGAATTTGTCAAAAGTTTACAAGATACAATAGATAATATGTTTGATAGTCATATTGACATGGTAACACAAGTTAAGGGACGACGACGCTATGATTTAACAAACCCCAAAGATATTGAATATTTAAGAGATTATATAAACAGACTAAAAGAAGGTGACGGACTCGGTAAAAATGCGCTTCATAAAGCACTTGATAGAATAATACAATGGCAAAAAGATGAGACAACTGGAAAACCCACACCATCCTCTTTTCTAAAAGATATAATTAAACAAGTTGAAGATAATTACCCAGCAGCAGCAGCAGAAATAAATAAACCAAAATTAACCACGCTAACCACGCTTACGGATGATAAACAAAAACAACTCAAAATATATACATCATTTGTGTCTGACTCAGCTACATTGTATATATATAACCCTAACGGAAAATTCATAATAGCAAACACATTTGCAGATAAATCCGCACAAAATGTACGCGGCGGACTTAAACAAATCCACCCAATTATAACCAGATCTTTTGTTTACAGCAATTTACAGGTTGGTACTTATATATTAGTATTAGAATCATTTCCTGAACAATATAGATCAGATGAATTAATACTCACAGTGAGTGATCCTAACAAGCTACCGGAAGTAGAAACAAGAGCAGCAGCAACAACAGGCGCAGCAGCAACACCAAGAGCAGCAGCAACAGGAGAAACAGGAGAAACAACAGTAGACCGATCATATGCTCCAGAAGGTTGGGTATTTCAAGGTAATGTTTGGAAAGGCCCAACTGGAGGATATATGCCTGTAGATACTTATAAACCAAGACCAGGTGCAGCAGCAGACCAACTGCCTGAAGGATGGAAAGCGTTAACTGATCCCGCCTCAGGCAAAATATACTACGCAAATATCACTACAGAACAATCTCAATGGGAAAGACCGGTAGCATCCGCAGAAATAAATAAACCAAAATTAACCGCCAATAAAAATACACTAAAACGTGGTGAATCTGTCTCCATAACCCCATCATTTGAATCTGACTCAGCTACATTGTATGTGACTTTTAATGGAAAGACAATGGAAGCAAACTCAGATGTAGATGGGTCCGCAATAGATGTACGAGGTGGTCTTAAACAGATCCACAAAAAACAATTTACATACTTCAATTTACCAGCTGGTGAATATACATTCCAATTAATAGAATTTCCCAATATACAACATCAATCAGACCCACTAAAAATCACAGTGAGTGAAGCAACAGAAGCAGGAGCAGTAGCATCATCAAGACCACGAGTGGATTTATTACAACAATTGGTTGACATGGATGAGAAAAATAAATAATTTTTAATTTTCGTAGAATTCAATGCATTATCTTCTATCATTTGTTATAGGTTTATAATTACAAATGATACAGCACCTTTTAGCGAAACTTCAAGAGTCACCTGCAAATGAAGCAAACAAACAAACCGAGGTAAAAGAAGTAAAAAATGCAACCGTGAGTCATTTAGACACGCCGTTCAAGTTGCCCATGGAGTATTTGCCCAAGGACATGTTGCACCCGATTGACACAAGCGTGTTGTCCGACTTGGAGCTCATTGAATGCACCAAGCAAGTGAATGCCAATGCCAATGCCAATGCTTATAATAACGCAAACGAGTCCAATAACAAGCCCATGTACGCCCATGTGTTTCAGCCGCAGTCCGCATTTGCCAAGCGCTACCTCGGCATGTGGGCCAAGCAGTTCACAACCAGCGTGCCGCACTTGCAGGACACGCAGCGCTTCATTGCATCGGCGTCCAAGGACAGAGACCCCCAGTTGAATGATTATGATAAAATAGAAGCCCTTTGGACCCGCATCAAGACCGACGCCTCGTTCCGCGACAAGTTCAACTACATTGACTACGCGCCGCTGGACATGCTGAACCGCTCGCCCGCGTTCCTGCAATTCTACAGCATTTACAACCTCTTTTCCCCCTTACTATCATTCCTCATGCCCGTCATCATGCTCATCGTGCCGTTCTTCCTCTTGAAGCTGCAGGGCGTGCCCATCAGCATGCCCACCTACTTCGGCATCATAAAGTTGATGCTGTCGCAGCACGCCGTCGGCAAGCTCATTTTTGACATGAGCTCCGTCGGCTGGGACAAGCGCATTTACATCCTCATGTCGGTCGTCTTCTACGTGGTGCAAATGTATCAGAACGTGGTGTCGTGCCACCGCTTTTACCGCAACACGTTCCTCGTGCACGATGACCTGGCCGCCATTCGCGCGTATGCCGATGCCACCATTAAGAAGATGCGCGCATTCGCGGCCCACGCGCTCACCAGCGGCGACACGTTTGCGCCCTTTGCCGCCGATCTGCAAAAGAACCGGGAGCAGCTGGAGCGCATGGTGGCGGCCTTTGACCGCATTGACCCGCCCGGGCTGTCGGTAAAGAAGTGCATGCAAATCGGCTACGTCATGCAGCAGTACTACGCGGTGTTTTCCGATGCGGGTATTGCGGCGTGCATGCAGTACAGCTTCGGGTTCAACGCGTTTGCGGAGCACGTGGCGCATTTCGGCGAGCTGCTTCAAAGTAAACGCGTTTCAGCGTGCGAGTTCATTGACGCACACAGCAGCAATAACAGCAATAACAGCAGCGCCAATAAAAAGGACAAAAAGAAGAAGAAGGACAAGAAGAAAGAAGAAGAAGAAGACGACACAGCCGGTCATAGTAAAATCGTGAACGGGTATTACGTTGCGACGGTGGTGTCCGACGGGCTTCAACCCGTAAAGAACACGGTGTCCCTGGACAAGCGGCTGGTCATCACGGGTCCGAACGCGTCAGGAAAAACCACCATTCTGAAGATGACCATGCTGAACATCCTGTTTTCGCAGCAGCTGGGGTACGGGTTTTACGAAGCGGGCACGCGCATATGCCCCTACCATCACTTGCACAGCTACTTGAACATTCCGGACACGTCGGGGCGCGACAGCTTGTTCCAGGCGGAGTCCCGGCGCTGCAAGGAGATTCTGGACAAACTGAGTGAGGGGCAACGGCACTTCTGCATTTTTGACGAGCTGTATTCGGGCACCAACCCGTACGAAGCCATTGCCAGCGCGTACGGCTACATCATGCACCTCAACAAGAACGTCAACG